ACTTGTAGAAGTTTCCTACTGTGTAAAAAGTGTGATTTCCTCTAAATTTGGAGGGTTAGATATTCAAAGTAGTATTTCCATAGTGGTACCAAGTACAGAAAAGGGTCGCCTTAGCTTAGATACCTTGCATGAGGGGTTTGGAGGTCTGTCTCTACCTTTCTTGGAGTTAAAAATATCTGAGGATTTGCGTTCTGTCTTTTCTGAGGTTGGTGAATTAGAGAACTTTTGGGGTACTTTGAATACAGTACAGAAAGAAAATAGGTGGTAGAAAATGCAAAACAAAATGGTTGTTTTGGCTTTGTTGGATAGCGTTAACCCTACGGATACAAGTCATTCTTATAGCCCTAGTGGTTACGCATTGGCTCTTGCGGTATCCAACATTTCTCGACAATTTAAGAAAAAGTCAGTGCAAGCTGAGGTTGAGAAGCAGTTGAAGTTAGATGAGGAATTAACTTATACAATTATACAAGGTTCTTCATTTCCTCTGGCGGTTAGTGATAACCTTTGGGAATGTTTAAGTACCTTACGAGTTGCACAAGATGATGATTTATCTGATTATGATTTGGAGTTGAACACTTCTGAGGGTGGAATTATTTTCAGAGTTGAAGGTGTCTTCACAGACAAGCGAGGACTTCTCAAAGGGGTATCCAATTTCAAATCGGTCGCAGATCGCTTGATTGATAAAGATTCTGTTGATTTAACTAAAGACCAAGAAGAGTTTATTTCAGAAGTTAAGTCAAATATTAAGTCTTTGGCAGACTTGGAATTAGCTTTAAATGAAGACTCTAAAAGTGGTTCTCTAGCTCGCATTTCTGATGAAATGGAAGAATTATTAAGTTCTCGTAAGGATAGTTCAGAGTTTCGTCAGTCTTGGGAGTCGTTGCGTAAGCAACTATTAGAAGGTAATTCTAAGAACTTCATTGGTAACGTGCCTTCTCACTTGTTGGTAGAAGTAGAAAGCCCACTTGAAGTTTATGAGGATTTTGATAGTAGTGTAGACGTAGATGATGCACGTTCTATTATTGATGCTCAACTGAAGGGGTATTTACCGTATCAGTATGGTGTAGGTGGTTCTATGTACTTGCACTTGAATGGTTCTGTATTAAGAGAAAGTGCTTACAAGCAGTTTGAAAGTGTAGGTGTTGAGTATGATATCGGTGACGTTCAAGTTGAGTGGGGTTTAACGCATTATTTGACGTATGGTGAAGCAGTTTTTCTGTACATCTTAGCTAAAGGTGGGGTTATAAACTTACCTACGACTGAAATTGATAGTGTATTTAAATCTGTACTTAAGGTTGGTTTAGAGGTTCAACTAAATTTCTTAAATATTTGGTTTTACGGACCAGTGGGGAACAGCTCTGATTTTTCAGACCTTTACGCTAAAACAAAACAAATCTCAGCAGATGCTTATGCACGTTTTTATGAGAGTTATTTACCATTTGAGCTTTACTTTGGTTTCCTTTATGTCTTGTATAGTGATAATTTGTTCAACTGTATTCAAGAAGGTTTACCTGACTTCACAAGTGAGATTCCAAGACTTGAGTTTGCTAAATTGGTAGAAAAGATTGCAGATTAGAATAGGTGGTTTAGACGATTGGTATTTAAGATTGAACAAGAGCAGTTGTTATGGAAAGTAGGAGAGTTCCTAGCAGAGCAAGGGAACCCGTTAGGGTTTTTAAACTCTGAGGGTTTCAATCCCAGTTTCTCGGTATCTGGAACGCAATTAGAACTCTTAATTGCGAAAATGAGAGCGCAAGCTCTCCAAGACTTGCCTTTTGAAATTGGCTCTTCTAAGAAGTTTGAAGATTTGCGCTTTGCTTTGTGGTTGCTCGCTAACTCTTACTGTTATGTAGTAACTTCGCCACATAAATCTAAAGAATTGCAAGGTTTCAATTTAGGAAAACAAGATGTTCGCTTTGGAAGTTTGGCTTTGCCTTTGTTAGAAAGTGCAGTTGAAGTAACTGACCGACAAAAGAATAGTTTGAGTAAGATTTACAAAGAGTTCGGAGATACACTTAATCAAGGTTTGCTTGCCTTTCCTACGATTAGTATGTCTAAAGGCAAATTATCTTTCCCTAGAAAGAAAGTCTCTTTCGTAGAGGGTGAGTACATGGTGCTTCCGGTATCTGTAGTAAATGGCTACGTTTCTAAACTCAAAGAAAAGTCTAAACAAGGTATTGTAACGATTGATGCGCACCGTGTAGGCGGGTCTTTACGAGAGTTTAATATGACTGCGGACACTTCGATAGCAGTTCAACTTTATACAGGGTCATTGTTACTTGAAGATTTTGAAACTGTGGGTTATTCTCTATCTGCTGCTTCGGTTTATCAAGAGAGTAAAGTGAAGATTATGAAAGGTCTTACACGGTTGTTATTGACTTTCTATGACTTAGGAATTGCAGAAGGAGAGTACCCACAAAGACAACTTTCACTTAGTCGTATCCGAGAGGTTAGTTACTTAGCTAAAGAAGAGCAGGACAAGAAAATTAGACAGTTGAAACGTTACGCGCTCATGTCTGAGGACGCTATGGTTCGTCAGATAAACCACTTAGCAAAAGATTGGTCATTTGAGCGACAAACAGAGTTCTTGGTAGAGAGTTTGGCTCGATTGAAGCGAGTGTCTGATGTAGATACAAGCACAAGCGTAAGTAAGTTTGAAATTAAGTCTTTAATTGAGTTTCAAATGCGTTTTAGTGAGTGTATTGAGTATTACTCTACTGCTTATTTAAGAGTTGTATATGATATGATTCAAGAGGAACCAGAGCGTTACAACTTTATCACAGGGCGAAACACGGATATGGCAAGCGTAAGTGGTTCGGTATCCTCAGATTTCGTCACTATTCCAGATGCGCTTGAATTTTAGAAGTTAAGTTGAGGTTTTATTTTCATGGACAAAATAAAAGAATTATGGGACAAGAAAGGGGTAAGATACACCATTTTAGGTGTTCTTGCTCTTGTACTGTTACTATTTGGGGTAAGAGCTTGTAACCAAGCTAAGAAGTCGAACACAGAGACAAAAGCAAGTGAAGAGCAAGTAGACAAACCGAAGAATAAAAACGCAGGATTGACTCCATTTGAGGAAGAACAAAAGCGTTTAATTCGTAAGTACGGTGAAGCAGGAGAGGGTTACTATTGGTCTGATGAGGGAACTCGTATGGCTTTAGGAGACCAAAACTTGTCTGAAACAGAGGTTTTGAGAACTTTCTTACGTTCCTTATCTACTTTAGACTTTGCGACTGCTCAGAAATATGCTTATAAAGACCAAGTTTTGAAGACCTTGAATGGTTACTTCAAATCAGATGCCGAGTTCACTTATTCAGAATCTTTTAAAAAGGGGATGTACCAACAGTTTCTACTCAGTTTAGAGATTGAGGGTATCGAGAGTCAAGCGACTTTTGCGGATGATAAGAGTAGCGTAACGGTTAAGCTGAAAGCATTGGACTTGTCTAATAAAGACTTTTGGAAAGAGGATCGTGAAGGTCTTCTAAAAGGAATTTATTCGTATCGTAAAACTGAAGCAGACTCAACTAAGGCTCGCAACTTTTTGTATGAGTATGTAAGCAACTATTGGAAGTCTGAGTTAGCTCAGAAGAAGACCATTACGGTTAACATTACTTTAATGAAAACTGGAGCAGGTGGTTGGTTAGTTTCAAATGATATGGACTTAGACAATTACGCTAAGTACAGTGAGGGTGAAACCGTTATTAACAACATTCTGAAAGAGTATGATGAAGAGATTTCTCGTAGACCAAAAGGTTTTGAAGGTTCTACGTTTGACCCAAGCACTCTCTTGAATAAGGACAAGAAGTCTCAGGTAAAACATGAGACAGATGTCCAGAAGAAAGCAGGTTCTTAATGAGTGTAGAGAAAGTTTCAGACTATTTAGAGCGTAGAGCCAAAGCGACCTTTCGTAAAGGTTATGAAGAGGTTCTACCTCTAATTAAAGATGGTGATTCTGAGTCTCAACTTCGCACGGTTGGTTCGGTTGCTCGCACTGAAAATCTTATCGGTATCGGCACCAACAACCGAGCTGAAGGATTTCACTTTGAAGAAAAACACTTGAGTACAACTGAGAAGTATGAGCAACAAGCTCAACTTGCGTTCAATGACGAGTACATGAAACGAGCTGACGAGATTGACAAACTAAGAATTTCCGAAGCAGTTTCTCAGTTTGCAACGGGCTTGCAAGAAGGTTCTACTAATGATTTTGCTACTATGGTTCAAGAGCGAAAAGTGGAAACAAGTGGTATCTCTGAACTCCCACCGTCAGACAGTTTCAACATTCCTCAATATGAGGAAGAAGAGGAACTGAATGGAGGTTTGGAAGAAAATACCGACTCTGACTTTACTCTCGAAGATCCATTTTCGGTTGAACTAGTGCAAGACGAAGTAAAAGAGTTTTCATTTGCAGATAGTTTCAATATTTGATTAGTTTAGGTGGTTAGAAGTTAAATGTTTTATGAGAAAAATGATTTCAAAATCATGTTAGGATCGAACGCTTTAGAAGGTTGTACTGACCTAAGAAGTGCTTGTAGACGTGGTTTTGACTTATATTTCAAAGGGATAAACGAGTTACAAAGTGTTGAAACTTACTCTTTGAAGCAACTTCGATTTGTAAAATCGAGACAAAGTGATAATCAATTCGGTATCTCCTTTAAAGGTGCATTTCCTTTCTCTTTCTCAGTAGATATTGAGAAAGGTACGTTGACAATTTCTCCTTTCCTTTTGTCTGATGATGTGTTAGCAAAAGTTAAAGAAGGTCATTATGTTCCCTTGGTTCAACTCTTTTTAAACGCATTTGCAGAGAAGGTTTGGGCTTATCACAACCTTGATTTGCTCAATGTTATGTTGGAGAAGTACAAACCAGTAGGTAGTCCTTATACGGTAAGGTTTGTACTAAATAGTAAAGCGAAAGATAGATTCGTGTCCCGCTTTAGTGAAGACTTGATTGAATGGTGTGTTTTAGATGATTACCCTCAAACGCTCCAGAATGTCCTCCCTCGCGATTTAGAATCTCTAAAGGAATTTATACGCAAAAACTTTTACAATGGATTTGACGCTCTCTCAGAAGCTCTCAGAGGGCAATCAACACTTTGGTCTGATTATTTAGCTGGGCGACCTCCGACGGGTGTCACTTACAATCCTATGAGATTGGTTGGTGCATTAGCTTTAGAGTTAGAAGAAACAGTTGAAAAACGTTGTCGTTTCTTGTACAAGGAAGACGAGGGTGGAGAGATTACTCTTTATCAACGTGACGGTGAAGTTTATGAAGAGGTTCTTCGATTTGATAAGGAAACAGGAGAACTCGGTATCCTCGATAAAACCTATGTTTTAGGTTTCGACTCTACTGAGCAGAAGATGAAAAGAATTGAGGTAACTGTAAATGAGTCAGCGTAATTTCGGACAACACAGAGGTGGAGATGAAGGTGGTTGGAACGGAGTTCCTGATTGGGGTTCTCCTCAACAACCTCATCAACAACCTTCACCACAAAGAGGTGGGTTTGGTTCTTCAGATTTTGAATCTGAGACAACTAATTCGCTAGAAGAAGAAGAGCGAGGGTTCAATTCACGAGGTGGTTTTGAACATCAAGGTCAAAGAGGTGGTGGTTTTGGTTATGAACAACCGCAACAACCTTACCCAAATGAGTTTCAACAACCTCAAGGATTTAATCAAGGGCAAAATGAGGGTTGGGGTTCACAAAATAATCAAGGATTTGAATCAACTGGCTTCAACCAAAACCCACAAGGGTATCCCCAAAATCAGTTCGACTCCAACCACTATGACCAATATGGTCAAATGGAAAATAGTGCAAGCGCACACTCAGTCAAGAAGAAATGGTCTCCTTGGTCTATTGGTTTAACCGTTGTCATTGTGGCAGTTTTGCTCTTTGGTATTATGGTCTTTATAGCAAATAAAGCAAAACAAAACCCTTCAAGTGATTTGAAAAACAAGGTTACACAAGTAGAGAAAGGTGCTGCGGATAAGAAGTCAGCGGTATCCGACAGTGACCGTATTTTCCCGGAAGGTTCTCAGAAGAAAGAAGAGAAAACTTCTAGTTCAACTTCTGCGGACGAGAAACCTAAAGAGAAAGCTGAGAATTTAGGTGGTAGTGAGAGTAAGCCAACATCTACAAATACTCAGAACTTAGATGGTGCAAAGGTTTCGTCAGAGGTCTTAGTTGCAAAAGGTGTGGTTAAAGAACTACATTTAGAGGGTAATTCTGATTTAGCTGCTACTTATAAAGCAGTCTTGTCTGTTGGTTCAACTACCCTTTCGGTATCCTTAAATTTTGACACCGCAAGTCAATTAAAAGCAGGTGACACAGTAACAGTTCGTTACCGTAAACTAGCTGATGTAGATAAGGTTGTTATTGAATCTGTCACAAAATAAGAAAAAAAAGTCAAGAGGGTATCTATTTATCTCTTGACTTTTATTTATGGGCATGCTATACTAATTTTAGAATTTTTCAGAAAGATGCGAGGTCAAACAAAGCATGGTTAGAATGTTGAACTTAGGAAACAGTCCTAAAATGCCAGAAAAAGAAAAGAAAACCCAAACACTTTCAGATGCACTGGGTCAAGAAACTGATAAACCGACTGCACCTATTCACAAAGTTCCTACAGTTGAAGTTCAACCAAATGGAGAACAAGAAGGTGTAGTAGAGCCACTAAGTCGAGTAGTAGGGGAAAAAGTAGGAAAACCAGTTACAGTAACACCTACTGAAAAACCAAAAGCAAAAGAAGAAAAACCGACTGCTACAAACCCAACTACTGAGGGTGATGACAATGCTCCAAGAGCAGGTGGTATTTCTCTAGTGGGTATTATTCAATCCAATGTATATAAAGTTCGAGTATTTAAACGTGGTGTGTATTATGACGCCACTCAAATTGCAGGATATATTTTGCGAAACGATGGGGTTGAAGAACTTGAAGTTTTTGATGATGTATTAGTTTCACAAGAGAACCCGAAAGTAATTTATCAACCTAATACAAGTCTCTTGTCTACTGCTGAAAATCCGAGTTCTGTACCTAAAGTTCCATTTGCGATTGGTGAAACACGTGTATTCACAAAACCAGGTCTACTTGCTTTGAATGAATCTTGTAAAGAAATTGGCTCTCGTCTTGGTATCGGTGAAGCTCTCCCAGTTGTTGTAAGTCAGTTGATGGACTTGCACCCAGAGTTGACAGAAGAGGTAGCTACTGAAATTGCAAAAGACTTTAAATTTGCTATTCAAGTTCGTGATGCTCGTGGAGAAGGTATTTTGGTTCCTGACCACCCGGAGGGTTTATTTAGTCGTTTGTCTGTAGCGATTGGTCTTGCGCTTTCGACTGAGACTTTGAAAGAAGAAGTTGCTCGTCAGTTGTTGAAACACAAGTTGGTAACAGACAAAACACCAGAAGAGTTGTTATTGATGTTGAAAGACCGTCTCAACTTGGCTCTTCCACAAGGTTTGTTACTTCCGGTAGATTTGTTTGACGAGGTTTATGAGGTTAAAGGCGCTCGTAGAGCAGTTAAAGGTTCTAAGGTTAAATCTGAATTTGAGCGTATTTTCGGTGTTTACAATGAGTACAATCAACCAAAATCAAAACGTACAGCAAGAACTCAAACTCCTAAGTCTAACAAAGAGACTAAAGGTTCAACTAAACCAGCGGTATCCTCACAAGTCAACTTGGCGAATTACTTTGCGCACTATACGCAAGGTAAATAATTTAGAATTAAGAAACGCACCAAAATGGTGCGTTTTATGTTTGTTATCAAACCTATCAATCTACTACCACTATTGACTTTTAAACCTTTTTATGATATAATTAACTCACTAAATAAACTTAATTGAAAGTGAGGAATTTTCTATGGGTAAAAGACCTAAGAAGAAAAAGTCAGGTAATAAAACCCCTAAAACTGGTATTGTATATACACCATTTTCTATGGTTCGTAGAGTAAATGACTTATCAAAGTTAGAAGGAAAAGCAGAGCGCACCTCTTTTGAGATGCAAACTCACGGCATGATTACTGCCTTTGAATTTTTGAATTTGTGGAAGGGTGGTAAAATTGACACTTCTGCTTCAAGTCGTATTGGACTGCAACCTTATTTAAACCATTATGTAGGAGTAGCAGGTAGAATTACCGATGTCCGAAAAAGTAAAGAAGGGGTATCCTTACTGATTTTAGACCCCTCGTTAGTAGGTACTTTTGGAATCCGAACGAAATCTGAGGTTAAGCAGTTAGTCAAAGAAGTGGGAGGGAAAGATAGCAAGTATTTCCAAGATATACCAAACCAACCTATTTTCTCAAGTCATGTGTGGTTGTTCTTACCGGAAGTTGACGCTTCCTTGTGTAAAGATATGGCTTTGTACTTAGGTTCTGTGATTACATTCTATGCAAAGGTTGAATTGTACAAAGGTCGTGTGTCTACTTCACACTCTAATAGAGCGCCTAAATACGGTCTAGGCTCAATTATTTTGAATAATAGTTATATGCCTTATATGGTGCAAAGAATGAACGAGAACAACTTTAAACCAGCTCGCAGTGGTCGTAGAGTTCAGATGATGTTCGGGAATTATCGGCTTGGTTCAACAAATGACTTCGACTTGCGTTACGCAGTCGCTTTGATTGAAAAATCAAAAGTTGAGCCTTATGTAGATTGGTATTTCCAAATCCGTAATTTAAGTCAAAAAGCTCATTGGAATTGGATTTATAATTTCATGATGGATTGCGACCCAGAGGTTGAGAAAGGTTTAACGAAATATGGAAACTTTAAACCGTTGATGATGAAGAACAAAGTAGGCTTACCTATGGAGTTAGAAGCTCTTAAGTACAGAAAGCAGTTAAGAGATAAAGCGGTATCCGAAGGTCTCGTAGACTCTTACGATAAACCTACTGAAGAACTAGACTTGTTCTGTAACTTCTCAGACTGCCTTGAACATTTGGAAAAGTTAGGATTCAAAGATATTCCAGTAAAAGATACGCTTTAAATAATAGATTTTTAGAAGAAATTTAGATAAGGTACTTGACAAAGTACCTTATTTTTGATATAATAAAGACAGTTAAATGGAAATAGGAAAAGGAGAACTTACAATGAATAATGTAGTATATATGACTGAGGATCAAGAGCGTAGCAACCGCCTTGAAGTTGAAAGTAACTTAGCAAACCTCTTTAGAGAACGAGTAGAAACAAAAGGAAAACAAGTTCGTTCGCTTTGTCGTAATATTGCCCTTTGGGTAACTCTTGGGGTATCCACATGGTTCCTCGCTGATATGGGTCTTGAAATTTACGAGCAACAGTTGATGAACTCAACTTACACTATTCGCTTTTTGATTTCTGCATTGAACTTATTAGTATTCTTAGGTGGGTTTTCTGTATTGTATTTTACAATGTACCATTTGAGTCACACTCTTGTAGGTTTCCGCTTGTTCAATCGTGGAGACTACTATGAGCGTAAAGATTCAACTTACTTGCCTTTGTTTGATAAGATTGAGCGTGGGTACTACACTGATATGTACTTCCAATCAAATGGGTATATTTCTAAGGTGTCTGTACCAAATCACTACGCAAACCGTTTTGAGTTAGGGGCTAGTGTACCAGTAGATGTAGCTATTTTGATGTATAAGCAGTCTGGTCGAGTTCGCTTGGTGACAAATTGTGTTGGTTCACGTGCTAACAATGAGAAAGAGTTTCAAGAAACTTTGTGGAGACATAATGGTAATTTAAAAGCTCCACAAAAAGCATACCAACAAGCATTGGCAGGTTCGGTATCGACTCCACAAAAACAAATCGGCATGAACTAAAATTTTTGCATTGCATAAACGACTATTTTATGGTAATATAGTTTAGCATTCCGAAAGGGATGGCTAATCGTCTAAACTGCGGGGAGATAGTAGGGTTTACCTACTATTTTCTTTTCTTTTTGTTTAGTTTCTCTTATTTGCTCCAAAATCTTGCGATTTACCTCAATTTGTGGTATAATAAAGAAAATTAGAAATGAGGAAAACAAATGACTTTATTAAACGCACGTCCTTACCCAGTAGGCAAACAAACCACTTTGTTTTATATCGATGCACACTACAAAGTTCAACCTTTTACAATAACAAAAGAAATGGTAGCAGGTGGTTCTGTAAAACTCCCTCGCTTGCCTTATGACAGAGCAGACTATGAGCTTTACATTAAAGATGGACAAGTCTTTACAGACCACTTTGATGGGGTTATTGTAACCTATACTGAAAAAGAAACGGGTGAGGTTCACGAACCGTTTGCTTGTGAATTTCTATCTTGGGAATTGAGAGATATTTTCCCTAAACTTGGTAAGATTTTGAGGGATAAAATCAAACGAGAAAACAAAGGCCGGTATCCTCTCATTCGTTTTGTAGATGCGAAGACTTCTGAGGTCTTAACTGAGTTTCCGTATGAGAACTACTACAAAGAAAACTTTGCTCTAAATGAGATGGGTAAATACATGGAAAAAGGTCACCCAAACCTTCTAGTTCAAGCTTATGACAAAGAGACCGATGACTGGATTTCATTTGAATTGAGACGCTTGAATTATTGGAAAGCTTTAGACGATACAAAAGCGCAAGTACAAGAAGAAGTACAACGTTGGAAAGAAGATTTGTAAAATGGCAGAAAATTTCGCAACGAAATATCGGTCAAAAGATGTAGATCGCTATATTGGAAATGAATTAGCAGTTCAAAAACTTTTGAACCGCTTTTCTTCCAAAGATGGAGAAGACTACCCAGCTTGTGTGATGATTTCAGGAGCAAGTGGTTGTGGTAAGACAACCATGGCTCGTATGTCCACTAAGTTGGTCTTATGTGAGAATAAGCAAGTCCGTAAGTGGAAGAACAGAGAGTATTTGTTACCTTGCAACCAATGTAAGATGTGTCAAGATTTGAATGAATACATTGAGACGGCAGATGCTACAAAGCTTTTCTCGGTAAAAGAGTTAGACTCTTCTAAAACAGGGAACGTAGACGCAGTGCGACAATTCGTAGAATCTGCTTCTATGCCTAAACTCTTTGCAGGGTATTCTATCTTTATTTTTGACGAGTGTCACTTGATTTCTAAAGCAGGTCAAGAAAGTATGTTGAAGTTTACTGAGGATGCTCCTCCTAAGTCTATCTTTTTCTTCTGTACAACAGACCCACAGAAGATGTTAGAACCTTTGAAAACTCGAATGGACTTAAAGATTGAGATTGAGCTACCAAGTGTAGCAGACAATGTAAACCTTATGACTTGGGTATCCACAGAAGAAGGCTTCGCCTTTGAGGTACCCGCTTTAGAGTTGATTGCAGTGCGTTCAAATTGTGTCTTTCGTCAGTCCTTGAAACAACTAGAGAACGTTTACCGTTCTTATGGTTCGGTTCGTTACGATGATGTCGTCAAGGTTCTTGATGTGAATAAACACAAAGGTTTGTACTTTGATTTCTTAGATTACCTAAGAACAAAGAACACGGTTCTCTATACGAAAACGGTACACACTGCTATGTTAGAGGTGGGTTTAAAAAACTTTGTTGAGGGTCTGAGAGAGTTTGTTAAAAGAGGTCTTTATATTTCTTTAGGTCTTCATGTATTGGGGATTACTAAGTCTGAGTTGAAGTTATATAAGGATTTATTTGACAAGTTCAACAACGAAGAAATTTTGGCTCTCTTGGAGTTTTTGAACAACTTAGGTAGAGGAGATATTGAAACTCAGTTACTTCTCCTTGGGTATCGTGGTTTGCTTGCTCCAACTCAGTCTGTTTCTTCAACCTCTTCTGCAGGTGTTGAAGTCAATGAGATTAAAGGTAATGAGAGGGTTTTAGAGAGCAAACAAATGTCTCAAAAGCACAAGGAAGACAAAGCAGCACACCATGAAAACACGATTGCAAAAGCGCAGTTGGATTTAAAACCAATGTCTACAGACCAAATGGCTGATATGTTTGAGAGTTTATAATTAAAAGAAGTGAGGTATTTTTCATGTTAGAAAAAGTGTTGAAGCGTAGAGTTACTAAGGATTTTGCTGAGACTTATGAGGTTGTTCCTAGTCGTGCAGGGTTCAGGGAGTTTTATGTCTTATACCCTAAAGAACTAGGTGACCCATTTATTGAGGATTTCTACACGTTAGTAGATAGATTAGAGAAGAAACACATACTAATTAGTGTGTATCCTATGTCTGAAACTAGACCTGAAACTAAAGCTATCTTTTTAAAAAATAGTCCGATTGTACGTGAGGTTATTCTATGAAAGATTATTTTATGAGAGATTTACCAGAGTTTCCACCTCTTGAATTGACTGACTATTTGGTTAAAGATTTAGGTGTTTGCTATGAAGTTACAAGAAATCCTCTGTTACTTAGACTTAATTTGTATTGGTTATTGGAGGTTCAAGTTAAGAAACTTAACTCAGTTTACTACCCAGATAAATTTAAGACCTCTAAAGGTTCACATAATGTTTTAAAGTCTATTTATTTGTTCAGTGATTATGTACCTGACCTTTGGGATTTTATAGATCGTTTAAATAAAGATTCTGTAACAATGGGTCGATTATCAGCTATTCAAAACTTTGATTATGTTTCAGCTAGATATTCAGGAGCTTTAGAAGTCTTTAGAGCAGATTTACCTCTAGTTGAAGATTTATTTGAATTGTACTGGATTTTATCAAATCACTTGCGACAATTAGGTTTTAGTTAATTTAGGTAAACAGTTTAAAATTATAAACAGAAAGCGAGAAAAACAAATGTCAAAAGAAGTAGTAGTATTTACAAAGCGCCCAGAAGATGGAGTGTGTCCCGGATGTAAAATGTTGAAAAGAAAGCTTGATGCAGAGGGTATTCCTTACAAGGAAATCCCTTATGATCCTAACAATGAAGAGCATGTAGCGATTGTAAAAGGTGCTAAATTTAGTGCACTTCCAGTAACTTTCCCTAACGGACTTGAAGATGTAGAAAGTGCTTTCTCAGGTTTTGCACCAAATAAAGTAGCAGAAATCAAGCGTAGTCTAGGCTTATAAAAATTGGCAAGAGATGTTGGCAGACATCTCTTATTTTTTATGCAGAAATGCTTGTCAATTAAAAAGATTTTTGATAGAATAATCAAAATAAACAGAAAGTTGGTGCGAGTTTTGGGTAAAATTTCAGATTTAGTCCTAAACCGAGACTTTAGAGGGAGAAAATTTGCTTTAGAAAGTATTGTCTTTCTAAACACGTTAGCCCTCCTACCTACAACTGCTTTTGCAAATACAGATTCGTTAGGTGGGGTGCCCGACTCTTCATCAGCGGTATCCGATGCAGTTGACACGACAAATACGATTACACGTGAGCAAGCTAACAACATTTTGCAGAACGTAAGAGACGCTATTCCAGAGCCTTCAAAAGAACGTGCTTTAGAACAAATAAACAAAGCGGTCAATACAAGTCGTGACTCTAGTTGGGACATGGCAATGGACGCTCTAGCTCCAGTGGGTTACGGAATGATGTTCCTAGCCAATATTTTATGGGGTCTTGCGACCTTTGGGTATTTCTTCCAAACCTCTGTTGATGTTTTGTGTTTGGTATGGTCCGGTCCCCGTGAATATTTCATGAACAAACCACCTAATCAAGACCAAGGTTTTAGTTTGAAAGGTTTCATTGGTTCTTTCTTCACTTTGTCTTATGATGCTCGTCAAATCATTGAGAGTGCAGGATTGAGTACAGGTTCTCAACAAGGGCAACAAGGTGGAATGGGTATGAACCGTGGAGGTATGGGACTGGGCGCTCCAATGGGTGGCATGGGTTCTCCAATGGGCATGAACCGTGGCATGGGTATGGGTGGAATGAACCAAGGAATGCAGAACAAACCTATGGTTTCCACGGGTAATTTGTTAAGTCGTTATGTGTCACTTCACATGAAAACTTTGGTTGCTTTAGGTGTTGCCTTTGTAATTTTTGGAACGTCCTTTGCGACTGAGTTCCAAGGTCAAGCGGTATCTCTAATTATCGCTTTGATTAAAGGTGTTTGGAACTTGATTTTCCAAGGCTTCCACTTCATTTCAGGTAATGGATAAAAAGGTGGTTGAATGGCTTTCTTAGACTTAAAAATCTTTAATAATTTAAAGAACAGTGGAGATTCAAGGTTTGGTGGACACCACGCTCACTTAATGAAAAGGCGCTTAGAAGCTGACTTATTGGAGTTAGCTGAAAAGACTTTGAAAGGTCGAGTAACACATTGTTGTATTGAGGTGTCAGACCAAGAATTACCTTTAATGTTGGAGGTCTTATCGAACCCTACAGTTCAATCTCGACTACAATTTCAACAACAAGAAATACCAACACAGTTCTTAATTGGATTTAGAAACTTGACGGTTTTCTAAATTTCAAGTTCGCAGTTTAGTAAGATGAGGTTTAGTTCGCATGAGTACAAAGGCTCGGTTGCCTTATGTAGAGGTTATAAAAGAAGTAAGTAAATTAGTTCATTTGAAGTATGAAACAGTAGACAATATTGTTTCATACTATAGAGAAGTTTGCTTTGAAGCTATTACTAAGGGGTATTCCTTTGATGTGTTCGAAGGTTTGTTCATGAAAGTAACGGTTTCAAAAGACCAAGCTCGGAAAGTGCTACCTCAGACTTATTTGTTAAAACGAGTGAGTGAGTCCTTGGACTTGTCACTAACAGTTGTACAGTCGGTACTGCAAAAGTTCCAAGAGTTGACTTATCAAGAAGTTGCAAATGGTTCTGCGGTATCCTACATCAACTTAATTTCCTTTAACCCAAGTGCTACAAGGTCTTGGAATAAGGTAAAAGTTGGTTCAGCAGTTTTAACACTTAAGAAACAGGTAGGAGTACAAGTTCGTTTGGTTTGTACCAAAGACTTTAAAGAATTGGTGGGTAAATAGCTGATGGAAGGCAAAACTCACAGATTAGGTGGTACGGTGTGTGCAATGGCTGGGTTCATAACCTTGAAGGATTCAGGTTACTTAATACAAAGTGACTTGATTTCCCCAGCGTTACAGTTCTTGGTCATTTACACGGCGGGGATTTATGGCGGTATGTGGTCAGATAATGACCATCATTGGGATTCTAGCCCTTTAAAAGACCCAGCTTCTTGGTTACAAAATAAGGTCTTGCATATTGCAAACACACCTTACAAGAAGCTAGATGAGAGATTAAGTAGCAAACAGAAGAAAAGTTCTGTTCTGTATAAGACTTTGAAATTCATGAGGTGTATCCATCGCTCGTGGCAAACACATAGTGAGTTCACACTTCTCATGATATTGTGGTTGATGTTCAGCCCGACTTTCTTAGGATTTACAGGTAGGTTTGATCCTCTATTATGGTTACTAATTGTCACAGGGTTTGGACTTGGGGTGATTTCCCATTTAGTGTTAGATATGTTGACTACGGAGGGAATACGTTTCGCTCTTGGTGTTTTCATCAAAATATTCTTTCCAAATATTCCTATGTTCACAACCCTTCGCTTGGTTCCTAAAGTTTCAGCCTTTAAAACAGGTTCAGAGTGGGAGATGGCGATAAGAAAAGCCTTGTCCATTATTCAATATGGAATGTTAGCTTTGGTTTTGTTGGATTTAGGTGGTATTTCTATCTTGCACTATTTTAGTTGAGGGTACTAAGGTACACCTCAAACCGTTGTCTTATTGTTATTGGAAGTAGCAATAAGAGAGCAGAACGATTTATTCGTATTGTAGTAGGATAAACTAATAAAAATAAAAGGTCAGATTGCTCCAACAATTTGAACCAGATTTGAGGTTTATCTATGCAAATTTCTAAGACTGCGAGAGGGGTTCTCGCTACATTGTTAATGTCTGCTAGTTTAGTAGGCGCAGGTTATATGTCTGAAGTTAGTGGTGTTACAAACTTCACTGATATTGCAGAAGTACAGGCTTTAGGTGGTACAAACGCTGAGTCTAGTTCTGAATCTATGAGTCGTCTTCAAGAGAAGGTTTATGATGATGTGTCAGGAAACACTTATCGTACAACTACAGGTGATGGTCTCACTGGTTCTAAGATTTATAACCAAAAAGGTGAAGTTACAAGTAACTTTGACAAATTGACTGAGAGTGACAAGAACAAGGTCATTCAAGACATCAACAGAGCAGTTAAAAAGACTGCTGACAAAGATGCGGCAGCGATTGAGTCAGGTGACGCTACAAATAATGCAGTCACAAAAGGTACTGTTAACAAGTTCTGGAAAGACATGAGAGAAGTCCGTAAATCTACTGCAGGGTATCTCATTTCTGTCGCAACTGCTGACGTAGCTGCTGACTGGGATGCTGCTTCAAACTTCTTGGCTCCCTTCTATCCATTCTTTAACAGTGCGATTGCGGTATTCTTGATTTTGGCTTCCTTCTCATTCTTTATCCACTTGGCGATTGCAGTATTCTACTTCATGACTCCTTCATTCCAATATTTTGTAAAAGATGCTGAGAGTGCTAAAGGTGCAAGAGGTTATATCGCAAGTATCATTCCGAAACAAGCGGTTACTGCCAACGACCAAGCTTTGGATAAAGGTGGAAACCCACTTCTTATCTACATTGGTAAGACTTGGGTTATGATGTTAGCTTATGCGTTAATCTTGATTTTCTTCGCAACCAACTCTATGTTGGTCTTGGTCGGCCCGATTTCAACACTCTTTGCATCCCTTGTTGGATTGTAATTGGTCGGTTCGTCAGAAACGAGGTTTTATATGGCACAGTTAAAATTCGTCAGAGTTTTACAAGTCGCCTTGTTATCCTTGGTAGTTAGTTTGGGGTTTTGGGGTTTTACTTCCTCAAACTCCAATCTTTTAGTAGATGTCGTACAAGCTAGAGCGAAGTTTGATGCAACTACTGTGAGTGAGAATAGCATGCCTTTTGTCATTGTAGACAGTGAAGCAGGGGTATCCTCAGTCGTTGACAATATCAACAATGAGATTAGAGTACAGTTAGTTGTTCGTTCTGACCAAGTTTCAGATGGTTGGAAGTTCGTTTACTACAACAGTGGTAAAAAACGTGTTTCTATTGACCGTAAGAACTTTATGGAATATCCAATGAACACTCGTCAGAAAATCATGGATATTGCTTTGAGCAACTTGAAAGACGACCGTTCTGGTGGTTTATCTGCAAGAGATAGAGCAAGGCTTTATAAATTTGTAGAGGATCAGGACACAAACATTTCAAGTGTTCTTCAAGCAGTAAACTCTGATGTAACTGCTGACTTAAATGAAGCACAGAACATTTTGAAATTCTTCACAAGTCCTTTAGGTACTTTGTTGGGGGTTCTCACAATTTTGATTTGTGCAACAGTTGGTATCTCTATGGCGATGGACGTTTTCGCAATGATGACACCGAGCTTGATGTATCATTTTATGAAGAAGGGAGACAAGCGCCCTGTGTTGATTTCACCAGAAGCTTGGTTCTCTTATAAAGATGGTATTTCAAAAGGTGCGCATTCAAATTACATGATAACATATTTGTCTCGCTCTATACCAAAACTAGTGGTAACAGGTGCTTGTTTAGCCTACATCATGATTGGTAATACCACGGCTCTTGCGATATTCTTTGCCAATCTATTTAACCGATAAGTTGCTGCTATGGAGCTTATCGTTGATTGGTAAGTTTCATTGCAAGCGACTAGGGAGCCTCGGTATCGTTGGGTACTGAGGTTTCTTTTTTCAAGAAAGGTTCTTTTATTTCATGTTCGGAAAAAAGAAAATTAAAGATAAGCAAGTTAAATTAAAGGAAATAAACAAGTTCTCACGTTTTATAGACTCGTTGCGTGAGGATTCGATTTTATTCTTTGGAGGAAAATCGGTAGATAAAAGAAAATCAACGAGTCAGTTTGTTCCGATGACCTTGGAGCAAGTAGTAGTTGAGGATAGAAGAAAGAAAGTTCGAGGTTTTGTAGGTAAGACAGTCACTTTAGCTTCGGTATCCTTACTTCTCGGTTCGGTTGCTTTGCAAGTAGGGTCTTCCGTATTAGGTTTGAAAGCCGACTACACAACTGCTTACGCAGAAAACGCTCAAGGTGGGAAAAGCTCGGCTATGGAGCGTTCGATTGACCAATTAAAGATTGCTGCTGGTGAAGCAGATGGTTCTTTATCTGGTGGAGCAAAAGGTTTGTCTCCGGCAGAGGTTAAAACTGTAGGATTCTTTATTTCTAACTGGTACTCTCCGTTTACAACTCGTGTTGCTATTAACAAAGGAACTGTAGCAGATGCACAGAGTGATATTCAAGAGGTATTAAAAAATCACACAGGTTTAGCAGAAGACCCAGCGGGTGAGTTAGCTAAATTGGTAGCTAATTCCGGAGCTTTAACATCTGAAGCTTTGTATTTAGCTAAGTCTGATGACGGTGGTCAAACGTGGAAGTCTTTGAAATTAAAAGCTACTTACTTTGAAGTTTTGTTTGGGTCTGTAGGGCTGTTTCATAAAGGGTTATTAACGACTGAGGATGAAGTTTCCTTAAAACACCGATATGAGTATGATGAGAGTAAAGGAACCCTTTTAGGTTTGGTTCGTGAGAGTAAGTCTGATACAGATTCTTTAAAACGCCAAGAGATTGTATATGAGTGGAATCCGAACCCGGAAGGTACGCCTACGGTATCCCAAGCTACACTTTATACTAATATTTCTTCAGTAAATGCAGATAAATCTTGGGGTACGAACATTTTAACTCTAGACGGTTCTGATTCAGAGGTAGTTTCTTGGATTAAGAATAAAGACCGTAGGTTAGCTGAGAAGCTTAATGCTCATTTGAATGGGTTTGAGTATCAGGATAAAGATGGTTTAATTTGGGATTTTAAAACAAAGAACGAAGGTTCTTTAAAACCTTTTTACGAAGCTTCAATTTATTCAGCTAGTATGTATACTGATGGTTTCGGTAACTTGATTTCTGAAACGGGGTCTGACCAACGTGGTGCTTATGTTGTAATCCCAGCTTCACAAAACCCTATGATGTACGCTAAGAAGGGTGGTTCTACTGCAAGTAGTTCTACTAGCGACAAAGATAAGGACAAAGACAAAGATAAAGACAAGGATAAGGGAAAAGATAAGAAAGTAGAAATTAAAGGGTCTAGTGTTGATGAGAAAATGGCTGAGATTTACAACAACTCTGAAACGGGAGTAGGTCGCCAAATCTCAATTAACAACCTCAATAACTTAGCTCTCCTAAAAGGGAAAGGGTATCTGTCCGTTGACGGTTCGAATGCTACCTTGGGGGGTTCTGTTAATCGAAAAATGAGATTTTACTCTGCTATCGCCCCAGACTCTGTTGTAGCAGGTAAAGATGGGGCTGATAACACAGGTTGGGCTTTATCTTTTGAGTTTTACAATTTTAATGACTTAGGTGCGATTTTACAAAGTGCATTAAATACCCAGTGGTTGATTCGAAATGGTAATGAATCAGAAACACTTATGAAAGATGGTTCTATTTTCCACAGTGGAGGAAACCTTGCAGGGTATGACTTTGGTTCGTCTTATGCTGAAATTAGAAGCGGTAAAACTGACTATGCTTTACCTGCTGGGTATGCCGAAGGATTTTTCCCGATTTTTGGGGATCAGAAAATGCCTTTAGATTTGGCTAAGAACGTACCGGGTGCAGATTCTTGGGCAATAATGAACTCTAAACCTTACTCAGATGATGCCTTTAAGTTCAAGTCCGAAATGAAAGTAACCAAACCTATTATTGAGGATATTATCAGTTTTGACGACAAAGGTTACGCAGGTAATAATGACAAATTCAAGAAACTTGGAGATAATGGAACTTTGATGTTAGGTAAAGCTCAAGATATTCCATTAAAATCTTCTCGTTTGGATAGTAGTGGTTATTGGATTGGTCAAGGGTCTAAAGGTGCCTTAGTAGATACCGCAGGTGAAGCTCCTAAAGACACGGCTGATAAGAAGTATGCTATTAACTTATACGCTTCGACTGTACTTGTTAGAGCAAACCCACTCAATAAGGATATTTCCTACGTTATTAACTTGGACAACTCTTCTGTCATTGATGAAGATACATTGAAAGCAGCATCAGAAGAAGATGAAGAAGATTTAGACCATGTATTGAAGAATATGGCTTACTTCATGTTAAACCCAACTAAAGGTCGTGAATACAAACAACGTTGGTCTAAGACCTTTATGAACCAAACAATGTTAAGTTCATTACAAGATATGGTTGGAGCAAACACCGCTTCAAGTTACTCAGGTACAACTCGTTACTTGGAGTTAACCGGTTTTGCAACTATTCCTAAAATGAATGAGATTAAGTTTACAGATTACTTGTATTCTAAGTTCTCTTCTTGGGGTGTAACTATTCTGATTGTAGCTTCCTTCTTAATGTTGATTTTCCTATTCGTAGGACAAATTCGAGTGGTACCAGCGGTTCTCTCTATCTTAGCATTTGGGTATCTTTTGTATAGCCCACCTAAGATGATTGACGCTTCAACTCATTTGAGTAACCAGATTACTTCGTACTTCTTCAAAGATAAGTTTATGTTCTGGGTACTGGCGACACACCAAAACTACTCAGACTCGGTAGCTCAACTGCAAAAAGCAGCCGAAACAGGAAACTATGACAACTATACTGCCTTGTTGGTTAAACTACAAGGTGGTTGGGGTGGTTCTGAAAACGAAGGAGAAACGGATGTTTATGAGTGGCAACAAACACTTGGCGCATCGGTTAAAGTTCGTTGGATGGCTCCTAAGAAAGATGGTTACATTCAACAAGTGAAACGTGACTTGAAACAAGTCACTTCAAATAGCGTAGATGAAGCTAACAAAGAGAAAAATAAAAGCGAGTAGGAGGTTCTAGCTTTATGGATAAAATTAAAAAGATGAAGTGGTGGACTTTGGTAGGGGTATCCCTTGGGGTACTCCTCGCTCCTAGCTTTTTATCAAGTTTAAGTATTGTAACTCCAAGTATTGTCCACGCTGATGATAAGAAGGAGAAAGACAAGGAGAAAGACAAAGATAAGAAAAAAGAGAAGAAGAAAGACAACGGAGAGAAGCGAACAGATAACGATGCAAGTGGTAAGAACTTGATTGACTCTCCTTTGACCTCAGCTCTCTTATCAAATGGTTTATCGAATGAAGATTACACAGGGTTGGACACCAACTATCTTTACCGAGGGTATCCCGATATTGCCGATTATTCTCGTATGTATTACGGAAATATCATGGGAGACAACATTTCAACCAATGGTGCGATTGTCTTTAATATTGGTTCTTGGTCTGAGGGTCTTGCAACTATGTTCCCTCAAACCGATAAGAAAATCAATGTTTCAACTTCTGTAACTCCGTCTGATATTCGTTCTTCTATGCAAGAGTATTTGAGCTTGGAGAGTTCAGATAAACCGAACCATCAAACTTTGTTACAACGTTCTAAATTAGGGTTTATCAATGACCGTAAAGGAACGTCTTCAACAGGTTCGGTTGATACGAAGACAATGAAACGGATTTTCGCTCCCATTTCGTCAAACACGATTGCAAAGGCTTCAACACAGGATTTGAGTCAAGTTAAAGTAGGTGATGAAGTAGGTTTGAATGAAGATTACTTCATTTTGTCTAAGCGTAACTTCAACAACCACAAGGAAACGTTGCAAGACCAAATGGCGAAAGCCAACAAGTCTACAACTGGAACGGCAATTCCCCAAGAGGATGCGGTATCCTTATCTGCCTTTGCTCTTTATACAGAGTCTCCTTTCTATTACCTCTCTTGGGGGTTATATGATAATGGTTTAAGCACCAAAGCAGGTTCTAGTGGTGAATTTAAGAAGATGATGTTAGAGAAAAATGACTCATTCTTCTACAACTACCAAATGGAAGCAGGTAAACCCGGATATGGAGCTATGAAAGACTTCTTAGACTTTGGTTCTCTGTTTACTGTAACCATTCCTTACTTGCGTGAAGCAAACAAAACCTTGTTGCAGTGGAGTGATACTTATGGTACAAAACCATACGCAGGCTATGGTACAAAACGTACCGAGCTTGACGCTTTTACAGATAAAGAGTCTGAGGCTTACTATAAGACTTGGTTCAACTACTCGTCAGATAATGCCTATAGAACTTATACTGCTTGGGTAGATTACTTGTATGAGTTAGATATTGCAAAACCTGAAACGATTGAATACGCAGGTCAAAAGCAAGTGGTATCTGAGCCAATGAATCCGGCTGCTTACACAGTTCGTCCTATGGTCTTCTCAGAGAGTGAAATGTTGTACTATGGTTTGAAAGAGTCTGACTTAACACAAGTAGAGAAGAAATTGCAAGAGGTTGCAAAAGAGGTTCGTAATGACTGGTTGAATGTTATGAATTATTACATTCTTGACGATGTGGTATTAAATACTGCAAGTGCTATGATTGCGACATTTGATTTCAACCGTATCTTTTCACAAAGTGGGTTCAATCAACGACAAGTGGTTTTTGAACCTCAAGGATTTGAATTGAAAGCCTTTGGATGGGACGCTTTCCTTCGTATGATTTTGCAAAATGCGACAGGTGAAAGCTTGGTATATAACCAAACCTTGAAGTCAGACATTTATGAGATTGTAGCTGAGAAAGATGGATTTGTAACACTCTTCATGATGTGGTTCAACTCCTTTGTAGTGGTCTACTTGGTTCCAACTCTCTTGATTTTAATTCTGTGTTGCTTACCTATTGCTATGATGCTTTCGGTATTCGCATCCTTTATTCGTCAAGATAAGTCCTTGGTTAAAGCCTTTGCGACTGAGTGTATGTTACCGTTTATTACGGTTTTGGTTGTGAATATTTTACTTGCCTTTACAGTCTCTATTCTTATGGGTGATGGTGGAAACCAACTAGTAACTGGAAGTTTAGGGGAAAGCCAATCCTTTAACTCTCCTCGTTCAACTATGGGAGTCTTGATTACCGTTACTTTAGTAGCTTGTGCTTTGTATTGGATTGCAGTAGCTAACTTGTTCAAAGGTCTTTACAAAAACGCTCGCATTGTTTCTATTCCGGCTAAAGCTGGGGTTCAAATGGCTGCAAGTCTTGTAGTAGGGAACTTAGAGAAAGTTAAGAACGTTGCAGATGGTACTGACTCTGCGGTATCCAAAGCTTCGAACGGTCGTGTTCGTGATGCGGTAGGTAGTGCTACAAGCTCTGCATCAGATTTCACTCGTAGAAACTTAGGTGGAGCAGGTGCAAGGTTCAAGAAAGCCTTTGGTCGTACTCGTAACTTTAACCGAACTCAGTCTTCTGCGTCTAAACAAGCCAATAGAGAGGTTGAGAAAGAGTTAGAAGGAGTATTTGATAAACCAAAGAAAAAGGAAACTCCTAAAGTTGAAGCAACCGACACCCAAAGCAAGTTTGATGCTTTGGATAAGGAAATGAAGAAAGATAACAAATCAGACAATGCGTAGCAAATAGTTGTCTGTCAAGGGTATTCTGTGGTACTCTTGTAAGTGCGAAGTCTGGAATAATGGCTTCGTACTTTTACTAAACTAAATTTAGACTTGAAGAAAGTGAGGAAGAGTATGTTCTTTGCACCAATGATGAGGTTCTTGTTGTTACCAGCATTATTGTTGTTAGCAACTTTTCTGTATCCTTTATTTGGTAGGTTTTATCGTCACTTTGCTAAGAAGTCTCTGAAAAAGCGAAAACGAAAACTAAAGGATTTAAAAGAGAGTCGAGTAGAACTTCAGCAAACTGCAAGTAAAACAGACTTAACTGAGAAAGATAAACGAAAGGTAGAGAACGCTCTAGTTGAGACGGCTTCAAGTGAAGCCAAAGAGCGCATTAAAATATTGGCTCTTCGTTCTTCTTTAATTTTCAATCGTTTCCTTATGTGGATAACACGTTTGGCTTCGATTGTTCTTCTTTCCTTTGGTTGGACATTTACGGTTGCAACTATTGGAGCTTCGACTGCGGTTGTTTATGTAGCAGTCATGGCTTCGGTTGATTGTAGTGCGGATGGTACAGTCAAAGCACACACTCACTCGGACAAAGAGAAAAAGTCTGATGATGAGAAGAAGGGGAACACCTACAAAGGTGGTGAGGGTGAGTTACCAAAGGCAGAGGGTATCAAGCCTCACGTTGAAGAGTTTCGCCAAGTTATTTATAAGAAATTCGGTATAAATGATATTGGTGGTTATAGACCGGGTGACCCTCAAGACCACGGACAAGGTTTGGCTTTGGACGTTATGGTTCCAGAGAGTTCACAGTTGGGGGATGATGTTGCTCAGTTTGCGATTGATAATATGCAAGCAGCAGGAATTACCTACATCATTTGGAAACAACGTTTCTATATGGGTGTGGAGAATATCTATGGTCCAGCTAACACTTGGAACAAGATGCCTGACCGTGGAAGTAAGACTGAAAACCACTATGACCACGTGCATATAAGTTTTGGTGCTAGTAAAGGTAGTGGAGAGCTAAAAAATGTAGACAGTTCAAGTTCTTCAAGTTCGTCAAGTTCTTCTTCGGATAAAGATAAAGACAAGGAAAAATCAAGCTCAGTAGATAGCTCAACTTTTGGCTTTGGAGAATTATCAAGTGAAGCAACTGATTGGGCGAAAAACTATGATGGATTTACTTTTATTGGAGACTCGTTAGGTGTAGGTGTTGAGTCTAAACTAAAAGGTTACTTCCCTAAATCAACCTTTGATAGTAAGGTCTCAAGAGCCTTTGAGAACTCAGATAGTACACTCAGCGGTATCGAAACTGCCAAGAAACTGGAATCTGAGAAGAAAATTAAAGATGTACTGGTTGTAGCGCTAAGTACAAACCAACCTCCAACAAATGAGTTGATGGATAAGCTCGTAGGCGAAGCGAAAAGCGCCAAGAAGATTATTTGGGTCACAACCGCTTCAAGAGGTGGTCAAGGTTCTTACAACAAGGTAGACCACGATAAGATTGCAGAGACGATTAAGTCTTATGTGAGTGGTAAGTCAAATATGGCTTACTTAGATTGGAATCGTTACGTTCAAGAGAAGTTTAAGTGGGACGATTTAACCTCTGACTCCGTTCACATGAACGATAAAGGTTACGATTTATACTCCAAATTCCTTACTCGCGGTATCTTCGATGCGGTCAAAGGTGGCGGTTCTAGTGAAGACAATCTTCTAACAAAAGCGATTAAGAAGATTAAGTGTAAACCAAAACACCATCATCATGGAACTTCAACAAAATCTGAACCTAGTGGTCTTTCTTCAACTGACGGTCAAGATAACCCACCGGCAGATGCCTTTAGTTCTTGGGGTTGGCGCCCAGAAGATTTACCAGAAGGATTAAAACCTTATATCATTGACCCTAAAAATTACGGAATGTCATTCGGAGTACCAGGTGAGGGTTGGTTCCATACAAGTAGTGCTGAATTAAACGGACAATGCGTTGCGTTGACTATTTCGTTAGGGAACCATGTTTGGGGTCGAGCGCAAGAGAATGTACAAGGGAATGGTAAAGACCAAGCTTATGCTTGGGCAGGTATTTTTGGAAACTCTGTAAGTTCCACTCCACGGCGAGGTGCTATTTTCTCAGACCCAACTCAAGCAATCGACCCAGACACAGGTGAAGTATATGGACATACAGGACTTGTGTGTACTGTGTTTAAAGACGGTTCTATGTTGACTGTTGAACAAAATACTCCTTTAGCGGGTTGGAATTGGAGAAACGAACAGTTTGTGTGGCATTACCGTATTTATAAACCCGGAACTTACAGTCAAATGGTCTTCGCCTACGATGATAAAAAAGCTCCAGTATTAAAATAATTAGAAAGTAGCAGTAACAGTTTGAAAGTAGTAAAGTGGATTTTAACAATTCTAGGTGGAATAGGACTAGGAACCCTAATAGCTCTCGGTATCCTCTACCTCAAAGGCGAGCAAGAAGCTCGTCATGAAAAAGATACTCCCACTGAGGTAACTGTAAAACAAGAAGAAACAAAGTCAGTTGAAGATAAAGTTCAAAGTGACTTGGAAGTTAACTTAGCAAGAGCAAGAGGTTATTTGTCAGAGGGGTCTAGAGTTTATGAGAGTGCCAAAGTTAAAGAACAACAAGAGTCGGTTGAAAAACTCTTGGAGACTTTCCGTGGAGGAAAAGATGATAGTCGTTTGAAAGCAGACTCTAGCGGTATCTCTCTTCGCTACGCAGTCGAAAAACAAGGCTACAAGTTGAAGTCAGATAGTTTTGAAGTTTGGTCTACCAAAGACTCTGATGTGGTAAATAATTTGTTTGTACTAACAGGGGGTAAACATGATGATATGTACTTAGTTTTGTCTTATGAGAAAACCGCCAACACTTTCCACATTTTATATCTATACGGAGGTAAGCCGGACGCATTCGGTTAAACTACCTTTCAGAAGTCTCAAATTGCCCCAGTTTCGATTTTAAATTTGGAGTAATAACTTTCTCTGTTTGAAATTTAAAATCGAGTAGAGAGCAAATGAGAGCCTTATATGAAATTGCCAAGTAAACAAACTGTTTGCTTGGTTTTCTTGTTTTTAGCAAATGCTTTCTTGCGTTTTTCTCAGAAATAATGTAAAATAAAACTATTAAGTAAATTTAAGTGATAGGAAATAAATTATGTTCAAAGACTCACGCAAAGGTTGGATTGCAAAACTTACCGTAGGTAGCAAAGTAGGAATTAAACACAAAGGTGTAATTTATGGAGGGACGATCTCTTTGGTTACGGCTTTGGGGGTTTTGCTCATTCGTTGTGAGAATAATTTAAAATTTAAAATTATGCCAGACGGATTCAGTTCTACGAAAGACTCGGAGGTTCTTCCTTATGGGGAAGTGGAAGAAAACTAGTATTTACGGTGGTGTTCTACTAGGAACAACTTTATGTAGCCTAGCGGTATCCTCCTTTTTTCTTCAAAATTCGGGAGATGGTCAAACTTTTGATTTGAGTCGATTAGCTCCTTTAGTTTCTGAGGAAAAAACTAGAGGTCAACTTCAGTATGAAAATGCTTGGTCTGAGCAGATTGAGTTAGAAAATCAAGTCAAACCTTTTGAGAATTATATTATCAACTGGGTCGCAACTTACACAGGTCGTAAAGGGTTCCAAGGTCAGAATACAAAGAGCTTGAAATTTAGCACCTTAGAGAATAAAGGTTCTTACACCAACATGACAGATTTGGTAAAACAGTACCCTAATTTACTAGGGGTGATAGAGAAAGTAACCATTGAGTATAGCTACGATTCAGTCGCAAACCAACTAGTGCAAAGAGTTTCTGTCTATAAGAGAGGTGTAGAAGGGTATCGACAAGCAACGGTGGTTTACGATTCGACCGGTTCTGTTGCTGATTATACGTTAGGTAATTTTGTAAAAGTAGGTGGCTCTAGTGAAAAAGATTAAAGCAAAAGTAGTCTTATGGTTCTTACACCTATTTGATTATAGATTATCAAGTAAAGCGAAGAAAAATGTACTAATAAGTCTTGCAGTTGCAGTTGTTTTAGGATTTCTAGGCTTTATTACACACAATATTATTCAGTCTCATAATGAGGGTGCTAAACTACAGAGAGATACAGAAGTTGCAAAATCAGCAAAAGAAGTTGTTTCAAACTACGCAGATGAGACTTGTGCAAAAGAACATTTGAGTTTAACAATCAGTCAGTGGAAAGCAAAAGATAACAATTTTGATTACTCTTTGGCTAAGACTTATATGACTTACTTAGCTTCGGTTGAGGATAGCGCAAGTGCAGAAAGAGCTTACAAAGCTCTCCCTTGGGTATCCTCAGAAATCGGAGACTCTTTACTCTCTTGGTCAGAAGATTACGCACCTAGTGTAGATAGGTTAGTAAATTTAAAAACACTATCGAGAGTGTACAGTGTTGGGGGTTCTGATAAGTGGTTTGCTTTGTTTGATGTGTCTGCAACTAATAAAGTAGGAACGCGCGTAGAGTCTTTGGTTTCGGTAGAATTAAGTGTACAAGATGGTAAAGTGACGTATTGGAAGATTGAACATGGAGGTCTAAGATAGTGGCTGAGTCTAAGCGTAACTATTCAGAGGGGTATTGGTTAGTTAAGCCCCAATTAGGTAAATTAACAGTAACAAATTTAGTAAACTTTGCAGAAGCAGAGGGCGCTTATGGAGTTGCTAGTGGTGGAATTTTAAGAATAGGTAAAAGTGCCTTGTTTTTTGGATTTTACATTGTATTGTGTATTGTCCTTTCTGTAATTGTAAAGAACTGGTTTGTAAGTCTACTTTTATGGGTATTGTTGTTCCCATTACCTTTTCGTTTAATTTCCTTGTTTGTATTCAATGAGCGAAAGGTTAAGAAAGAGTTCAAACTAAGGGAAGAGTTGAAGTTGAAGACAGACACTTCCTTGTTCTCTCATTTCTTCGGTATCTACGATATTGATGAGACTTTGCCTTATGTCTGCTATATGTTAGATGGTAGTATTGGTATTTTCATTCGTTGTGTCCGTAAAACACAAGTAGGTAAGGTTCAAGAGAAAGCCTTTCAACACGGTCAAGGGTTGGCGAATTTTTATAATCAATGTGCTGCTTTAACTGTAGTACCAGAGTTAATTGACTTGCAAGCTGCTAACTCTTATGATGAGCGTTTTGATGATTTATACAATCACTTGAACGAGGTGTCTTCTCCAACCATGCAAAAGGTTTTGTCTTCTATGTACCATCATTGGGAAGATAACTCAAGTAGTTCTCAGTTGACTTATGAGTATTTCTTACTCCGCGGTTCAGGAGACCCTATGGTCTTTTGGGACAAAGTAACCGCCTTGATGTCTGCTCTTATGACTGCAAGTTACAAGCGTATCCAAGTCTTAAATGAAGACCAAATTGGAACTTTGGTAGAGGCTTTATATGGTTTAACTGAATTTTCGGTAACTGAAGCTATGAACCAAGCAGTTCAGAAGTCTGAGCGTTCAAGTCTTCGTCTATTGTGGTTGGGAGACGCCCAAAACCGTAGAAAACAAGTAAACACTTCTTTAGCAGAAGCTCGCTTGAAACAAGAAGAGCAGTATAGAAAACAACAAGCACAAGCAAGGGTATCCGCAGAGCAAGCGAAAGCTCAACCTAAGAACGCTAAGAAAACCAAAGGTAAAGAGAAAGCGAAACAGACCCAAGCAGAAGTATTGGATTTGTTTGGAACAGAAAGCAACTCAACAAAACAAGCAAGTGGCTTAACAAGTGTGCTTGAAACAGATGTTTCTATGGAGGGGTTGTCAACACCTGTGGATAACTCTCACAAACCTGTGAATAAAGGCACTGATGTAAGCGCAGAAGATTTGTTTGGCGGCTCTAGTAGTTCCCAAGTGAAGAAAGTTGAAAGTTCAGAGGAATTGGACTTATTTTAGAACAAGAAAGTAGAGGGTATCTTTCATGATTGGTTTAATTTTTGGAGAGAAGAGCGAACAGGTAGTAAAAGCGGTTCAAGACTCGCACGGTTTAAAAGAGGTGGAAGGTTTCACCTCTATTGGTGCTTTTTTGAACATGGCTAGTCGTAAGGCTCTACGTTGTGAGCGTTTAGTAATTAACTGTGTGAACGTTAATTCTGCGCAAGAGTTCAGCAACTTGCGAACATTTTTACTAGACCACGCTCGTACAACAGAAGTTGTACTCTTTGGTCGTTATTTTGAGTCTGCAGATTTAGAAGTAGTGGAGTCTTATTACAGTTTCTTTAGTGAACCGATTTATACAGATTACTTGCTACAAACAAATGAGCAAGTAAATGTGGATTTAATTGCAAACAACTTATGTAAGAGTTCCTTAGACACAATTCGCTTAGAACATTCAAGTAAGAAGAATGTAAAGGCAGTTGTGAAGTATGGAACGGAGCAATCCGCGGTATCCTCACAAGAGCCTACATTTACTCCTCCCAAACCAATAGCTAGTAATGGTTCTGTGATTAAGACTTTTGGTTATGGTGGAAAGGTTTTCGGTAAGAAGAAACTCACAAAACAAGAGTTAGCAGCAGTTTCTAAATTAGATAATGAAATTTATGCGGTATTGCAATTAACTCACTCTAGGTAGGTGGTTTGATAAAACATGGACTACATTTTAACAACAAAAAACGTTCGGTATCCTAGTTGTACCACTGTTTCTAGTATTAAACAGATAGAACGGATTACTATGAAAACGACTCTCATTATTGAGTCTTACACAGATAAAGACTTTGATTTCTTAGTATTTATTTTAAATGCTATGAGGGATAATTCTTTAACCAAGATTGCTTATATAACGGAGACTCCTTCTCGTATTGTCTTAGAAACTATGAAAACCGTAGGAGCTTATGTTATTCAAGATAGCTCTTTGTTGGATAATACTGAGAGCTTTTCTGACTTATTGGAGTTCATGTCCAGTCGAGAGATGGACAACCAAACAGATGAGTTAACTCAGTTAGCAGATAGTTTCACGATTGTTGATGGGTACATTAGAGGTAAACTTGCAGGAGAACCTAAGTTAGTAGAGCGTAAGATTTCTATGGCTTATGAGCAGTTGAGTGATGTCTTACAAGAAGTGGTATTCTCAGCAGAGTTAAATGAAGAACTACAAGCCTTTCTATTAACTGCTTCAAGCAGATTAAAGATTGCAGACGAACAGTTGTCAAAACAAGAAGATGAAATCAACAACTTGAAGACTTCTTCCTTTGGTGGTTTTGGCTCGATTAACACTTATACTCAGTACAGTTACACAGGCAACTCTAAGGTCTTGTTGATTAGGGAGCAAGCTCCTACTCGGTATCTGACCTCGTTCTTGTCGGCTTATATTGATTGGTTAGCAAAAGTGCCAGAGATACAAGCAAAATTGATTGTAATAGACCAAGCTACAGAATATGTAGATGCTCGTTACAAGTCTTTACGCAAGGTAGACTCTAGTAATATCACACGTGAAGCTTCTAAGTTGTATTTGTTGTCTGAGATGTACACAACAACTCCAACTACAAGTGTTATGAGCGCCTTAATGAGTCCCGGAATTGACTTATATGTGATTTTGGATAGAACCTATAAACGCACTGCAGCGGTTTCTGGTCGAGGGATTACAACGGTTTATAGTGTTTCTAGTCGAAGATTGATGAGAGACTTAGGGTTGAACTCAGAAGAAACCATTGTGAATGACAATGGAGAGCAATCTCAGCTCGGTATCCTCGCTCTGATTGAAAGCTACGCAACAGATAAAGAGTCTCGTAAATTGCAACAACGTAGCGCTTTTGAATCGATTATGAAACGCTTAACTGAGTTGTGTAATTTAGGTTATTAAAGTTAGAAAGGTAGAACTTATTGATGTTTAAGAAGAAAGAAAACAAAGTAACGAGCCTTTCTAAGAGTTCGTTAGAAAATCAGAAAACACAAGAAAATCAAGAAAAGCGTAAAGGTTTCCTTGATAAATATGTGGATTTGATTAAGATGTGGGATTCCGTTTATGACGAATACCGCTCACGTTACAACCCAGAACGAGCCTTGGCTTCAAGTAGGCGCTTGTATATGGACTCCAACTTTACCTATAGTGGAACTCAGAATGTAACAGCTTATTATGTGATTGATGAACTCCCACCAGAGTTTGAAATGGGGTATCGTGCAACGCTTCGCTCCATTGTACCAGAAGGAATTTCAATGAACTTCATTGAGTCAAATGAGCCTTTTGAAATTAACTGGGATGATCCAAAAGTTAAAACTCGTTTGTCGGTTTTAGATGAAGTAAGTGCGAAAAACCAAGAGGAGTCAAGCAAGGGTTCAAGGTTTACTCAACACAAGTATGTAAAGACGGCTCAGAAAGATGAGCGTTTGTCACTTTCTGTAGAATACGCAAATGACGCAACTTTGAGTGACCAAGACAAGCGTTACTTATATAAAGTCCGAGTTATGATTATCATAACAGGTCATAGAGGACCTGAGTTCACAGATGTCTTAAAAGATTTTGAACACATGTGTTCTCATAGAACAGGAATGCAAGTTCGCCGAGTTACCGGTATCATTGCAGACACCGTAGGTGATTTCTCTCCGTTTAACTCTGAAATGTCTAAGGAGAGCAAGCGTAAAATTCGTTCTACCTTTACTTCAGATGAATTGAGAGCGCAGTGGCACCCCTTTGAGCAAGGGGTTGTAGGGTTCGGTACAACTTACTTAGGTACAAATATTGAAACTCATTCTCCAGTTTTCCACCAATTTAAACGTGACGTAACAGACGCTGAGATTGTAATTGTAATTGGTATGTCAGGTTCAGGTAAATCCTTTGAAATGAAGTTATTGGCTACACAGTTTGCAGCCAATGACAACATGATTATGACCATTAACGACTATGAAGGTGGAGAGTACAAAGGTCTTGGAACCTTGCTAGAGAAAGACTTCCAAGTAGTTTCATTGGATTTAGGTATGGGTTCTGGTCGCTACCTCGACCCAGTTCCGATTGTTCCTACAGGTGATGAAGAGATGGACAACACCTTGTTTACTCGTTCTCGTAAGAATATTATTGACTTGTTTAGAGCGGTAGCAGGGGCAGAAACTTTGAAGAAATACGCTTGGATTCCGTTGATTATCGAGCGTGGAGTAGACCTATTCTATAGTGAATACGGGGTATCGATTGACCCCACAACGTGGCACGCACTAGATGGTTCCTCAATTTACACGGTTTATAACTACTTGAAGAAATACCGTCCGAACTTAGAAGATGTGTTGAGTTCTATTACAGAAGAAGACAAAAATGTTTTAAGTGAAGAGGATATTAAAGAGTTGTATAAGTCAGCCTTAAAAGACTTCCAAAGAGACTATATTTACTTCTTGGAAACCTTTGGTGCTTACTTTGAACCAAGTAAGAAATTGAATAACTACTTTAAATACCCAGTTTACTTGAAAGACATTATTGATGCGAAGTTGGTTATTTGCGATTACAACATGAGGGGTGTTCCAGAGAGTCAGTTGTCTGAATTGGACGCTATTCTCATTCCGATGAACGCTGCAACTGTAGCTTATTACCGTACTGTGTATCCTTTCTCTCGCGGTCTTTATAATGTGAAGATTTGGGAGGAGTTGCAACGTTTCAGCTCTCTTCCAAACGCAGTAGAAATTTTGAAAACTCCAATCACAGGGGGTCGTAAGGCAGGTGATATTAACATTGTCGCTTCCAATGACCCAGTTAAATTGGTTGAAAAAGATGAATTTTCTCTGTTTGCCAACTACACATTAGCTATGGTTGGGAAAATCAAATCTCCAGTTTACCAAGAGATTGTATGTAAAGCCCTTGGTATCACTGACTTGGCGGATGAATTGGCTGAGATTGGTGCAGTTATTGAAGAAGATGAAGGTTTGGTTGCAGGATATGACCAAGTACACGCAGAACCTTATAAGAAAGCCTTTGTCTTGAAGTTGAACTCTGGGGAGTCTGCGGTTGTAAAAGCAGATATTCCACGTGTAATTAGTGATACACCGTTGTTTAGAACTGGTGTCATTGCACAAGATAAGCAGTAATATAGTTTAGGTGATTAGTAAAAATGATGTTATTAAGTTTAATTCTCTTTTTAGGGGGTATCCTTTGGGGTGTAGCTAACTCCATAACCTCTGAAAAGTTGAAAGAAGAGGTTAAGAAGAGTCGTTTCCTCGTAATTGGAGTCGGTGTGGTCTATGTTTTAGTAGTCCTTGCAGTAACGTTAGGGGGTAAACGATAAATGGATTGGCGAAATTCAAATGACGACCTAACAAGGCAGTCAGATGCTCGTAGAGAGCGAGAAAATCAACGATTTGAAAACGGAATTTCAGGAGACCGAGGAGGGTTTGGTGGTATGCGCCAAGGTCCAGGTGGCGACCCTTTAGCTCGCATGAGAGGTGCGCAACCTGACCCTTTTGCAAATCGAGTAGGTGGGGGTTTACCTCCAAGACAACCGTTCGGACAACCGCAAGGGTTTCCACAACAAAATCAACCACCACAACATTTAAGTCAACATGAAGATTGGATGGATAAAGTCTTCAAGGTGGGTAAAGGCTTATGGAAACATTTATCTTCCTATGTGTGGCCTGTCTTGTCTGAGTCTGATGATATGTTCAGAAGCGACTACAAACTGAGAAAAGGCTTAACTGCTGCTCTCTTATATTATGGTGCAGTAGGTGGTTTCTCTTTCTTGTTTGGTTTATTTACAAGATTTGCAACTGCTCCCGGTATCTTCATTTCGCTTGTGGGCGGTGGAGTAAGTGGTGGTATTTTCTTGTATAAGAACTCACAGAATAAGGAGTGGGGGTTAGTAGATGACTCTCCAAAAGAAGAAGTTATCCCACAAGCTCCACAACCGTCAGAATTTGGCACTCCAAGAGACTTTATGGATGATGGGTTTGGTTCTTCCGACCCTATGGGTGGATTCGGACAACCTCCAAGAAGAGAAATCCCAAACGAATTTAAAAACTTCGGTTCAAGTGGTGGTTGGGACGATGAGGGAGAGGACGAACCTCCATTTCCCAAAAGACAAGGTTTTGAGCCTATGATGAGACCAAAACCAACTCAATTTGATGAAATAGAAGATGAGGAAGATGGTTTCAAATCTCAATCTAAGGGTATCCCCTCAAAAGGCGCAAGCGCCAAAGATATTTGGGGAAGTATTGATGACGAATCTGAAGACTTAGACGAGGATTCAGAAGAAACAGAAGATAACTCGTCTAGTTCAAGAGAAGAGTTAGAACACCCTAAATTAGAAGAAGTGTCTGAGAGTGCCTTTACTTCTGATTTGGCAGGTGGTTTAGTAGAGCCAGAGTTGGTAACAAGAAGTCTTTTGTTAGATAAATACTTGTCTGTTTTAGATGGTTCTAGTTTGAAACCAGATTGGTCTCGTGAGGTTTCTAAAGATAGCTTAGAATTTAAACAGTTAGAAACTTTTCTTCGAGACGCCCAAACAGGTGGAGTTAAAGGATTGTCTGAGATGGATTGGGTCAACGTGGAGTCTATTACAGAACGAGTGTCTGTATTTGAGATTATCACTGACCGCCCAGAGAAACTAAAAGGGAAAGAAACTCTCTTTGCCAAAGAAATTACTGAGTTGTTAAAAGACCAAATGAAGGACTACTTTGGAGAAAATGTAACAACTACTGCGGTCGGTAAAGGTAGTCGTATTGCTATTACTATCTTCAAGCAGACTGGTACTTCCTTTATGTTGAGAGACTTGATTGCTTCAAGTAAAGACTTCTTCTTAGATACGAAGAATGAACTCCCAGTAGTGTTTGGAGCTGATGAGTATGGAGAACCTATTCTTCTTGATTTGGCGAAACACACAGGTACAATTATTGCAGGGATGGCTCGAACAGGGAAGTCTGTCCTCGCTACCGGTATCGTCAACCAAATGATGGCTTTAAACTCTCCTCGTAAGGTTCAAGTTGTTGCAGGAGATATGAAAAACAAAGACTCCGACTGGTACCAAATTACCTTACCTCACTTGCGTAGGTTTGCAACAGGTACAAAAGCTATTATGAACTTGCTTGATTGGGTTGTTTCAGAAGAAGCCCCACGAAGAAAGAGACTGATTGGCGACCAGTTGAAAATTCAGAACTACAATGCAAATTGTTCTGATGAATCTGAGCAGTTGCCTTACTTATTTGTGGTTTTAGATGAGATTATTTCCTTTGCTGAGAAATTGGATAAAGATGAGAAAGTCACATACAAAGCATATTTGAGTGAGATTTTAACTGCCTTTCCGAATGTCGGTATCTTCTTAATTTTCGTACCTCACCAACTGCACAATGATTACTTCCCTAAAACCGCTTCTCGTATGGTAGGGAACAGATTTGCAGTTAAGGCAGGTCAACCAATTCAGAAAACGATTTGGGAAGACTCATACAGACAAATTGACTTCCCAACCACCAACACCGGTGACTTTGCTTACACTCTTGCTGGTTCTGATGAACCGAAGTTTGGTCACGCTCCTCTCATTATGAGTATGAATGGTGGAAAAGAGCGCCTAGATAAGTTGTATGAAACTCAGCGTAAGATGTGGACGAAGTTATATCCAGAAGAAGCTGCAACCTCTGCTTATGTTACTCGTTTGAAAAATGAGCAAGCAAGTCAGACATTAGGTAAGCTCGGTATCTCCGTTTCCGACACGGACTTTGCAGAAGAAGACTCTTTACGTTTCCCTAAGTCTAACACAAGCAATGTAGACTTTATTCGAGACATTTAAAGGCGCACAGCAGAAAGATAGGAGTTGTACAAGAATATGGAAATTACATATCCAATTAGTAGTTCTAGGTTTCTGCTTGCAATGCAAGTATACGCTAGAAAAATGGCTTCTTATGAGACTTATGAAGAGGTTGAAAAGAGGGAATTTGAACGAATTTCTCTCTTCCGTCCTCTTCCTACAGTTTCCAAAGAGAGCATTAAGACTGAGGTTGTAGAAGAGAGTCCTCGGTATCTTCTCGACACCGAAGGTTTCGAAGATGAGACGGTTGAGTTGGAGTCTTTGTTTGAAGGGTTTGATTCTATTCAAGACTCAGATTGGTTGACTTCTATGAAGAGCAAAGAAGAAGTTGAAAGCAGAGATGAGGAAGAAGAGCAAGACCCACTCAAAGGTGTTTCCTTTGTAAGTCTAGGGTTAAGTAGCAGTTCTTCTGATGAAGAGCAAGAGTTAGAGTTGCGAGAATTTGAAGTAGACCCTTCAGAGGATGAAGATGAAATTTCTGACCCACTCTCAAACTCTCCTAAATCGTCTCTAAACAATTTCGGTTTGGAGGTGGATAAATTATCGACCTTAGAAGAAAAATCAAATCTGAGCCAATCTGAGACTTCTGAGAGCAATTTAGAGAGTGAGCCAACTAGAGTAGAGTTTAAAGAAGAGATTTTCCGTTCGGACTATGTAGGTAAGAGAGAGCCTTGGACTTATGTTGCAAAAGAAAAAGAGGTTGTAAAACCTCCACAACCGCAACCAAGGGTATCCGCACCAGAGGTTCCACCTCGTAAAGTTCAAGAACCTCAATCAGTTCCTCGTCCTCACGTTGTTTCCACTCCTAAACCTAAACTAATGGTTAAAGCTCAGTCAGTTGTGCAGAGACCTCAACCTCAAACTCAAGTTCAAGCACAAGATAAAACAGTTCGCTTGGTCAATGAAGATTTTGTGTCTTACTGTCGTAGAAACTTGAGAGTACAAGAGAAAGTAGCATTAGGTTATTTCTCTCCAAGTGAGATTGAGTCCGCAGTAAGACAAGGTAAGGTCTTGCGTAAAGGTGGAGTTCTCATCTTTGCTCACTCGTAGTTAGAAAGGTTTTCCAGTTGTGAAATTAGTAGAAAACATTCGCTTTGTGAAAGTCAATGCAGAGGGTATTCCCAACGGCATTTGCGGAATTTGTTCTGCTTTGGTAGGTGGTTGGCTTGTAGTTCACGGTATTAAAGTGAAGCGACAAGGTTCACAGTATAAGGTTTTGTTTCCAGAGCGTAAATTGTACGCAGAGGTTTATAAACCGGTTGTAACTGCTTTAAATCCAGAGTTTAAAAAAGAAGTAGACGCTCTCATTTTAAGTGAGTTTTACAAAGCGTTAGAAAACAAGTAAAAGTTAAGGGATAACCCTTGACTTTTTTCTTTGAGTTTGCTAAAATTAGATATAAAAACAAGAAGAAAGGCGAAAATTTGTGGCAGTAACAGAGGTCTCACTTTACAAGGGTGGATTTATAGATAAATCAGCTCCTATACAACGTTACCAGTTGTTAGATAGCATTATTCAAAAAGCCAATGAGGATAAAGACCAAGTAGGTTTTCCGGAGTTAGCAGATAGTTTATTAGATTTAACACCTGAGCAAGTAGAGCAAGTCATTGCTACAAGGTCGTCTTTAAAAGAAGGTGTAGCAAAAGGTTCTCTACGGTGGTATCAAACCTACGGAGTCCACTTTATTTTAGCTGCTCGTTCTGCTCTCATTATGGATAGTGTAGGGTTGGGGAAAACGGCTACAGTTGCTTCGGTTATTAACAATGTAGGAGCCTTGAAGCAACGTACCAAAGGTAAACCTTTGCGTTATTTGTTTTTGACTGAGGTTGGTTTGGTTGCACAAGCTCGAAAAGAGTTAATTCGCTTTACAGGAGACTATGTAGCAACAACCACAGGAGACTCCAACCAAGTAAGTGCTTTTATCAAAGAGCAAAAAGAGTTAGGGTATCCTAGTGGTGTAGTTGCTTCTTATTCAGCAGTCTCTTCAAGTCACGATTTCATGTTGTGGCTTGCACACACTACGAAGTTACATGGTAAATTTGATTATTTCTTTATTGATGAAGGTTCGGTGTTGGGTTCTACGAAGTCTGATATTTATAAGGCTTGTAAAACTGTACGAACTAAGTTTGCAAACCATGTAGTTGTAATGAACGCCACTCCTTTTGAGAAGTCGATTGAGGGAATGTACAATCAGCTTAATTTCCTTTTCCCAGACTCTATGCCTTTAAAAACCAAGTTCGAAGAGTTGTTTGTGAAGAAATCCTTCCAAACACACCAAATTTTAGGTTACAAAGACCCAGAGTTGTTTAAAGTTTGTACTCGATTTATGGCTTTTGGAACGGCTCGTCAAGAGCTGGGGGTATCCGTCAAAAATTCTACGTGTGAATTGGTCTTATACAAGCCTTCACAGTACCAAAATCAACTTTTTAGTAAGACTAGATACAAGCGTTATGTTTGGGACGAACCTTCGTGGTTTGATCCTGACTTAGACATTACACCAGAAGTCTTACCGAAGTTACAAGTGATTGAAGACTTGTTTAAATACCGTATTGGTCAAGACAAAGCTTTAATTTATGTTCACTCTGTTGAAGCTCAAAATATACTAGTTCGCTTTTTAGAAAGTTTAGGAATAAAGGCTCTCACCATAAATGGAGAGGATAATACTCCTAAGAAGAAAGAAGCCAAGTTGAAAGAGTTCCACGAAGGTGGTTACAGAGTGATTGTAACCAACTTGAAGAAAGGTTTGAACTTAGGCTTCATGAACCATTTGGTATTCTATTCTTTCACAGGAAACTCAGGAATAACAAATCAGATTGAAGGTCGTATTGTTCGTAGTCAAGACATTCATGATAAGCACTTGTACTTAGTTTTGGCTAGAAGAGAAGAGTACAAAGTATTAGAAGAAGCTTGTGTAAGTACGAAAGATAGACTCGCTCATACCAAACATGAGGTCAGTTTGCTGAACAACTTCTTTTTAAATCCTGACTTAGTAAATACAGTAGTGGAAGTTACCAAGCAAGAGATTTCAGAAGGTGCAAGCTCTTCTATTGTAGCGGTATCTTACTCGAACCAAGATATGAGTGGGGTTGTGTCTTACCCTAAATGGTCGGGTGATTTAGAAGAAATGAAAGGAGGATTGGTTATAAATGGCTAAGAAAAGCGGAGTTAGGATTTTCAATGCTGACTCAATTACTAAGTTGGAAAGCGTGATTGAATTCGTCTTGAATCATACTGAGGGTTATTATATTCAAAGCATTTCGATTTCTCATGTTGAAGGTTTATTTTACGCAGCAGTTGTCTTTAATAAAGAAACTGAAGATGAAAGTAAATAAAGGAGTAGTTTATGAAACTATTTAGACCAACGAATTACAACGAAGATAAAGATTCACTCTTTGTTTATGTGGTTCCAAAACCACAAGAGACAGAAGACCAAATGGTTTTATACACCTCGGTAAATAGTAACTACAAGTACGCTCAGTATTGGTCTAACAACTGGAGGAAAGCGCACGGGTATCCACTTTTGCGAAAGAAAGCTAAACGCTTTGGTTTTTATGTAAAACCGGAGCTACAGTCAGTAGAAAGCACTAAAAACATTCGTTCAGCAGTAGCAGAAGTCGATGAGATTTTAGATGAATTAGGTTACGAAAGATGAAATTAAAAGACTTTGAAGAATTAGCTAAGTTAGGTTTGGATAATTCCTTTACAGTTGAATTTTATGATATGACCAACTTTAAAGAAGACATTCTAGCAAATAAGTTCTCAAACCTATACATGATGGGTAGCGAAGTTGAAAATAAGACTCACGCGCCTTTCGGTCTGTTGGTTGACGGCTCTAGTTTGGTTGTTTTCTTTGAGTAAACATAAGGGAAAAGAAGAAGTAAATAAGGAGATTGTGTTTTGAAGTCCTACTTGTATTTGTCAGATATTCATGCAAATTATGAAGTTTTGAAACAGTTGGAAACATTACCAGAGTTCACAGATGAAAATTGTGAAATTCGATTTGGTGGAGACTATATTGACGGTTTTGAACTAAAACCAAATGCAACTCTTGATACATTGCATTTTGTAAAGAGTTTGTGCGAGAGTGGGAAAGCAAAAGCGATTGTGGGCAACCACGATATTTTCTTGTTAGATAGTGCCTTTAAACCTTTCACTACAAACTGGTGGTATATGAACGGTAGAGAGGAAACCCTTGCCAATTTGGGTATCCCATTTGCTTCGGAAAGCGATTTAAGAGAACAACTTTTGTTTTACTTATATGATGAACTTGTTTGGTTACGTTCTCTTCCGTATTACTTAGAGGATGGTAAGAATATTCTAGTTCACGCAGGGTTTGAGTTAGACTTGCCTTTAGATAAACAGGATACGGAGGGAATGGTCTGGACTCGCGAATTTTATATCGACTCGTTAAATCAGTTAACTGATGTTGATTTACACCCAGACTTTAAAGGAAAGACAATTATTTCAGGACATACATCAACTTGCACAATGGAAGGATATGAACATCCAATAAATCCTTGTCAAATCTTGAAAGATAGTTTAGAACTAGACAGTGAGCCTTTAGTTACTAGATATTTCATTGACGGAGGTTCCAAATCAGGCTCAGAGTTCTCTCGTATTAACTTGTTGAAACTAGATGAACACGGAAATGAACTTTGGCAAGGGTATCTAGATGACCAAGGTTTTCATTTGTACGCAGAAAACAAGGATTAAGAGTTTTAGTAGAAAACAGAAAGTGGTAAAAAGATGAACACATAAGTGCCTTTATTGGGTTTTGACCTTAATGGGAATTGGCTCGGAATGGACTCAGAAACTTTAAGAGATTTCGCAGATTCTTTTATTGATGTAGATAACTTTGTAAGCGAAGAAGCTATTGTTTCAGCAAGTTCTGTCATGACCCTCGCTCTCATTTGGTTGGTGTATCCTTCGGTTTGGGTTCGTTCCGACTTCAAAGTAGTCTTTGAAGGTTTACTAAGACGATATAACAGAGACTTATAAGGTTAGAAAGCAGAAAGCAGTTTAGATGATGATAAAAACACCAATGATTTTATCCGACTTAGAAAAGTTGGTAACTGATTATACTAGTAAAGACCATAGCTCCCAAGGTTTTAACTTCAAGTCTAGTGAGTTTGATTACGAATGGGAAGTGAGTAAATTGAATTGGTACTTCTACTTTGATAGAGAAGATGCAAGTCTTTTTGCAGCAGATTTCCAAACCGTAAGAGATTATGCGTATTTCCGTATTGAGTTTCCACTATACCTTTACCACGGTAGTGAATTTTGCTCAGAAGATTCAGAAGTGTTCAAAGATGTGGATTTGGAGTTCTCTTTCCGTAACGGTTGGCTCAAAATCACTACAATCATAACTGAAGAAACAGACCTACACCATGTGTTTGATGTTCTGTTTTCGGTTCTCAAAGATTATAACTAAATGGAGACTATGAAATGAAATTGTGTAAATCAACCGAGTGTTCAGATGGTTTAGTGTTTGACATTGTGGTAAATAAATTAGTTCCTTGCCCTCTGTGTGAGGAGCTGAGAACAAAACAAGTAGTAGAAGGTGTACAATCTCAAGAAGGCACAACTCAAGGTCTTTCTGAGAAGTTAGGTCTTCGTAGGGTATTCTCTCGCTTGTTCGTAGACTTGCGACAAGTGTTAGGAGACTTAACTGCTGAGAGTTTAGATACAGAACAATTCAACTCCATTGAAGACTCTATTGGAGCTTTAGTGGGTTCTTTGTCGATAGGGAAGAAACCGAAAACTTCTGTATTGTTTTACTTAGGAGTTCGAGCAGATATTGAAATGTTAGCCTTTTGGCTATTGGGTTCTGCTTATAAAGCTGGGCTAAGTGTCCATCCTTTCATTACGCCCTTTAGACTGCAGGGTATCAAACAGAAACGCGAAGACTACGAAAATCTCATGTTGAGTGAAGTAGTGGTTGTTGCTTATAGTCCTTCTATGAGGGAAGATGGTTATTTAGTAGAGGATTTTGTAAGACAACGTGCCTTTGAAGGAAAGTCCACTTATGTGATTTTAACGGATGGTTCTCAGATTAACAATGTCTTACAACGATTAGGTTCTGAGGATAGTTATTCTCCTCGCCAATACTTATATATCGGTATCCCTCGTCAAAATAGCACTGATGAAGAGCGCGTAGCAAGAACAAATCGAGTAATTCGCAACTCCAATAAGGTGCTAGGCTTAAATATGGCTGAAGTTGAGTTAGAAGATGTAGTTCCTCAGAAAACAAAAGGAAGAGCTAAAAATACACAGTCGAAGAAACCTGTAGCAACATTAAGTTCTGCAGAAGCAGATTTATACAACTTGTAATTTGTAGGTAGGTAAGAAAATTGAAAATCATTAGAAGTAACCAAGCAGAAGTCCAAACAGAACAAGGGTTTGTAACTACTCTGTTAGCAAAAGTTGAGTTTGATTCAACAGACCTAACAGAGCGGTTGGTTGAACACCCTAATTTGTATGGTACGGAAGAATTTGTAAAAGTCGTAGTCACTACAGATATTTCAGAGGGTTTAGTAGGTTCAACTCTTACAATTATCCGTAAGGAGAAAGACTCAGAGGGTGTTGAGCGTGCGCAGCATTATACTTACCCAGTCTTTGTAGATGAAACGGGTGCTATTCATATTAACCAAGAGTTGTGTTTAGAAGATACGGCTTTAGTTCTCTTTGTTCCATTCATGTCTGAATGGTTGATAGAGTTGGTAGCGTTAGCTAAAGAAAACCTAGCTAAGTCTTTATCTGAAAGCACTTCTTTATCTGAGTCAGAATCTATTTCAAATTCTCTCTCGGTATCCCAATCAGAGAGTCTTTCTCAATCGGTAAGTGAGTCTCTATCTTTGGTGGATAGTCAGTCTACATCATTCTCTACAATGACTTCAAACTCTTTAGTAGATTATAGCAATCAGTTAGAGCAGTCTTTATCAACACACCAAGCAAGTGTTTCGACTTCTGTTTCAGATTCTTTATCTGCATTAGAGAGTGAAGCTTACCATAGCACTTCGGTATCCCTAAGTGAACTTGCTTCTTTGGAGACTAGTTTACATCAAGATAGTCTGAGTGCAGTAAGTAGTTTGGTAGATTCTCAGTACCAAAGTATTGAAAGTCTCGCTTTGAAACTAGAGCCTATTCGCTTGTCTTATGAACTGGGAGAATTAGACACAGGAGACCTTGTAGAAGGGTTAGGTCAAGATGTTGACCTTGAAGACTTGCAAGATGAGATTACAGATGTGATTGAGTCTGGCGGTACTAGTTTAGATTATGCAAGCGAAGCAACTGAGGTTTTAACTGAGATTACCTTTGAGCGCTCACAAGAGTGGTCGAATGAACTTGAACCAACTTCAACTGCGGTATCCCCACAACCTCAAGAAAAACCTAAAAAGCGTGGGTTCTTTAAACGTTTGTTTTCTCGTAAAGATAAGCAGTACGAAGAATTAGTAAAATCAGTCGTTCAAGACCAATTAACGGCTGCTCAAAAGAAAGCAGAGAGCGTTTCAGTTGATGAAGTTCACTTAGCAAACGGTTCGATTAAGATAGAGCTACCTAACAAATAAGTAGATAAAATAAGAAGAAGCGCAAGTTGTTATGAAAATTTTTCAACTTGCTCTCTTATTGTTATTGATTTCTTCTTTGTTTTGTGGTATAATAAAGAAAATATTGATTTTTAGGAGTTAGAAGAAAATGAAAATTACATTAACAAAAGAAACTGTAAATACATACGCTCCCTATGTGCGTATTTCCACAACTAAATCAAACCCAAACACAGGTGCGGTTCGAGTAAGTAACTCAGGCGCTCGTTGGGGTTTGTCAGGCACAGACTTTGCTCAGTTGTTGAAAGCTTCAATCTTTATGATGGCTTACTCTTTGGAAACAGTAGATTCTATTCGTCAAGAATATGACTTGCGTAAAGATGTGGAGTTTGAGGTTCAAGGCATTTCTCCGATTGAAGTAATTCAACTTTCTGAATCTGCGGTCAATCGTGAAGTACCTAAAGGTGGTCGTCCAAAACCTAAGTTTGCAAACCTTGAAGGAGATTTGATTGTATACGGCACTCAACCTCGTAAGGTTGGTGAATTGTCTCAATCAGGTAAACCGATTAAAACAGATGAAGGTACTCTCGTAGGGGTATTAGGAGATGAGCCAAAGGCTCCGAAAGATTCTAAGAAAGAGACTTTGAAAGTCCCTGAGAAAGCAAACAAAGAAGTTGAGAAGAAAGCAGAGGTGTCAGACGATTCGTCTGTTCGATTTCACAACGCAGGAGAGACTGTTTTACCAGTCAATTTGGAAAAAGAATTAGAAACACTTAAAGTAGACTATAAGAACTTAGAGGATTCTTATAATGCTTTAGTTACAGATAAAGCAAATCTAAACGAAGAGTTGAAAGGTGTTAAGAAAGACCTCAAAGCTAAGGATAAGGCTTTAACTAAAGCAGAAGAGTGTATTACTAAGTTAGAGACTGAAAATAAAGGTCTTGAACTGCGTAAAACGGAGTTGCTTTCTGAAAAAGCTGATTTGGAAGACGAAAAGAAAAATACTGCTGAGTATATTAAAACGTTAGAAGAAGAGCATCAAGGAAAGTTAAGCAAAGCTCAAGAAACAATCCTTGCTAAAGAACGCGAAGTATTGGAGTTGAAAAGCGCTCAAGATGAATTATCAAAACAACTTCAAGAAGTTCGAGCTTCTGTAAACGCTTTGAAAGAGCAAAAAGAGAAGAAAACCATTCTTGGTGCATTGTCTGATTTGAAAGATGCAGTAGTTGATGGTTTGAAAAAGCTTTTTGGACGAAATTAAGGTAAAATATAATGGTTTCAGTTGTAGAATTAGTGTTGGCAAATGGTCAGAGAGTTGATTTGCAAGCAGGAGATCAAATTACGATTGGGGAAGTTGGAGAAGACTACAAGGGTCGTTGGTGTTGTTTGTCAAAGACCTCAAATAGCTCCGATATTCGCAGATTTTTAATTGGCGCACCAGATGAAGCCTTGGTTAGCGTAGGTCGTAATAGGTTATCCTTCAAGCGCTCTGATATTTTCTCGATTAAAGATGTCAACTCTAAACTTGATGAAAAATAACAAACAGATTATAGGTTGATAAGGTGGGTTGAAATATGGTACATCCTTACTATACAGAGAAAATACTTCCCTTTTTGGAACACAATAAGGTTATGAATATGTTAGTCAAAACTCCCTTTATTGGTACAGGTTTTGAGCTAAAAGAATTAGCAAAAACTTTGAGAGCAGATGAAGAACTTCGCTATATAACTGCTTGTAAAAGCGGTCAAGCACGAGTTTTGGTCTGTGTAACGAATTTGCGCTTGCATATTTTGGATAAAGGTTTAGTTTTGAATAAGTACCAATTAACTGTAAATTTACCTCAAATTGCAAGTGTACAGAGAGGTAGGGGTATCTTCTTTGGTTCGGTGGTTATTTCTGTTATGGGATTCGATGACAACATTTACCTCACCGACTTTTGGGGGAAAGACACCGAGAATTTTCAACGTATTTTGCAAGACTCCATAACTGATTACGGTTTAGGTCGTAGTCACTTGACTCAACCTAATTATTATCAACCACAACAACCTTATTATCCACAAGAACCTTATTATCAACAACAAACAGAAAGAAGATTTCAACAACCTATGTATGACTCGAACAACCCAGCTTATAACTATTTGACAGGAGAACCCTTCACAGAAGCAGAATTGCTTGAAATGGGTCTTGACCGATTTGGTCAACCTTTAAATAAGAAACAAGCACCTAGCCAACCACAAGTGCAACCTAGTCGCACGGTTTCAAAACCTCAACAACCAACTCAACCAAGGGTATCGCAAAACCAAAGACCGCCTTTGCAACCTCGTGTGCCAAGACCTCCAAAAGATGTTTCCAACATGACAACACAAGAGAAGTTTGATGCACTTGAACGTGGTGGTTGGTTTTAATTGAGTTAAAATGTGAATGGATAGATATTAGAGAGGAGATTTGCTTTTAGTGTTTGAAGATAAAGAGCTTTGGGAACTAATGTCTGAAGCAGAAGGTACTGAGTCTGCTTATGTGTCGGACATTACACCTTCTGAGATATCAGATAAAAGCCCAGAGGTTCAACTTGAGTATTATGAAAACCAAGTGATGGGGTATCTTCTTAGAGACTTCGATTCTCTAAGAGGTCAGATGGGTCGCTTACAAAACGATTATTTCCGCAATGAGAACTATGTGCTTTACTCTATGTTGAAGAAAGTACAGATGGAAAGAGGGTTGTTGCTTGATTTAGATTATTTGAAAGTTTACTTGCAAGCAAACGCTTCTGAGATTGCACAAGACACTGACCGTATTCAATTTGAGTCTTATGTAAGTGAGGGTTCAACTGCGATTGAAGGTTTGTTGGTTTCAGTAGTAGAGGTTTACCAAAAATACCGTAACCCATCATTCTTGAAAGAGCCAACCTTTGAAGATGCCTTAACTCGTTTTAAGTTGGTTTATGCAAAATTAGCCTTTAATGACTCTTTGCAACAAGCTTCGATTGCCTTAACGAACCCAATTCGGTCTCAACGTAAGTCATTCTTCGGTATTGAAGGTGCGCTTGATTTCCTTTCACAGAAAGTCAATAGTATTAAGGCTTCATTAGGTAAAGAAAACTCTTACCAACTTGTCTGTGCTTCTGATATTGACTTTGAGGAAGAAGAGTCTAACAAGCCTACTTTGTTGTCTAATTTGCAGCATTTACCGACTTTAAGTGCTACGATTGGTGGGATTTATACCAACACCTTTGCGGTCTTTGCAGCCCCAGAGAAGGGTATGAAGTCAAAATTTGCAGTTCGCTTGTCTCATGAAATTCTCCTAAACGGCTTTGGTATTTGCTTTTGGGGAAAAGAGGGGGGTTCAGGTAAAGTAATGGCTGAATTACGTGCAACTCACTTTGACTATTACTACAATGTACAAAGAGGTCAAAACTACGAAAAGATTGCAGGTATCGACATTCAGCGTGGTACTTTAGATAGCTCTGTTGCAGAGTTGGAAAAAATTTCTCGTATGGACTTGGTAAGTAACCCGAATTATGGTAAAATATATTTACCAGATTATCCGTTTGAGCTGGAATCGGTTGAAACCGTCCTCCGAGTTGCAGCAGAGGAAAAAGAGTGTAAGTTTGTTGTCATTGACTACGCACAAGCGATGGATAGCAGTCAATACCCAGATAAGAAAACCATGTTAGAGAAGTTGTCTATACGTTTAGAGACTTTGAAAGGTTTATTAGATATTTGTGTATGGTTGCCTTCTCAGTTGGCTACTGACGTTATTCAAGATTTAGGTAAGGGTATCCACCGTGAGTTGCGAAATGTTACCGCTGACTCGAAAGAGTTGACAAAATCCGCAGACTTAAACTTGATGTTGTATACAAATGACGCTATGTCTGCAAAGAACATAGCCAAAATGTACTTACTTCCCTCACGTTTAGCAGGAGAGATGGCTCCGCTTTCGGTCTTTACGGATAAGGTTGCAAATAATGTAATAGAAATGAAAGACCAAGTGATAGAAATGCGGAACGGTGAAGCTGTCGTCTTGGATGTTGGGGATGTCAATGTCTAAATTTGAAATTTGTGTGAGTGTAGGAGATTTAGCGAAGTTCTTTAGGGTATCCGAAGATTACGTTCGCTCCCAAGCTCAATTTGAAGTAATAAAAGTAAAAGGTGGGCTAGAGGTTATATCTAAGGACACCTACCCTCGTTTAAGTAAGGTGTTGTATTCACAAGCACCTTCTTTGTGTGTTTATACTTTAGAAAAAGTAGTTGAACAGTTAAAAGAGGTTTATGACAAGAAAGAGTTTATTGATAAGTTCTTAGAGTCTGAACCTAGTGCGATTGTGAGAGATTTATTTACCAATACTCCTTATTATTGGTCAGATAGCATAACAGATGAATACTTTCAGTTCGTTCAAGACTTGCAAGGTCAGTTAGATTACTCGATAGAGAGAGTCGCAAGTAAATTAGAGTTGAGTCCAAGTCAACTCTACTCTTTGGTTCGGTATTTAGAGTTGCGATTAACGAACATTGTAGGTGCTAAGTCTAAGAAGAAGGTTTACATTTTACCAAGTGTGACTTATTCTACGGTGTGTGCCTTTTTAACTCAACATACCTTAGTAAATTTGACTTTGACTGAGCGTAGCCGACTCTTCTCAATGGGTATCTCTCCTTTGCAGGTCAAAGGTGTTGGTACTTTTGTTGAGACTTCTGTACTGAACTACTTGAGAGGAACAAAATCAAGCGATAGTTTTGAGATAAATGGTTCTTATTATGTTTCCTATAACTCATTCTTAGCGAAATTTTGTTTACAACCCAATGAGGTCTCTAGTGCCTTGAAGTCTGCTTTAGTAGGAAAAGAAACAGGCACAGAAGAATTTATACCTTATGACTTTGTTCGTCATTTGGATAAGGTGATGAATTTAGGTTCAGTCTCAGATGTTCGATTAGGTGCTTTGATTTGCCTTGGTTTGTTGGAGAAAAAAGACCTAGAGGGTGTTCTTTCGGTGTCTGAGTTCCGCCAATTATATAATCAAGTCTTTGCTTTAAAGGTCTTTCCTTTGAATAAAGCAAGCTATAAGTATGTAGCAGAAGGTTCAAAAACTGAAATTTTTCAAAAATTGCAATTACCTTTCTACTCTAAGAAGTTGTTGGTTTCTGTATTGAAAGATACATTGAGAGGTCTTCCTTTGGATCAAACCTATAGAGGTTATTTCAACGTTTACCGTATGGTAGAGTTCTTGAAAGTAGCTAATAACACTTATGAACTACCTATATTCATTAACAATACGGACGGTGTTCCAAGCGTAGCGATGAATAAGAAGAGTTGGAACTCACTAATTTCGGTATCTTCAAACATCTTGCTGGCTCCAAGTGACGGAGTTTCAGAAGAGTTATTGAGTGCTTATAATACTTGGGAAATTTTAGAATTTGAAAAAATAAGGGAAGGAGTTGAAAAGATATTAAATGGCTAGTAAACAGTTTACAAAAGAGATATTAGACCAATTTGTAGAAGATTTCTACGACCTCTTTATGGAAGGTGTCTTGGAGTTTACCAACAAGTACACTATTCTGTATAAAGAGGAACTAGACAGTAGTGAAGCTCGGTCAGTCATTGATTTAGGTTTAGCGTATGATTGGCTTTGGGTTGCTGACATTGAAGGAACTCCTTTGGTTTACATTGAGGTTGTAGATTTAGTAGTGCAAGAACACTTACTGCAACACTATACGAAGCAGTTGGGGTATCAAGATGCGCAAGCACTTGTCACAATTAAAGAGTTGAAAGACTTGTACTTAGCAGAAGTTGTTCGCTTCTTGAATTATTTACCAAGTTTAATTGGAGAGCAAAATGACTTAAAACCTTTTGCAGTAGCAAGTTTGGTAGATGAACAACATTTGCGCTTAGATAATCGTTTAGTTCCAACCTTCCACTTGTCTTTAACGGAGTTATTTAAGTTGTTGGAAAGTGTTCAACTTCGTCCTTATGGTTTTTGGGACGGTCAAGAACACCACAAATTCAAAGAACCTAAAGGGTATTTTGATATGCCACTTAAGGGTATCCGAGTCGACGAGCTTGTCTCGGCAGTCTTTATTCGAGGGGTTTATCCAAAGAGAAAGTCGGTGCATGACTGATGCACTATGACTTTTCAAAATTGAACCAACCTTATTTGTTAGATATTTTAGAGTCTTATGTTGGTTCAAGAGATATTACTTATTTAGAGGGTACTGAGTCAACTATGCTTTATGTAGGTGACTCTATGTTATTTCTTGTTTCAGGTGGTGTAATTCAGTATGTAAGTGGAGCACCAGAATATTTATCGAAACGTACGATTGACAGAGTTACCGATAAATTGCAGTCAGCTTTGACTTTGCATTGTACAGTGTTAGGTGGTGAAGTTTAATGATTGGCACTTCACGAGTAAAAAGAAGAACAGTTAAGGCTTCTTATCGTCAGTTGGAAGAACAGTTGCTTTACCATAAGAACTTTATTGGACATTATGATGTAACTATTTCAAACTATTGGGATGTGGTTGTGTGCAAACACTTACCTCGTTATTCTGACTATAGATTTAGTGCTGGGAACAGTCGTGTCGTTTGTCCTTTTCATGAGGACTTAAAACCCTCTCTCGGTATCGTCAAAGACGGTGAAACCGGCATTGAGGTTTTCAACTGCTTTGGTTGTGGTGTAAAGGGTACAATCATTGGTTTCCATAAGTTATTTGCAGAGCAATATTTAGGAGAGCGGTATCCAAATGGGTTTGGCTACTTACAGAGTTTAGCTAAACTTTACGGTATTGAACTAAGTGACACGATTGTAGAGGTTCAAGAAGAGAAGTCTAAGTTTGACTTTTCAAAAGCTCCCCCTTACACAGTCTCTATTCATAGAGAAAATGTGGAAACTTTAAAAGAGAAGTTTAACCAAGGTTCTCTTTCTTTGGAGGGTTTAAAGGCGCAGTTGACTTTGATAACTAACAAGGTTCTTGAAGTAAAATCGTCTAAGAAAAGCACAGAAGGAGGTTCAACTTAATGTTTACATTTGATATGGAAGAGTTTGGTGGTTCTCCTTGTTTTACTTACTTAGACTACTTTAAAGAGGTGTCTGAGCGTTTTGGTTTAAATAGTATTTTGGCTTTAGACTTATCTAAAACCTCCACCGGTATCGCCTATTGGAACGGTCAAACCTTGGAAACTTTTAACTTGAAGAGTTCTATTAAAGATTTAGACAGTCCTTACTCCGTAGGTCTTCGAATGCAAGAGTTGAAAGACTTTATCTTAGTTAAGGTTTTAAAAGGTCAAGTGGAACTTGATATGTTGTGTGTGGAAGAAGCTTTGCTTGGAAACAATGCAAAGACCTCTTCTGTCGCTTACGCATTAAACTTTACACTTGATTACTTATTAGCAGAAGGTGTTTTAAAAGCTAAACGATTCTTCCGTGTATCCAACAAAACATGGAAAGCTACTTTGCGTTCTGAAACTGGTGTAGCACCGTTGAAGAAAGCAGTTTGGTCAAAAGACAATGCAGAAAAAGAAGAAATTCTCTTGTGTTTACAAGAATTAGCACATCCTTGGGCGAACAAGTGGAGAGAATATGACTCTTTTGAAGTTTATTTGAAAAGTGGCTACCAAGACCAACTAGACGCAATAGGTTTAGCTATACATTGTGTGAAAACCTATGGTTTAGATGAGAAACCTCAAGTGTTAAGTAGAAAAGCCACGGTTAAGGTTTATACTGATAAATCTAAGGCTGAGAAATATGCTAAATACCCACTCGAAAGAGTTAGCGGTATCCCCAAAAATCAGATTCACACATGGGTGGACACTTGTGGGAAAGATGAAGTTGAGTCCAAGTCTTATATTTTAGAAACTCCCCACCTTGGTCGCTTTGGGGTCAAAGCAGAGGTCTTTGAAGAGTCTGATATGTATTACATTGTGGTTAATGTATCTTTGGTTACAGTTTAGAAATAAAAGCGGTTTAGGTCATTAGAATACAGAGCATTTCGCTAGAAAGTAGGTCTACATGGCACTTGGTTCTAAGACAGAATTGATAAGACAAGCCTTTCTCTATTTGTTTGGGGAAGGTTATGAAAACAAATTGACAAAGTTCCCAGAGGATGAGGTATTTCCTCAGACCATTAAACACTTTGATAAAGATGGACTTCATTACTTAAATTCAGAAGTCCAAACAGTTCAAGTCTCGAACGGTCAGAGTGAAGCACAAGTAACGATTTCTTGTGCTATGTGTCAGCTCTGCGGAGCTTTGTACGGTAAGGTTGAAGATATTCACTATGTTTTGGAATATCAACCCACACAAACGGGTCAAGCCTTGATAAACGGTTTAGATTTGAATAATTTAGGAAATTAGAAAGAAGATAGGTGAAACATGGAACAACACGTTTCAAGTATTAGAGCTGAGGTTCTAAGACAACTAGCAGGGGTATCCGGTGGTTGGTTCACTCGCATTGTACTTGTTGCAATTATGTATTGGCTCGTATTTTTTGTATATGAGTCTTTGGTAGATGGAACGCTAAGTAGCAGATTGTCTTTATTCAAGCAAGGTTTGATGCAAGAAGGAAAAGAGTTCAAAGTCAAAACGATTTCTAATGCACCGTTCTTGTACTTCTTAGGGGGTTTGATGTTACTGACTGCAGGTTACACTCTCGGTTATAACATTTCAAGCAACTATATTAGTGGTGAGATTACCTTGATTACAACGGTTGCTCGCATTACAAACTTCTATGTATTGACTGTTAACGTTATTGAAATGGTCTTAATGGCTTGTGTATCTTTGATTCTCTTATCGGCAGCAAGCTCTATTCGTAAGAATGGTCGAGAGGTTTACCAAACAAGCAAACTAAGTAAATTGAACCTAAGTCTGTTGAAGTTAATTCGACTTTTCGGTATCTTAGTTGTCATTGCGCTTGGTATTGCTTCGATGGTCTTTTGTTATTTGGTGATTAAATAGTAAGCTGGCAAGAGCTTACTATTTTTCTTTTTCTAAGTTTGTTTTAGTTATTGCAAATTGGTAGAAAAAATGATAAACTGACTAAAAGTAAATGAAAGCGAGGTTACTCGTAATTTGCAAACAAAATTAGAAGTTTCTCCATTTTTGGAGGTTCTACCAAGCGCAGTTGAAATTGGTACACGATTAAAGGATTTATTAAATAAACGAGAAGAGTTAGTCAACACTTTAGATAAAGAGTTAGCTAATGGAACCTATAGTCAACACCGAGTGGTATCCTATTATTTGCTCGAAAAAGAGTTGCAATCTTTAAGAGAGCAATTATTATTGAGAGCAGAAGATACACCTCTAGGTAGAGACTATTTACAATACCAAGATATGTTGAAAGCTCGCTTACCAAAAGGTGACACTTATTTGGTTGAAGAGAGTCAAAAGATGGCTCAACTTCCGTATCTAACCAAGGCAGAGCCTTTTTATGATGATTATGTGAGTTTGTTAGAGTTAGCAGCTAAAGACAATGTAGAGCTTTATGTAGAGGTCTTTTTAAGTAACAACAAAGTCTCTTTAGTTTATGAACATGGTCTTTTTCAACGTGCGATTTCTTTGGAAGAAGGACGAGAAGGTGTGGACTGTACACGCTTGGTTCTTCCTTATTTGGAGCGAAGAGGTTTAACGACTTTAGTTGATTTATCTCAGATTCCCAAAAGTGCTATTTGTGGTTACTTGTATACCTCGATTGTCGAAGAGGATTTAACTCCTAGTATGAGTTATACGAAATTGGACTTAACTCCTCAGTTGATTTCGACTATTCGTTTTTATGCTTCTGAGTATATTGAGTTTGGATTGAACTTTGCAAAACGAGATGATGAGTGTAAGTTTGTACAAGACTTAGGTTTTGATACTTTACCTTATATTCGTTATAACTTAGAAGCAGACCAAAACATTAACTCGATTGTAGAAGATTGGGTATCTTTGCTCGAAGACCTCGCTGATGTTAGTGCTTTATCAACAAATTTGAGGGTAAGCGTAGCAAGTCATCACAGTCAAAAGTTCAAAGAGTTTGGCTTTGACAGTGTAGTAGTCAACCCCATCTTATGGTCTGTAAATCCTCAGAAAGCGAAGTTACAGTACATTCATTGGAAACAAACTTTAGAAGGCTTAAAACCTTTCGCAGTTGTTTCGTATTTAGATGTGACGGCTCAGTTTGAGGTTGATGGTAGTTCGTATTTCGGATTCTATGACTTTGCAAACAATAAACCTAAGTTGTTAGATAGCGCTTTAGATTTAGGGTTGCACGGTAAAAATAGTGAAGATTTAGGTATTGAAATTGCAGGTCACACTGTATTAGAGTTGCCTTTAGAAAGTCCATTGGATATTCTAGTATTAGGCTTAAAACCAGAAAGTCCGATTTATTTTTGGTCGTCACCAGAGTTAGGTATAACTACAGTGTGCGATTCTAAAGGTCGCTCAGTAGATCAGTTATTAAGAAAGTAGGCTAAAGTGGATAAAGATAATTTATGGGGGAACTTGGATGACTTAGAGGTTGGTGTATCCACTAGTCAAGAGCAAGTTCCAGTTGGAGAAGAAGTAGCACCTTATTCAGAGGTAGGAGAAGAAGTTGTAGAATGGTCACCAGAGGTCTCAGAATCGCCCACAGTCGATTTAGAAGAAGTAGGTGGGGAAAATATAACCTCGGAAGAAGAACACGATACGGAGCAACTAGGAGCTTCTGAAAGCATTTCTGATTTAGATAACTTAGAAGTAGAAACACCAGTAGATATTGTAGGGGTATCCGAAACTCCTTCGGTACTTAGTCCATTTGAGGATATTGATAAGATTTTAAGTGGATTGAAATACGACCGTGAGTTGCGTATGGATTTACCGATTGAGTCGATTGTCATTACGGAGTTTGATAAAAAAGCTCGTTTTGCAACTAAAAACGGTTTGACTGCTTCGATTGAAGACTTTGGTAGAGTATTAAACCCTATTGATGTGTTGGCTTTACCTTCGGTTGGCGGTGAGGAAATTGAAATGTACACTTTGATTTCAGGTCTCCGTCGAGTTTATGGTGCATCTCGTAATGGTTACAAAACTATTCCAGCTTTTGTATGGCACTTTGCAGACTATGAGAAAGCACAACGTTTAGTTCCTTTACTTGGTTTAATTCTAAATAAGCAACAACAACACAATTACCAAGAGATTTGGAACGGGCTTTCTACCTTGGAACACGAATATGGCTTGAAGTTTTCTCAAATTGAGCGTTTGTACCCTTATTTGGAGAGTGGAGACGTTCTGAAATTGAAAGAGGTCTGCAGTGAATCTGATACTTACCCAGAGCCTATGACGGAGTTATTTGCAGGCAAGTACACTTTAGATAAGGCTTATAAAGAGTTGGTAAAACAACGTAAAGAACGTGATGTTCTTGAGGAGGAAGACAATAAGGGTATCCTTTCTTCGACGGAGCTTGGTAAAGAAGCGGTTGTTTCTGATGAAGAGGGTAGTTCAAGTTCTGAGGGTGGTTCAGACGAGAATGAAAACTCAAGTAACAATAAACTGAGCGCCCAAGAGGTCGATGAACTTCTTGAACTGGCTGATAACTCTATGGATAACTTGACCTTAGAAAGTGCCTTAGAACAAGCAGATGCAGTCGATAAGGGTATTGTACAAGACCGTAAAGGTGACGGAGATGATGATTTAACTCCAGAAGTTAAGAACAAGATTAAAGCAAGAGATAAAATGGTTTGTCAGTGCTGTTCTAAAGACAAGGTTGAAAACCAAGGGGCTTTCTTGTCTCAGCTAGTAGTTCACCACAAAGTACCAGTTCACGCAGGTGGAACTGATGATGAGAAAAACTTGATTACCTTGTGTATTGGTTGCCACCACTTATTGCACACTATGGAAAAAATGGGAACTCTTACAACAGATAAAGAGCATTTAGACACTATGGATGAAGAGTTCCGTAGACGGATTTTAAATGCTTGGTCTCTTGCTTATATTGCGATTAAAGCAGGAGAGAAGAAAGGGTATTCTCGTAAGGAAAGAGCTAAAAAAGCCCAAGAAAGTCTAGGTCATAAATTCCCCGGACAAGACATTAAGAATGACTTAGCTCTAAGAACTGCATTAGATGTGAGTTCCAAATAAAATTTGATTGTCCGGTAGGTATGCGGGATTTTTTCGCATACCTTTTCTGATATTTAGTAGATTAAATCGAAAGGTTTTTACTAGTCATGAAATTACATAAAAATTTACTGCGAGACCGTTTCGCACATGGTGTTGGGGTATCGATTACTTACAACCCAACCAACGGTGAGCGCTTTATTAAGTCTTTGTTTAACGCTTTAAATAAGACAAATACGGATAGAAGTTTTGTAGTGGATGATGTCATGCGAAAGTTGGTTGCTTATTTTGATAAGAGCAACTTAGACTTTTTCAGTACAGAAACTGGAGGAAAACAACCTGACTTAGAACTCCGCCAAATTGGTGTTGTGTATCGTCACTCTCCAAATGAAGCTCCTACTGTGGAGTTAAATTCAGATGAAACTGTTTGGAGTGAAGAAGAGCGTGAGTCTTACATTGGTCAGATGAAGAGGTTTGCCATAAATGGTTACGCTGACTGTGAAAACGGCATTTTCTACACTTATGTGTATGGTTGGTTTGATAAAGAAAAAGAAGATTATGAGCATATTTTCTTTATTAGCAATGATGGAGAACCTAAGACTCGTTCTTCTCACTATAAAACACTTATTCAAAAGCTTTACATCACTCGTTCGCAGTTCAATCAATTCTTTAATTACAAGTTTAGTATTTACTATGCTCCTCAACTTTCCTCAGTTTTGGATTTCTTAGATGTGATTCCAAAAGAAGTTGTAGCTGATAAGTTAAAAGACTGGGTCGCATTTAACACTCAACAATTTATAGCAGGTTATGATGCTTCTAAGAACAAAGATAAATACACCACTCGGTATCCAAACTTACCGCAAGACCGTCACAGTAACGAGTTTAAAGAAGTTGTAAATCAGAACTCGCTGAACTTGATTTATAAAGCCTTTATGCGTAGTTTAGGTAACTACTTGTTAGGTTCACCAGCTAAAAATAAGACTATGTTGAAAGTCATGGCAGAGTATTTGTATGAGTTGTACTTGGACGACTTCAACATTACTCTTATGGAAGAGTATGACAGAGTTCAAAAGTCAGAATACGCTAGGTCGTTTGAAACTAAGCGTAACATCCCAACTAAAATTCAAGCTGCTATGGACTCCACTAAATTTTTGGAGTATGGTTTTGGTTTTGTAGAGTTTGATGAACAGTTTGATTTAGAGAAATTGCCTGACATTGAAGAGCAGTGGGGTTTGATTCACAAAGCTCTCCCACATTCCGAGTACAAACCAGAGTTGCGTTTTCGTAAGATTGAGCATCGCAAAGCTCATGGTGTGTATTTCCCAGCTTTTGATTGTATTACGATTAGTGTTCGTAATGTAAATTCTATGCTTCACGAATACGGACATCATATTGATTTTACTTACGACAAAGACCAAAACTTGTCTATGTCAGATGAGTTTCGTCCACTCCTTAAAGGGTATCAGCGTAATTTGTCGGATGGTGGAGTTTACAAAGGTTCTATGTTAAACTACTTCTTAACTCCAACAGAGGTCTTCGCACGTGCGTTTGAGATTTACTGTGTGACGGTACTTCCTAGAGTGAGCTTTACTGAAAGTTTGGCTGATTATGGTAATAAGTTTGAATACTTATGGTTGATTAACAATACTGAAGAGGTATTGAATTACTTTGACACTAAGTTTCCACACATAAGAGAAGAAGTAACTAATATTCAACAAAATGAAAAATCGTCATCTTCTACCTTAACTAACTTAACTGAGGATGTACAAGAGGAAGAGCTTGCACCAAATCAAGTAAAAGCAGGTGGGTTTACAGTTACGATTGAAGAAGGTCCAGGTAAATCTGAACTTGAAGGAAAAGAACTTATTCCAATAGGTAGAGACTTAAATGGTGAGTTGATGCACGAAATTGTAGAAAAACCAAGCAAACAAGCCGAAGACTTGTACAACGGTATTTCTATTTCAGATGAAATTTTGGAGGATAATTGCTTAACTGACTTTGCTTTTCTATTTGATCCAGTTTCATTCCCTGACGGTACTAAGTTCGGTGGTGTAGCTTATTTGGTTAAAGACAGTAAAGGTGTTATTTATCATACATTTAGAGTAGAAGAACCTCATTTTTCACTGATTGAGAAAACTATCAATCAACTTCATGATGAGTGTGTCCTTGACGCTGAGAAAAGTTACCTGATTGTAGGAGATTTACTACATAACAAGATTAAAAACTATGGAGCTTCCGTTCAATCTTTAACTAAAGGTATCGCTTCTCTTCGCTTTGCAGACTTTAAAGATAAAGACTTTGGTTTAACGGAGGAATACCAAGTTCACCAAACGAATTGCTTATTTGGTGACTTAGCTAAGTCTTATGCCACTTACCTTGAGAAATTAAGTCATAAGGTTGATGATAAAGAGCTGAAAGCTTTATTCAAACAAAAAGTACATGAGCAGATTGTAAAAGATGTGGACATTTCAGGAGAAGGTTGGAACTTTGACTCAGTGGTATCAGAGTTTGATGAAGCAATCTTTGTAGAAAAATTAGCAAATAACAAAGAACTTGTGAAGAAAAATGCTCGTATGGTTTCTAATTTGTTTGTTTACTTATACCCAGATTTAGGCGGTTCTCATGCTGATTATATGAGTGATGCTGTGTTTATAGCTTTGGTAACTAATGATTTATCGGTAAGTCTTTATCTGACGGATGAGTTAAAAGAGTTGGTAAAAGCTAAAATCAATGAGTCTGCTTTGAACCCACAAAGAGCTTTTGATGATTTGGCGAAGTATGGTTTAGATTTGACAGTTGAGGTGTGATTTATGGAAAAAGAAGTTTACTTTGAGTTAAGAAATAACTCAGGCGACATTATGACAATTTATAGAGATGAGCCAAATGTTGTTCCGTTAAGTGAAGAGTGGACTCGAACTTTGTGTAGATATTTCACATGGTTTCCTGAGTTTACTTCAATACAACCTCATAGATATCCAAAGATGGCTGAATTTATAGATGATTACATTAAGGTTGGTTTTACAGAACAATTACGTTTGAAGAGTCGTGATTTAATAGAGTTTGTAGATAAGATGGTTGAATCTTTCTATAAGACTGCTAATGTTTATGCAGTTCCATTATTTAGTGAACCTACAATGTCTTTAGACTACCATCCAACTCTTAAATTTACAACTGAATATGAACCACATAGAGATTTTGTAGGTTTCGCCTTCGCAACACGTGACGAAATTTACCGATGGTATGACACTAAGCGTATTACAAAATCTATTGAGCGTGATATTTTAGATATGGTAAACTATGTGTTAGCAATTTATAATGAATATCTTAAAGGTGCAACTTACCACTATGTAATTGAAACCGCAGATGGTACGGAGATTGACCGTGGGTTAGATTTCTACGAGCTTGATGGTGACACAGATAAGATGTTAGAGCTGATGTTGAAAGGAAGTTCTGTTTACGATAAGTCTTTTGTTGAAATTTAAGTAAAAGAGAGGTAAACCTCTCTTTCTTTTTGCTATATTTAAGAAATTTATTGCAAATACTTATAAGTTCTGTTATACTATATCTATTATGAAAATTTAGGAGGTCTTGATTTTATGAAATCCAGACAAGAAATTAAAAAGCAAGCTAAACAGATGATTGCTGAAGACAATTTGTGGTTGGCTTTAGGTCTACCATGTTTGGTACTTGTTTTAGTGAATTTAGCTTTTGCGTTTAACGAAAGTGCCACAGGGGTATCTTCAGCCATTTCTGGACTAACTTTGCTCTATGAACTATGTGCAAGCCTTTATATCTTTGACATTTTGACAAAACAACAACCAGTAGGGAAACAACTAGGTCGTAAGATTTCGGACATGTTTGGTAGTCTGACTACCCACACCTTTAAAACTGGTTTACTAGTTGGTTTTATGATTGGTTTGTGGTTCTTCTTACCTTATGTTGTAGGAATTGCTTTAATTGTCTTTGCAGTGCTTTCTAATAGTTTGGGTGTATCCTTACTAATTGGACTTGCTTTAGTGGTTTTTGGTTTAGCTTTCGGCTTAGTGAAAACTTATGATTACGCTTTAGCAGTTTACATTGCTAAAACACGTGAGGAATTAGGTTTGTTTGCAATTCTGAAAGAGAGTAAACAGAAGATGAAAGGTCATAAAATGACTTTGTTCGTTCAAAATCTTAGTTTCTTTTGGTGGGTTTTAGGGGTATTTGCAACAGGTGGTTTGCTTGGTTTGTATGTCACTCCTTATGTGATTGCAGCAAATACCATTTTTGCCACTGAGGTTTTGGGTATCCAAACTTCCGAAAAATCGGAAAAAGACCTTGAAGTGTTTTAAAATAAAGTATTAAGGAGAACAAAAGTTCTCCTTTTTCTTGATTTATAAGGGTTTTTATGTTATAATAAGAGAAAATTAGATGAGGTTTGAAAATCATGAAAGTAAGTAAAGAAAAAGCAATAGCAACATTCAATTATCCGTATCAATCCTATGGAATTAGTTTTGCACTAGATGAAATTAACTATGAGGATTTATACAAAGTGTTCATTAGGTATTGTTCTCGGTATGATGGTTTTGCGTTTAGTATTTTAAGTGAAAATACTGAGTTCAGTTATTTCACTAAAAACAAACAAACAGTAAGAAGTCAAATAGATAAGATTTTCAGTGAGGTGTTAGCTTTAGAATCAGACGCTGAAGGTTTCTGTGAATTTGGTACGGTTGAGTCTGATAACGGGGTTAAAGTACATGTTTGTTTTAGCAAACTCTCAGATACAAGTGGTAGAGTAACAAAAGAAAACTCTTTTGCAGCACCAGTAATTATATTTGAGTTCAAACTGTCTGTACATGGGGAAGATCTTCCGAAAGCTTGATTTCTAATGACAGTCACAAAGGAACAAGACTTGAAACAAGGTTTACCTAACTGGAGGTAAGTTTATGAAAGTGAGTAAAGAAAAAGCAATAGCAACATTCACTTATCCGTATCATTCTTTTGGGGATAGTTACTTTCTTGACGAAATTAACTACGAAGAATTATATAGGGTTTTTATAGATTATTGTACTTACTTTGATGGTTTTACTTTTAGTGCTTTAACTCCTAATACTACTTTTGCGGATTTCACGGAAAATAAAGAAACGGTTAGAAGTCAAATTGATTTGATTTTCAATGAAGTATTAGCATTAGACACAGATGCTGAAGGTTTTTACAAATACGGTACTGTAAACTCTGAGAGAGGTCTTACCGTAAATGTTTGTTTCAGTAAGGTTTCTGATACAGAACCCCGAGTTGTTGATTGTGGTTCTCATGTTTCCCCTTTGATTATCTTTAAATTTGAGCTTTCATTTCTTGGAGAGAAACGCCCAGAGTCTTGTTTTATGATGATAGTTACAAAAGAAAAAGATTTAAAACAAGGTTTACCTAATTGGAGGTAGGTTCAGATGTTTAAATTATCAAACGGAGAAACATATTCTCGCTTAGAAATTTACTGCTTTGAGGATTTGCTAGGTTATATTACTAAAAACCAACAAAGGTATCACTTCACGCTTGTGAAATCCGAAACGATACACCACAAGTTCACTTTACTTAACTTGAGTGAACAATCTACCTCAGAAGAAATTCGAGCTTGGATGAAAGAACATTTAACCATAACTGACTCACGTGCCAACCGAAGCGAGTGTTACCCAAGTTGGTGTCGCACAATGGAAGATGAGATTTCGGTCTATTCTTCCTTTGCTGAGTGTCCTATGAGGAGAGTTCTGTATGTTTAAAGTTCAAAGCACACATGGGTATCAACCAAAATACACTTCTCCTAATGGTGGTTATTGGTACAAAGAAGATTTTAAGGGTGGGGAAGCTCTTGCGGAAGTTTTAGTTTCTACATTTTTAAGGTCTTGCAAATACTTAACTTTTGAAGATTTTGTACTTTACGACTTTAAGTACACTTCAGTCAATTCTTTTGATTTAAGCACTTGTGTCTCTCCAAATTTTTTACAAAAAGGGGTGCAGTTTATTTCATTTAAGGATTTATTGTCTCAAGTGAGTCCACTTACAGAAAAACTAGTAGGTTTCGACTCCAAACTAGACTTTATCGACTCTGTTTTTCAACAAACAATCGGTCAGTCGTTCAGAGAAGAAATGTTGAGATTACTAACTTTAGATGTGATGTTCCGAAACACCGACCGGCACCTCTCCAATTTCGGCATTATTTTAGCTCCTAACTGCTCTATTCGATTCGCCCCTATATTTGATAACGGACTTGCTTTAGGAGTCTCAGAAGGTGTTTATTTCGATTTAGATAACCTCATAAAAGGTTTCGGTTACAAAATCAAACCTTACGAGCTTGCGGTATCCACACTTTCGTCCTATATCAATCCAAGTTATTTTCAATTTGATGTCCGTTATTTTGTTGAAGTATTGGATAAAAATATACCGAAATCCAATTTATTGTTAGGATTTTTGAATTTATTAGTTAAATATTACCCAAAGGATTGCAACGGCATAGACACCAAAACAGTGTTAGAAACTGTATTTGGTGAGTTCACAAAGAAAAGATTTTTAGAAAGCTAGGTAAAACAATGTTATATGACGATTTAGACAAACTAATAGAAGACTTCAACGAACGTTATCGCAACGCCAACGATTGGATATTCTACGCTACACCAGAGCATGAACTAGAAGAGGCAAAAGCAGATAAGAACAAGTTGGTTCACGATTACTCTCAAGCTCTCTACGACTTCTTATGGGACAAGCTCCCTCAATTAACTGCAAAAGACTGCATTGCATTTGACTTAGTACCTTATGGGGTTTGGCAGAAGTTTAGCAGTAAATATGAGTTAATCTTGAAGAAAATAAAGGAGATTCATAATGTTCGCTAAACTCTTACTACACCCCGTACTTTGGGTATCCCTAATTTGGTTTATTCCTCCAACTGTAGCAAATCAACTAACTATTCCACAAGGGACAAACCCTATGAATGTAGACGAGTCTAAGATTGTAGCTTACTTAGAAGACAACCCAACCGTTACCTACAATTCCAATGTTGTTTTTGTAGATAAAGATGAAGATTATAAATTAGCTTACCTTATAGGTAAAGCAGTAGTTGATGTTCGGTATCGAGAAAGACCTGCAGTTTCTGAAACTGACTCTGCAGAAGAAGTTAAAGATAAAATCAACAAGATTAAGTCTGCAACTTCTATTGAGTCTGACGAAGTAGTTCTTGCTTTGTTGGGAAATATGACAGAGACGGTCAAAGTTTCGGACTAATTAGTTGGTTTCCTTGACAAACTTACTAAGGTTTGCTATACTAAACAACAGACTGCATAACACAGACAAAGAAAGTGATTGAACTTCAGTTCTCACTTTTCTTTTGTTTTGTTGCACAAATTAAGGATTTGTGGTAAAATAGTTTAAATTGACCGTTATAAATTTAGTTAGAAAGGAGATAATTATGTCAACAGTAATTACAGTAAAAACTTATACCCGAGCAACTGTGGGAGACCCTTGCGCTTGGTCTGAGTTATCAACATTTACGACTGATAGTTTATACGATGCTATTTTCACGCATTTTAATCAGATTGATGATGTAACACTTAGGGTATTTTTGAGCGAATTAAACCGCTACGGTTCAGCAACTTTGCAAAGTGCTACAGTATTAGTAAAAATTAGCTATACAGGTGCTTTTCCAGAGAAAGATTGGTAAACAGATGAGTGTAGAACAAAGATTAAAAGAAGTTGGGATTTCCTCTGAGGTAGGATATCTCTTCCCAAAAACGTGCAGTCATTGTAATGTAAAATACGAATTGAGTTTGGATTTATCAGTCTTAAAATGTCCTAACCCGTTCTGTAGAGGATTGTACTATCAACGTGCAGTAACTTTTTGTGAGGTATTAGGTCTAACTCAGTTTAGCTATAGCTTCTTTGAACGCTTAGTGTCTGATTTTGCTTGGAAGTCGGAGTTCATTTCAGACTTTTACAACCTAGATAAAATTTCGGTTGAGATTTCAGATTTGGATTTCCGCTCTCGTTTTGAATTATTCAAACTAGAGATTGAACGGTTAAAACAAGATTTAACTTTAGAGCAGTATTTGACTTCACTTGCACTACCTATGATAGAGGACATCATTCCTACAATCTGTGAGCGATATGAAAACCTAGAGGAATTTTACGCAGAGTTAGATATTGTCTTAGATTTTGATGGTTACTTGACTATCTTTGGATTGAGCGTAGGTTCTGAGGATTTGATATTGCGGTATCTCGAAATTTTCAACATTTACCGTAGAGACTTATTAGGTTACAAATTGTAGTTTAGATAGATTAGATAGGTGGTGAGAATAGAATGATGCTTATAGTGGATAAACGTTATGTGGTTTTAGAGTGGAAAACAACCAACCCTAACGTTTATATTGAAGATACAGTGGATTTACAAACTCGAATTGATCTGACTCGTAAGTTGAACCAAGGTGCTTATGATGTGGTTGTAGAACCAATACCAGAGGGTGTATTGAAAGACTTAGTACATGAAAAGGTTACAGTTTTGGTTGTACCAACTAAAGCGACAATGGTTTATTATGAGCGAACTGGAAAGATACCAGAGTTTTTATTTGTGGAGAGTATTCTAGGTGGTTAAATTAGGTCAAAAAGGACAAGAGTTACTGCGGTATCTAACTGCATTTTTCGACAAATATGTTGAAGGAGACGGTTCTCTCAGTGTCCAAGTCAATTCAGAAACTACAACAGAAGAGCAAGCCTTATTTTTAGAGAATAATCAAAAGCTCCTTAAATCGGTAGGTTTGTTGGATACCAGTCATTCTGTAAAAGATTTAGGCATGTCCAAACGAGAGCGAGAATTGGAAGGTTCTTTTTACACTCCTTTGTTTTGGGGTCGTAAGGCTCATGAACTCCTAAGTGATATTCCAAATTTGGAAGATTATGTAGTGTGGGACGCTTCATGTGGTACTGGAAACCTCTTGATTGAGTTTCCTAAGTGTAAGCACATGTACTTGTCTACTCTTCATGAGGAAGATGTGCGCTTGACAAAAGAGCGCTTTGAGAAAGAACGCCCAGACTTAGAAACAACAGTCTTTCAACTAGACTTTTTAGGTTCTACTGATTCGCCACTGATTCAAAACTTCTCAAGACAACTTCCAGAGAGTTTGCAGAGAGTTTTACAGAACAATGAAAAACTCATTATTTTGATGAACCCTCCATACTCCACTAGAGGGGTATCCACATCGGTAGCAAAACGCTTAAGTTCCTTGAAATTAAAAGGTTACGCAGCCGACTTATATAGTCAGTTCATGTGGCAAGTAAAGAACTTGGTGCAAGTGCATCACTTAACACAAGCAGAGTTAATTTGGATGGTTCCAGTTTCGTTTCTTTTGAATCACAGAACTTTTGAAGTTCGGAAAGATTACGCAACGGACTTTGAGTTTCATAGTGGCTTTATGTCTCCCCTTGCTGATTTTCAAGGTAGTGCTGATGTAGGAGCGAACTACTTGTGTACTACACGTTGGTCTACGACTTATAAGGGTTCAAAGGACTTAGTTGAGTTACCTGTTTACTCTCCTAGTGGAGATTTACTCTATAATCAACCGCTTTACTTAAAAACTCATAGGAAAACTGCAAGTGATTGGGTTAAGGGTCTCCACACTCGAAATCACATTTCCTTGCAACAAATTGATAGTAAAGGTACTATCGTTTCAAATGACTTATCTCCAAGACAATACACTCCTTTAGGCGTGTTTCAATTCTCTAGCTTGTCTTATTTAAGTTTAGCTAAGAACTTGGTTACAACTTGTGAGATATTCAGTATGGAAGGTCGAGCTACAAGGTCAATTAAAGAAGAGTATTTCCCAATGTTAACTTACCTTTACGCTTTGAAATTCACACGTGATATCCCAGTAGAAGTAGCAACTTCCCAAACCAAGATTCCTAAGTTTGAGGAGGTTTGGAACAAGATTTATCCGAACTTTGCTTTATTGTTCTTTATCAACCGTGAACTTTATGGGTTGTCATTAAGAGATGTAGGTTTTATGAACAAGGAAAACTACATTAATCCTTTCTTCTTTGTGTCTAAAGATAAAGTCAAACAAGCGATTGAAGAGAATACAGACTTGGAGTCAAGAGTTGCTTTGATGAAGGACTATGAACTTTGGGTATCAAAAGGCGCTTGTCCTCAATTTTATAGAGAAGTTATTGAAGATGCCTTAAACTCTCCTGATTTGTTACCTTTGTTTAGAGAAGTTTATGAGCATTTGGAAGAGTTCTATTTAGAGGGTATCCGCAATCGCCGAGTAAACTCGGAAGTGCGCCTAACAAGTGCGGTGGACTTAGGTTTCCATCAACTAAAAGACTTAAAAGAAGTTCCAAATAGCGAAGTTAAAGCATTTTTAGACCACCAGCGAGAGATGAAAGCAGTGGTTGTTGAAATGTTGCAAACTCTTAATTATGAAATTTAAGAAAATTCCCCTAAAACTTGACCTTTAGGGGAATTTCTGCTATAATGGTTTTTAGAAATTAGAAAAAGAAGGAGACAGAAACTTTGGCAATTCATTTAGATGATTTATTAAATCCAGAGGCGCAGTTCGCTTCTGTTTTAGTCTACGGAAAAAGTACACGGTATCTTTCTTTAGTTTCTAATTTGGTTAAGAAACGCTTTCAAGTAGACTCTTCTTCAGTTATTCGAGTAAATGACTTAAATGAGTTACCAAAGATGGACGCATCGATTCAAATTCGTCCATTTCGTTCTCCTTACCGTCTATTTGTTGTAGATGAACAAAAGACAGAGTTAGCAGAAACAACTGTGAAGTTTTTACAAAGTATTGTAGGGTTCACACGCTTGGTTGTAGGTTATAAGAACTACAAACTCTTTCAAAACGTTCGCTACAATAAAGAACTGGTTGATTTTCAACCAGATATTATGTTCAGTACCTATATGACTCAAAGTGAGTTCCAATACATTTATGATGTGACGACCAGGGCTAAGGGTTCTGTGAAATTATCTGAGAAAATGTATGGGGTCGTTACCAAGCGGTATCTCCGAGACATTGATGCAGTTTTTACGATTTTATCGAGCTTAAAAGATGGTATTGAAATTAGAGACAATGCGACTTTGGTGCAATTAGCTGGTGTAGGGTCTCTTCAAATTGAGCGTGTGGCTTTAAGTATGTTAACCTCAACCACTAAAACGAAGAGAGGTTTGGATCAATACAAGAAGAAACAACTGCAGAGTTTGTTAGAGTTGTCTCATCATAGAAGTTTTGAGACAGTTCGTAAGTCTCTGTTAGAGTCTTTTAAGGCGATTTTGATATTAAAAGAATTATTAGTTGAAGGCAAGATTTACCCAGAGATCGGTTTGTTACCTGATATGAGTAAGTACAACAACTATCGAATTGGGAAATACGCTCGCTTTTTGGAACAAATTGATAGTTTGTCTATGACGGAGATTGTAAACTTTATGTCCTTGGTAGGTAGTCGTAAGTGGTCGGAGGAGTTCCACGTGGTATCTTTTGTCTTGCAAGCGACTAAACTAATTGGGGTGAAAAATGGGGGTGTTGTGCAGTGAGAGTAAAAGCAGTAAAGATAGACGATTATAAAGAGAATAAGGGGTTGCAGTTAGATGTGAATACTTCACCTGTTTGGCAGTTTCTTGTTTCTGAGGGTGGTTCTAGCTTTTTAAATTGGTTAAAACCAACTAAAGAGTATGTAAAGCCAAAAGTAGAGAATAAAGTTGGTTTCTTTAATTTGCTCTCTATGTTGGGGCAAGAAGTAGTTGAAGAGACAGGCTCTACTTCTTCGGAGGATTTCCAAGTAAACCCTTCTGTTTGCGCCATCGGGGTATCCTTAAAGGAGTTCCAATCCGATAAAAACAAGTGGCTTTCTTATGGTGTTCCTATCTTTGTTTCTGTTGATTTAGCTTCTAAGGATTTAATTGAGGTTCTTTCTTGGTTACAAGAGAGTGATTTAGTCGATGGGGTTACTTATGTACTAGATTTAAGTCTGAACTACACTAGTGTTCATGAACTAACTCAAATCTTGAAAGAACAGAAGATTTCAGAAGAGCAAGTTCGCTTAGTAGGTAATTGTGTCTTTAAGTATAAAGGTCAGAGCTATTGTGGTTTGTTCTCTCCTAGTTTTGCTAAGAGTTATAAGTTAGATTGGGTTTATGACTCGGAACCACATAAAGCAACTCAAGTCTTTCTAAGTAAAGACTCTTCAAGAGAAGTGCCGATTGAAGATTGTACCTACCCAAAGGTAGTTAGAACAGGCGGTATCTGATGTTTCTAACAGGTTGTTTTATGGAAAGTATGAATAGTACCTTATCAGAGCATAGTTTGGAGTTGGTAGGTCAGTATTTACCTAAGACTAAACATATCAACTATGTCAAAGACTCTTTATACACTTTGGTGACAAAGCGTTTGGATAAAGAGTGGGCAGGTATGAGCGAAAAACAATTTATTTACACAGGTTGGGACGAAAGCGTCCGAGCAAGTGTTCACACGAAACTAGATAAAATTCGCCACGGTGAGTTTAATATTGGTGTCCGAGAAGATGGAGAGTCTAAGCTACCGTCGGGAGTTGTAGATGAAACCACCTTGAGTTCTGAGATGTCCTTGGTTCCTCAGTCTGTCCACCGTTGGGAGGTATTTCTAAATAAGTTGACCGTAGACACTTTTGACTTCCGAGTTGAGTTAGCAGAACTAATTGAAGAATACAATAGGGTATCCCGATTTTTCGAGAACACTTATGGTCTCAATTTCCGCCTTCTGTTGAAGAAAGTGTTAGAAGGTGATAGAGATAGCCAAGAGTATTTGGTAGATATTTTGTCTGAGGAAAATGATAAGGTCTTCGTAGAAACTCTAGGAGAGTTATTGCACTATGATGAGTTCAAAGACTTTATTTATAGTGATGTAGACAAGAGTTTAGAAGTAGGGGTGTTATATGAGTGAGCCTTTGATTTTAAATCCTTACTCCAAACAAGTGAACTTAGACAAATCTTTGCTTTTAGTGGTAGCTCTTGATTTAAGTAAGAAGTGGTATCCCCTCGCTCGAAAATTGGGGTCTTATAAGACTTTAGAGAGTTTTCAAGATGTAGTCTTAAATCGCCTATTGAATTTAGAGGATATTGCACTAAGTCACTTAGAAGGTTATGTGAAGCATATAGCTCGAAGAAATATCAGTCAACCAACTGAGGTTTTGGTAGAAGATTTTGAAGTATATGACTTTGATAAAGACTTCTCCCCAAGCACTGTAAAGACAAATAAAGGCATTGAGTCCTTTTGGTTTAATTGGTTAGATTCATTAAGAACAACACCTTTAAAACCTTTGAAAAATGAAGAGGAGTTGCTTTATTTACTAAAAGCAGTCTTGATATTGCGTTTTATTGAGTCTAAAGGGTTGATTGAACAATCTACTCTTGAAACTAAGTCAGTTACCTTGCGGTATCGCACTTGGTGGTCGCAATTCCTAGTGTCTTTAGTAGGTCGAGTGGGTTTGCCTAGTGAAGAAGTGGAGAAGAGAGTTTCCACGTGGCTTAGTTATTATCTGCAGTGTGAGAAAGTTTTGATTGAAGCGAGTCTTCTTTATTTGAAAGTGGAGAGTCACTTGGTTGATAGTGGGTTGTGTTATAAAAAGCAACCGATAAGGACTCGCATGAAAGAGGATAAACTGTCTGTGAGCGGTTCTAATTCATACACGATTTACAAGTTAGATACAAGTGCTTATGTTGATAAACTCTTTGATTATTACTTCGGAGAGAGTGCGGTATCCCACAGTTTCCGACTTGACTTAGGTTCTCAGACTTTTTATAATATTCCCTACAAAGGTTATGTATTGAAAGGGGATTTAGAAGAGTTGATTTTAGAAACTCTTGCAAGTTGGTTGGTGTTGAACTTCGATTGTCGCTTTATTGGGGTAGTTGGTTCAACTATGTACTTAGAGTTTAAAGAAGATAATGGAGAGTTTCCAGTCTTCTTAGTGTATTTCAAAGAAGTATTTCAGTTTGATTTAATTCCTTGTGGTAAGGAAGTTGAAATAGAAAGTTGAGGTCTTGTAAAGATGTTACAAGTAAGTATAGGTCAAAATAACGGATTTATGACTTGGGTATTCTACGCAGAAGGTCGCTTGGTTGAGCGTAAGTCTGTGTCTGTTCCTAGAGAAACGAATACTCAGAAGTTGATTGAGTTCACAAAAGAAGCTCTAACTTCGGTGTTGAAGTATTTAGACACGCAAAAACACCCATACAATACAGAGTCGGTATTGTCTGTGGAAGTAGGTCGTAAAGTTATTGCTCGTTATTTGAATGAGCGGTATTGTAATTCGATTTATGTGAAAGACTTGGAAGATTTGTTGAAGGTTTTTAATCGTCTTCCAATTTCGGTAGAAGTGGAATACAATAAAGAAGCAGGATTTTTAATTGCAGACCGTTATAACAAAGAGAAGTATGTAACAGAACAAGCTACAAAACACACCTCTGCTTTGGATTGGTTTGATGAAGTGGAAGATTAACTCTTTTGCTTTAACTTAAACTAGATTAGAATTTGAAAGGAGACACGGTGCTTACCTCAGAGATTAAATTTACTTACAAAGGTCAAGACTACAACTACAAGGGGTATCTTTCGGATTTGACCCACGGCGGTCTCTTGCGTTTAGTAGCTCAAGATGGGGTTTCGGCTCAAATGCTCATGCAAGGTCAAGCAGAGCAACTAGGTCGAACTTATAGAACGGCTACCTTTTCAAGAGCTTCCTTTACGGTAGAACGCTTAATTAAACCAAAGGTTTTATTTGGAGAAGACGGTACGGACTTATCGGTTGCGAAGTCCTTCCAAAAACACCCTTCATTTGCTTTGTTTGCTTATTTGTACGCAGTATATAGCTACGCTAAAACCCTCAAAAATGAAATGAGGGGTAGCAAGGGTTTTTTGGCTTTGAGTTTGAAAGAGCTTGAAAATGTAGAGGATAGGGTTGAATTTGAAGTTCCTTTTGGAAAAGGTGTTATTGAGCGTAAATACGGTTTGGTTCGCTCTTTGCGTTTTGCAACTCAAGATTTAACAAGTGGCACGTCCTTAGAGTTCGGATTTGTAGAAGACTCGTCCTTTGAGTTTCTACCAAACCAAGAAAGGGTATCTCTCCTTGGTTCGGACGTTATTCGTATGGAATCGATTGGTACGGCTTATAAAACGGAGATTTCAAATAATCTAAGAAGACAGTTGTTAGGTCTTCCTAAGATTGAAGTTGTAACTGACTTGAAAGGGTTAGAAAGCTCAGTTAATCCATTCTACACTACAATGGCAGAGGTCATTGAGGTAGAGAACATGAAAGCCAAAGTCGAACAACGCACACCTCGAAACTTTGAGTGGGTTCGAGAGAGGGTTTTAAGTGGTAAATACCGAGTAGTTAAACCTCACGAAGTAGAAGAAGTATTTAAGCAACTTGAGAAAGATTACAAGAAAACTAAACTAACTGCGTTCGATACGGAGACCACAGGTTTGGACTTTACTTTTAGAGGATTTTACGGTAAAGGTTCGATGATGGTAGGGGCGGTCTTGTCAGCCAAACCTGGAACCTCTTACTATTTCCCTTTAGCGCATAAGAAGTTCCCAAATGTCTGTGGGGGTGATATTGAACTCTTTGTAGAGAAATACTTACAACCCTATTTAGGAGATAAAAAGGTTGTAGCCCACAACAACATCTTCGACTGGAAGGTGGGGTATCGTCACGGTCTCGTCTACGATTGTTGGCTTGATACACTTGTTGCCATGCGTAAAACTTACTCAGCACGAGATAATGAAGAGTACGGTTTGAAAGCTGTAACCGATAAGTTCTTGCATAGAGAAGCGGTAGAGCTTGATGATTTGACTAAGTGTGGTTCTTATGAAAAATGTGGTGGTACATTTGATGAACTAGAAGAAGAGCTTGTAGCTTTCTATGCCTGTCCCGATGCGGACAATACCTTGTGTATTGCTCTTTATTTCTTAGAGAATGATATACTTGGTAAGTCTGGTTTTGACATGATGCAAGCAGTAGTACATGATAGTCGCTTCACTTGTGTAGCTGCTTATTCAGAGTTTTACGGAATGCATCTAAATTTGGAGTCCGTTCCACATTTGCGCTTGCACTACGGTAAGCAGTTGGTTCGAGAGTACCGAGACTTATTGGAGTTCTTAGCTATTCATGTACCTCAACACACAGAAGATGGTCTCTTTGCAATTCAAGCAAAAGCCAACTCTATGGTTCTTGGTTTGGACTATGACTTACCAGAGGGAGAAAAGGTTCTTCACTACAAATTTGAAGATTATCCTAATGTGTATATTGCACAAAAGAGTGGTTATTCTGTAAACTCTCCAATGAACAAAACCATTGCTTATGATTACCTAGGGTATCCTGAGCAAATCAGTAAAAAATCAGGAAATTCCACTCTTGATAAGACTGCTTTGAAGTTCTTGAACAAGGGTACAAAACCAGACAAGGAAAACTTCAGATTGAGCTTTGATGATTTCGTTACTCGCTCATTGAGTTTGCTTTCGTCTTGGTTAGGTCACACTCAGAGTAGAGAGAAGTTAGCTGAGTTAGAGAAAGATGAAAGTCAAAAGAAATTGGTACGTGGTCTTGCTCGTTTAACACGTTTGGTAGATACTAGACAGTTTGAAGAGTTAACCGACTTAGATAACGACACTCTTCGTATTGCGACTAAGTACATCTTTGGAGTAACTTTCGGTTATAAAACTAGGATTGAGTTTGAGGGTGAGAAGGGTTTCTTAGTTAAACCGGAAGAAAACGCACCTATTCACCCATTTACAGTCGTTTTGGAGTCTCCTCGTAACACTGCTCGTCTATTCACCAACTTCTTAGATAAGGTTGAAGAGAACTTTATTGAAGGGTTCTGTTTCCCATCTTTGGATATGTTCAAAGTCACAGGTCGTTTGTCAACTAAGAAACCAAATATTCAAGGGTTTGATGATACGATTAAGAAAGAGATGACGGCTCGAAACGGCTATTACATGGTCGATACAGATTATGCTTCTAAAGAAAACCGAGTAATTGCGATTATGTCGAAAGAGCAGTCCTTGATTGAAATGTTTAAGGATTGGCGCAATGACTACCACCGTTTCCAGTCTGCTCGATTAAATGGTCTCTTGCAAGAGCAGGTTACGGATAAACTGCGTAAGATGTCGAAAGGTCTTGTTTTCGGTATCAACTTCGGCATGTCGGATATGTCTCTCGGAGAAGTCCTCTTTGGAGAGCGTACAAGAGAAAATGCTCGCAAGGCAGCTCAAAAGAGAGAAGAGTTCTTCTCATTCCAACGTTCGGTTGAAGGTTGGTTCGAGAACAACGTTAAAACCGCTCTCAGCAAAGGATATTCAACTACGATTTTTGGTAGCAAACGTTTCTACAACAAGGATAGAGTCTCTAAGAGTCAAATCAGACGTTATGCTTTGAACCACCCGATCCAAGGTTCTGCGGCAGATATTTATAAAAAAGGCATGGTCGATTTATTCTCTGACTTGAAAGAACAAGGGTATTTAGGAAAAATATTGCTCACTGGTTTCATTCATGATGAAGCGACTATTGAGGTTCACAACACCATTCACCCTCATGTGGTTTTAGGTTTGATTCGTAAGAATCTTATGGTTGAAATTGAGGGTGGTTGTCCATTAGATTTAGGTTTCGGAGTAGGTCATTCTTGGTACACTGCGAAGAAAACCGAGTGGCAAGTTGGACTTCAAGAGCTTATGGAGTGGAACTTAGATGCCTATGATTGGGATGGTGATATTGATAAGTTCATGGTTTGGGCAGAACAGCGCATTCATGAGTTCAACGCAGAAGATGTGGAGAACAAATTGCGTTCTACTGCATTTACGGAAGACACGATTGAACAAGACCGAGTGTTCCCAGTAAACTACGCTTTGGAATTGAACAAGTATTTGTTGGGTGAACTTACGAAGACTGACCACAGTTGGCAACAAGCCAGCGGTATCCTCGACTTCCCAGATACTTTCGAGGACTTAAGTGGTGGTGAGCGTAAAGAGTTTATTTACTTGCATTTACCTGACTTGCATATTCATAAACGTTTGCAACTCTTTTGGAACATGAGAAACGGCTTTGAACAGTCTATTATCAAAGAATACCGAGACTTGTCTGACTTAGAAACTGTTCAAAAACGAGCAGTTGCAACAGAAAGTCAAGAAGCAGAAGAGAAGAAAAAAGAGCGTGAGCGTAGAGTTCAACTCTTGAAAGAGCATTTAATGGACTTTGGTTCTAAATTAAATGCAGATGGTTCTGTCTTATACTTGCAGTATAGTGAAGGTCTTTACGCAGAGTTAAATACCATGCTCTTACAAGATGAGGGTTCTGTTCCTTTGGTTAAGGTTATTCTCTACTTGCAGAGAGAAGATAAGTTTACACAACTCACGGGAGTCGGTATCCCTCAGGCACTGCTTTCTGATGTAGTTCGAACTGCTCGGCAGTTTGTTCTGTAATTTGAATTTAAACGTGTCTCAGAGGTCATATTTTGGCTTCTGAGCGATTTTAAGAAGTAGGGGGTAAATTTGTACCTCCTTTTTCTAAAATTCGTTAGAGAGCAAATGAGAGCCTTTAATGAATATATGGTGAAAACCTCAAGTCTGTCAAGAAATTTTCTCTTGTTTCTTGCATTTATTGGAGTTTAGTGCTATAATATTAGTAATTGATTATTGTAGGAGATTTATGTGTGATAGACGATTTATTAGATAACTTAGAAGTAACAAGCTCTGAGGAGCTTGAACAAGTTGATGAACTGAGTGATTTAGAAGAGTTAGAAGTAGGTTCAACAGACTCGATTAAAACTAATGAAGAGGTTGTAGCTGAGTTACAAAGTAAAGAGAAACAAGTAGCTCGTATTGGTTTTGAGTTGGAGAAAGGGTATCCCTTGTTTGAAGTGCGTCTAACCCCAGAGTCTCAAATGTCTACCGTCACTATGGATGCAATTAAAGGTTTGATTTCGTCAAGTACACGTGAGACTAAAAACTTTGAAGACTTTGAGAAAGAGTCAGAGACAGGAGAGAAGTCTGTTGAAGTTTGTATGACTTTAGTTCTTGCGATTGACCCAAATGAAGCTCCAAAAGAGAAAGTGATTGGTTACTTCAAGAAAGAGAAGTTGCGCCATTTATATCAGTTGGTTCGCAATTTAGAACATAAATTTTATTTGGATAAAGACCGAGGTTTCTCAGGTCAAAAGATGTTAGCAATTTTGTAGAATATAAGTGAGGTCGCGGTATCAATGGTTTCCGTAGCAACAGATTTTCCATATACACTTGGGTTAAAAGAGAAGTTTAAGGGTCTTTTGACAGACGTTACTTCTTTCCAACAAGAACAAGAGAACTTGTTAGAAACAAGTGTAGATATGATTGAGGGTGGTTCTAAATATAAACTCTCAGTAACCTTAGAAGCACAAGGAGAAGTGCAAACGATTGGTTTGCTCTGCGATGATGTTTCTGCTTTGGTTTCAGAGTTCCGAGCTATTTTCCATCAGTATTTAGGAGAAGACGCACCTCTTTACAAAGTGGTTGAAAAGCGCTTTGGAGAGAAGGTTGAAAGCAATTCTTTAGATGCAGTTTCGTATTTGGTGATGGTTGATAAAGATGTTTATTGGAATATCTTTGTTACCTTGACTTACTTAGGATAAAGCGTATGAAACAATTTGATTTATTGAATGAAGTAGCAAAAGAGGGGCGAATTTCTTCGCTCACTCTTTCTGTGTATTTAGTGAGTGAAGTAGACCCTCGTAAATTCTTCCGAGAAGGTGTAAAGGTCTCGTCAGCAATTAAGATTGTACAAGCAAGAGCGCTCTTGGGGTATCATAAAGCTTACGGAGAGTTGATTACAGAAGGGTTTATCTATGTCAGCGTTCCAAAAGACCAACCACTAGGACAGATTGTTCACTTAACTGGAACTTTAAATCCAGTAACCTTTGAAGCTTACTCTCCAGAGCTTTCTTTACTAAGATTTGCGAAAGTAGATGGTCGTTGGGTTGTTCGAGCTTGTATGTGCAAACCTTATGAAGAAAGTCCTTACAAGGAAGACTTAGCAGTACGAACTTTAAAGAAATGGCCAGAGGTTCCTTATGCTTTAACAAGTGCGTCAGGCTTGGTGTATCCTCGGACGATTGGCTTTGATAGAGAGGTTTTGTATAGTGTAAGTGATGACTTAGTAGGTAGTGAGTTAGAACACTCTAAACCACAATTAGGTTCCACACACTTGGCTTTAACCTCAACTCAAAAAGCAGTCTTAGAAGATATGTTGACTTTCCCAGTTCTCCAACTTCAAGTAGAAAATGAAATGATATTGGAACCAGAGGTTTTAGGAGAGTGGTTGAAGTCTCAAGTAAAAGGTCGCAACTTACGAGTATTTGATTTGCGGGGTCGAGCTTTGCCAATGAGTGAGGTCTTGAAGAAGTTAAAAGGAGAAACAGGTTTCACATTAGAGACACAGTTCGTACTCCTTGTGTCACAAGTAATTGAGGGTATCCCTTATGTCCAGATAGGAACAGTGAGGTAGCAATTTGGGAACAGTAAAGTATAGTTCAAAAGATAACAAGCACTTTCTTATTTTGGAATTGAGTAAGAAAGAACAAGTCAATGAGGGTATTGTCAACGCTCTGCGTTCAAGTGGGTTCATGACAAGTGTACCATTTGAATACAATGAGAAAAAGCGTGCCTTTCGTTATGATTTAGAGGGTTTGATTTCATTAAGAGTTCGACTCGGTTCAGCTATTACGATTGATGAGTTTTACTTATTGATTGCAAATATTTACCGTTCGGTTTTACAACTTTCAAATGACCTACAAATTCCACCTTCATTTTTAGATTGGTCACCAGATAGTATTTTCTTAGATGTTTCAGGGAATATTTACTTTTTGGTTTACCCTTTGAATTTGAAAACAGTAGAGGGTTCAGGGTTTTATGGTTTAGTTCGAACGTTATTGAAAAATGCAAAACCTTTCCAAAACGTTGATGAACAAGGTCTAAGTCGTCTTCTAGGTTTTCTTGATATGGTTGAGCGAAAAGAGGTTGAACCAGAGAACTTCATTTACAATTTAGGTCAAGAGTCTCTGCGGTATCGATCAGAAAACTTGCTCTCTTATAGCTCTCCACAGTTGAAATTGATTTTAGAGGGTGTTGAAGCGATTGAAGAAGAGCTTGCACCAGAGGTAGTCACTGAGGTTGTAGGTGGAGTTGAGTTAGATTTAACTGCGTTAGATACTGAAATGATTGAGCGTACTGGTTTGCTTGATGAAGACACTTCTGACTTTGATGAGGGAGAATTGACTTCTGTACTTGATGACTCAGATACAGTAGCTCCAACTCGCAGATACCACAAAGTTGGGTATTTAACACGTGAGAGTGGAGAAAGTTTTGAGTTAGATAGTCGAAGTGGGGTGGATACTTGGGTCTTTGGTAAGCGCCCTAAAGCGATTGACGGTGTAGAAGATTCGATTGCCTTTAGAGAGAATAAGTACATGTCAGGTACTCACTTCAAGATTATCTATGAGGAAGAAGAAAGCACTTTCTATGTGGAAGACATGGGTTCTACGAATGGCACTTGGTTGAAAAACTTTGTGGATAGAGGTACTGAGTGGAGAACGGAAGAGCGCATTTTCGCAAGAGATTTGAGAGAGCTTCACGATGGAGCCACTTTGAAGATTGCTAAAGAAGAAGTAACATTTAGAGTGAAAGAGGTTTAGATTAGATGAGACTAGAGTTTTATTCAGACCGAGGTGGTTACAACGGCACTTCAAGGGTCAAAGGGTATCGCGAAAAGAACGAGGACACTATAGGGTGCTTCAAGGTTTCAGGTGTAGAACTTGGAGAACAACCAGTTTATGTCCTAGTCGTCTGTGACGGTATGGGTGGCGGTGTGCGTGGTAAATACGCTTCTTCACTCACTGTTCAGTCTATTCGCACTGCAGTAGAGTCTATTGCAGAGAAGAAACCTTCCCAAACATGGTTGGAAGCGATAGCAGAGGTTGTTTCTCAAGGTATTTACCGAGCGCACTCTCGTTTATGTGATGAATTTGCAAATGTAAAAGGCACATCAGCCACAACTTGTACAGTCGGTATCGTGCAAGGTTCTCAGTTTTTAACTCTTCAAGTAGGTGATTCTCGTTTGTATGTGTTAAATCAAAGAGGTTTGCACTTGCAAACAGAGGATGACTCTTGGGCTTTCAATCAGTTGAAAGAAGGAAACATGACGGAAGCAGAAATTAAGAAACATCCTAACCGGCACAAGATTACAAAAGCAGTTGGTGTGAGTAGAGGTTTCCGTGTGCAACAGTCTTCACTTTTGGAGTTGAAAGTAGGAGAGGGTATCCTCTTGACCTCAGACGGTTTTTCTGAGTTTTTAACAAAGGAAAAAGCGAAGTTGATTTGGTCAAAAGAAAACCAATTAGAGTCTATGTCTCGTATGATGATTGGTGAAGGTCAAAAAGATAACATTTCGGCAATTTTTTATATGCCATAAAGATTTCGGTAGTTTAGATAGATTAGATTAGGTAGGTAGCAGTAAATGACGATTGACATTAAAACATTAGGTAGACACCAAGGTTCATTCCTTTTGCAAGGTTTGAGTATTAGTAAAACTCGCAATGAAACAGATATGTTGCAAGGAACAATTATTGTTCGAGGTGGTGACTCTATTCGTTTTGTGTGTTTTGATAATGTGATTGTGTCTCAATTCAAAGAAAACGGAGTCACAAGCATTTATGTAAGTGACGGTGACGTTACCATTCAAAACTATAATGAGAGTTTGTCAGCTAAGTTAGAGGGTATCCGTGGTTTGTCTGCGGACTACAACCCTTCTGAGTTTATGGAAGTTATTGATCCAAGTAAAAACGCTCATGAAATTGGTGCTTTGGTTCGCAGACTGATGACTGAGAAAGGCGCTCAGTTGACTCTGCACATGTTAAGTGACAGAGGGAAAGAGTTGAGTGTTGCTATGGCTGCTCAATATGGTGGGTATCATGACGGCAAAGTCGGAGGTTTGCTGAACCATATTCGCAAACTATTGAGATACGCAGAAGTTGCTATGACTGAATATGAGTTGCTTCATACTATGAGTCCTGAAGAGCGTGATTTGGTCATTCTAGGTTTAGTAGTTCATGACTTTGGTAAGATTTTAGAGTTGAAAAACGGTGCTTATACTGAGATTTCGATTGTTCCTCACACTTATTTAGGAATTGAGATTATTTCTAAATACAAAGACTTGATTGAAGAAACTTACAATGAAATGTTTTATCGTGAGTTACAAGCAATTATTTTAGAACACCACGGAGAGTTTGGAGAGCGCCCTAAAACAGTCTACGCTTACTTAGTTCATGTCATTGACTTACTTGATTCAAGGGTATCCGGTTTGCAGCGCAAAGTCGAAGGTCTTGAGTTAGGAGACACAACTAATGTCGCCTTTGATGGTTACAAATTGCAGTTTAACCGTTACGATGCAAGTAATACAGGTACTTACCCAACTGCACCAAAACAAGAAGTTGCCACTCCAACTGAAGAAACAACTGAAAGTATTGATTAGTTTGATTTGGTGTGGTACAATAACACTAAGTAAACAAGTAAAGAGGATTGAATTATCCTCTTTTTCCTTAGTAAAATTAAAAGAAGGGAGAACCTTTCATGTATGAAAGAAAACGGATAGTTCAGTACAAAGCGATTTACTTTCTGATTGCGTTTTTCTTTGTGTTCTTAGCGATTTTAATACTATTTGCAGGGTATTTTAGCCCAGTTAAAGAAATTGCACCAGATAAAAACCAAGAGCGCCAACAGACGATTGCAAAAGGAGTAACAGATAAAGATTTATCATTCGACCAACTTCCAAGTTTGGAGTCGGTATCCGAAAGTTCGCCTACAACTGACTTTCTTTATACTAAAGAATACCAGTTGAGTCGTTTAGAGGGTCAATACAAGTTAGCTGAGTTAGAAAGTGTCTTAGCAAAACTAGGAGAAGATTTTACCTTAACTCAACCAGTAGGTAAAGTTGACGGTGATTCTACTCTGGTTACATTTCGCTCAAACAACTATGAGCTGACTTACTCTTTAACAAAAGGTTTAGTTGGGGTAGGCTTTAAAGGTTCTGCAAAACTAGATTTGCTTGTACCAAAGTTGTTTAGAGGAAAACAATTAACTGAGTTAGAAAGCAAAGGTTACACTAAGATTGACACAACTAAGACAGGGTATCATTACTTTGCACACCCTAAGTTTCAGTTGAATTAGAAAGGAGTCTCATTCATGAAAAAACAAGTAGCTTTAATAAGTTTATGTAGTATTGTCTTGAGTAGTTCTCCTTTCATGTTGAACTCAACACGTGTGTTAGCAGAAGAGAACAAACCAAGTCAAACTCAAGGTATTTTGACAAAGACTTTAGAGAAAGAAAAAGAGGAAGTCAAAACACAAGCAGAGAAAGTAGGGTTTTTACCAAGTGTTCTCATGGCTCTGTGGGTTCGTAATACGGACTTTGGCTTAAATCCATCTAAGTTCTCGGTATCCGATTTCGTCTCGGAATTGGTAAGTAGTGACTCAGAGTTAGCTCAACGTTTGTTAGAGACAGGTAGTGCTGATGAAGCAGTAGCTCTCTTGTTTAAGTATAAATACAGTTCAGAAAGTGACTTTGTAGGTTCTATGAACTCTGCTTTGTCTTTACCTTATGTGAAAGGTTTAGATAAAGAAATTTACTCCAAAGGGGTTAAACCTCTTTATGACAAAGAAGAGTTGAAAAAAGGTAAACAACACCGACTCTCTTGGATATCCCTCAATCAAGACGCGGACGTTCCAAAGGAACAACAAGAGTCTCAAGCAGATAGCACTTTGGCTTTTGAGCGTGTAGGAGAAAAGCGCCTAGCAGAAAGCAATAGTGTAGGTTTCTTATTACCGAATAAAGACAAACAGTGGTGGCAGTTTTGGAAGAAGGGATTAGCTGAAAGTAAGATAACCTTTGAAAAAGAACCAGTTAATGCACCTCAAAATGTTCTAGCTATTGCAAGTGTATTCGCTAAGAAGTTAGGTTGGTCTTTTGAAGGTGCAACTGTGGTAAGAACTTCAAATGGTTTATATGCAGTCGGATCAGATAGTCAAAAAGTGCTAGTAAATAAACTAGGTAAAGTAGTTGCCATTTGGACAAAAGAGTCTAAACCTTATGGTTTTGAAGGTGTTCAACAAATTATGAAAGGGGCCGGTGGGTATCTAACTATCGGCTTACGTTCAAGTAGTTTGTTGGAAGATATACCTAGTGTGGAGTTTGCTTTAAATAAAGAAGTTAAAGTAGATGAAAAACTCTTACAATTAAGTGCTACCGAAAAGGTAATTGGTACATTTACTTTATATGATGTAGGTGTTCGTTTTGTAGTAGTGGAAGATAGTTTAACGGGTTCTTATAAAGTTCTTTCAGAGTTTGGAGGACAAGTAGGTTCCTCAAATAAAGACGATATAAAAGGTGGTAACTTGGAGGATTTAGCAGTTTACACTCCAATTAAAACGGAGGTAGGTGTTTTATGGGTACAAGTTTAAAGAAGCGCGTTATTTCAGGAGCTTTATTGGGTGCTACCTTACTTAGTTTGAGCAGCTCGGTATCCACAGTTTTTGCTGGGTACAATAACGTTGAAGATATTACAGAAGATGGTTGGAAGACCATTCGAGGAGCTGCTAAGAAAGCGAAAGAATTAGGTATCTCAGCAGAAGCTTTCGCTGGTATGATGGGGAACGCCAATGAAGAGTCTGCTTTTGATGCGACTTTGGAAGAACAAGGTAATGTAGCAAGTAGAGGTCTCGGTCTCTTTCAATGGACTGATACTGCAGGAAGTCCTCGAAGAACTCAATATGAGAATTGGGTGAAGGAGAAGGGGTACGATATTAAAGACCCAGCTACGGCGGGTGCAGCTTCCATTGAGTATATGGATAAAGAGATGCAAGGTAGCGGAGATTTTGGTTCTGCCTTTTGGTCTAGTTATATTCATGGAGTTTGGGGTCGAACTGAATTAAATCAGACTTCTAAGAGTTATGATGAGTTCAAAAAGACTACGAATGTAAAAGGTGCTACACATGACTTCGTTGCTGCCTTTGAAAGACCTGCTGCTGACACCTTAGATAAACGTGCTAAAATGGCAGAAGGTATTTATGAGCGTATTAAAGATGAGTATGGAACTGTAAGTGGATCAGATGAGAGCGGAGGTAAGAAAAAGAAAGACTCCGTATCCGACAACCTAAAACGTTGGTCTGAGGACGCCATTCCGAACATGCCTAAAGACCGTGACTATGGCAAAGAAGAACAAGGCTTTAAAGGTCGCTTAGATAAGATTGAGAAATTGAAAGGCGATGAAGCTACAAGTATTGCTAAATGGAAAGAAGAGCGTGAAGTCTCTCTACAAAAGAGAACGATTAAAGGCGCACGTTTAGTAGTTATGGTCTTGTCTATGTTAGCTCTTGTGTATCCTTCTATTCTCTTGTTGGCTTATGTAGTGGACTCTTGGTTTGTTTATATTGATAGTCCAGCGATGAGGGTTGTAACCTTTAACTATAGAGCGATTGAACAAAACCGTAACGGTTCAGGCGGTTTATGGTTCGCAGATAAGAAAGAAAATGCGAAGTTGAAGACGAAGCGTTTAGGTTTAGGTGATACATTGATTTGGGCTGCAATCTTTAGTTTAGCTGGTGTTTTAGGTGTTTCCGGTATCATGTATGAAACCGCAGGTAGTATTTGGCAGTTTATTTCGGATTCCATTGGTTATGTAATCCGCGGTTAGTAGAAAGTAGGTAGTTTATTTGGCTATTAGAACATACTTAAAAGTAGGAGATATAGTTGAAGGCTCTTGGGAAGTCATAAAGCAAATTGGACAAGGTGGTTCTGCGACTGTATATTTAGTTCGAGACATTGAATTGAACCGTCTTTTGGCTTTAAAAGAAGTCCCAGTTAGAGGTACAAAAGAGGGTGAGAGACAAGCTAGAGCGGTAATTGCAGAGGTTAATTTATTGAAGTCTTTGTCTCACCCTTCTATTCCTCGTATTATTAAAATGACAAAAGATGACCATTCTTTGTTGATTGTAATGGACTATATTGAGGGGTACTCATTAAGAGATTTGATTGCTAAAACAACATACATAGATGAAAAGTCTATTGTCCGTTGGGGGTTAGCTTTGTGTGATACCTTGAAATATTTGCACAATCGCAATCCTAAAGTGATTTACCGAGACTTAAAACCTCACAATGTGATGTTGTCGAACGAAAATCACTTGTTCCTCATGGACTTCGGTATCTCACGTGAGGTCGGACCTGATTTTGATTACCGTAGTGAGCCAAAACTAGGTACAAAAGGTTATGCAGCCCCAGAGATGCGCACAAAAGAAGCTTGGTTCGATGAGCGCTCTGATATTTACGCTTTGGGTCGTACTTTGTATTTCTTAGCAACTCGAAACAGTCCGTCTATTGAAGTTTTACAAGATGGTCGCAAGTTACCGATTTTACCAATTCGACAATATGATGCTTCACGTTCGGTTGGTTTAGAGAAGATTATTGAAAAGGCAACTGCCTTTAAACCTCAAGACCGGTATCAGTCCGTCGAGGAAATGATTTATGACTTGAAGAACATTGATAAGATGTCTGAAGGTTACATTAAGAAGATTAAGAAGAGAGCCACAACGATTTATACCTTGTTTGGAACTTTGGTTCTAGGGGTATTGTTACTTGGAACGGGTGTCCTCTACTCTCAAATGTCTACAACGGACTCTTATAATCAAGCTTTGGCGACAGGTAAAACTTCTCAAGATATTGACTCCTTGTTAAAAGCAAGTAAGATTTTACCAAGTGAAGTTGAGCCTTACTTAGAGTTGGTTAAGATTTACCGTTCTAGCGGACACTTCACAAGTGAAGATGAATTTCAGTTGTTAGGTGCTTTGCAGTCGAATATTCCAAGCTTGAAAGGGAAAGAAGGAGCAGGAGACTTACTTTATCAAGTAGGTCAGTTGTACTGGTTCTATTACCCTCAAAATGGACAAACCAAGTCAGTTCCTTGGTTTGAGCAAGCTAAAGACTTTGGGGTATCCGATAAGAATCAGCATTTGCTTTCAATTTACTTAGAGTTAGGTACATTCAAGAAGGGCATTTTAAGTTCTATCACGGATAACTCAGATAGTGGTATGTACAAGAAGTATTGGTCTGCCTTAAGTGAATTAGAATCTGAGATGGGTTCAGACCCTCAACTACAGTTGACTTACTTGCAAAGTGTCTTTGATGTGATTGACTCATATTCAGGTGGTTTGAAGTCTGATGGGTTGACTTTAGAAGACTTGACTTCGGTGTTTGACAAGGCAGTAGCTTCGGTGTCCACATACACTGGCAAAACCGATGCTCAGAACAAAGCAAAAGCTGAGTTGCAAAATCGAGTTGAGACGGTTCGTAATAAGTTGAATACAACGTATGGAAAACGCTAATTGGAGGTAGGATAAATGAACATTTTTACAATTTTAGGAATCCTACTCATTGCGATTTCCTTGGTAGGTTTACTCATTATTTCGGCTAAGTATGGGATTAAACCAACTCTTGATATTTACACAGGCAGAGAGAAGAAAAAGGTTTTATCTCGTATTGAAGCTAGAAAAGGTCTAATTGGAGCAGAGCAGACTGCTGAGTTAGTTGAAAAATACTCAGCTATGGAAGGGGTATCCACAAGTGGTCGCTCTTTCGGTTCGGCTCACACTACAGGTTCTCTAACACAAGATTTATTTAAAAACCCAGAGAAAGTAGATGAATTACTAGGTGTTTTAATGGAGAACAACTCGGCAACTACTTCAAATTTAGAAGTAGATGAGTCTATTTCCTTGAATTACCATGAAGAAGAATACGAAGAAGAACAGACTGGTGTACTCGACTCTGATGAAAAAGAGACGGTAGCAGAGAGAAGAGAGCAAAGACAAGTAAACGCAGAGATTAAGAGGTCTTTATCTCTTCCAACTTCCACCAAGGGTATCCTCCAAGTGGCGACAATTTATGACAATATTGAACTTTGATGTAGAAAAGACTTGCATAATAAGTAAGTTGTGCTATAATGAAGTTTAGGTAAAGGGAGCTTACCTCCCTTTTTCGTTTAAAACTAGCAGAAAGACTGAGGAACAACGTACATGTCAAAAGAAATGAAGCGTAAGAAAGCCTTACGTTTGAGTGTGAAGAGAGGGGTAGTTGCAGCGGCAGCGGTAGCAACTGTAGCTACAGTTGGTTCTGTAGGTGCAGAGGAACAAGGTTTTGACCGAGTTTCACCTACGGTCACGATTGAGCCTACTACTCCAAGCAATAGCACTCCGACAAACAATAACAATACTGGAGATACAAACCAACCGGTATCCACTCCGAAATCGGGAACTACTCCGGCTCCTTCGGACACTCCAAAGGCAGAGGACACTCCAAAGGCAGAGGACACTCCAAAGGCAGAGGACACTCCAAAGGCAGAGGACACTCCAAAGGCAGATACACCCAAGGACATTAATACAGAGTCTAAAGATGAGTCTCCAAAAAATTCTGATCCTAATAGTGAGACTTCTGCACCAAGCACTTCTGAGCCTTCTCAGAATGCCCCAATTTCCCCCGAACAACCAGTAGAGGGTAATAATGAGGGTTCAACTCCAAATGCGCCTACAGGCGATTCTGAGGCTACTACGACACCTTCAAATCCGACAGAAGGAAACCCTAACACAGAAAGTCAACCACCGGTATCCAACCCTTCCGAGGGCGGCACTAGTGAAACTCCAACAACACCAAGTGAGCCAGCTACACCTCCAACAGAGGGTGGAACCACTGAGACCCCAACAACTCCTCCGACAGAAGGGGAAACGCCAAAAGACGGAGAGACACCAACAACTCCTCCAAGTGACGGTGGTATGATTGACACTCCAACAACCCCAACAACCCCTCCAAGTGAAGGGGAGAAACCTAGTGATCCAGTAACTCCTCCAACAGAGGGAGAAAAACCAAAAGAGGAAACTCCGACCACTCCAACACCGAGTGAGCCAACAACTCATCCAAGTGATGGAGATAAACCAAAAGAGGAAACGCCCTCAAATCCGAGTGAACCTGTAACGCCTCCGACTGAAGGAGAAAAACCTAAGGAGGAGCAACCTACAACCCCTCCAACAGAAGGAGATAAACCAAAGGAAGAAAATCCTAAAGAGGGTGACAAACCAAAAGAAGAGCAACCTACAACTCCGCCTACTGAGGGTGAGAAACCAAAAGAGGAAAAACCAACTGAGGTTAAACCTACGTTGACTTTCGATAATGATAAGGTTGTTGAAAAACAAGATAACACTTATAATGTAACTGCTAATGACAAACAAAAAGTCACAGTTACAGTACCAGAGGGTATCTCTCCTGACTCCGTGAAAATTGTACAAACATTAACAAACGGTACAGTTAACGAGTCTCAAGGTGCAAAAGGGGAAGTTCTCCCAGTAAACTCTACTTTGGAATTGGTTTATACAGACAAAGACGGAGTTGAACACAGAGAGCCACTAGGTTCGATTGTGGATAAAGGAACGCACGAAGTGGTTGCAAAATCAGAAGAGCGTTCGTTGGACTTGAGTGTAAAACCGACTTTAGAGGGAGACACACTCCCAGAGACTTTAACTCTAACAACTAAAGATGGGAAAACAACTTTAACCGCTTCATTGGTAAATGGAGTTTACCACTTTGATGGTTCAGTTTTACCAGAGGGTGAATATGACTTCACAATTAGTGACTCTGCGGTATCCCAATACGGTCGCAAATTCGGAAACCAAGTCTTCCACTTGAAAGGAAAAGAGCCAGAGGTTAACCCGACTCCAACCCCAACATCAGAGCCAACTCCGACTCCAACCCCAACACCAGAGGAGCCTACAAAACCTTCTGATGAGAAACCAAGTGAGCCGAGTGAACCAAGTAAACCTAGTGAACCGGCAAAACCTAGTGAAGATACAAAACCAACTCCTACACCAACTCCAAGTGAACCTACTAAACCAGTAGAGGACACTCCAAAGCCAAGTGTAGAAGATAACAAACCAACAGTTCCAGTTGCACCTGTAGTACCAACTACACCAACTGAGCCAGTTGTACCAACTACACCTACACAACCTACTGCACCGATTGTACCAGACACACCAATCGCTCCGTCACCAGCTCCGGTAGCTCCAAGTGACAATAACAACAGTACGGTAGGTGGAAACACAACCATTATCAACCCACAACCACAAGACCATGACAATACGAATGGTAATACAAACGCTCCAAGACCTAACGATAATATCAACATTGGCGGTGTTTCTAACCAAACAAACTATGTTGAAGGTCCTGATAAATTGACTGTTGGGGTATCCGGTGGTTCCGTCCAAAACGTTAAGGCTACAGTTTCTTCACAAGATGGTACAACAGAGTTGACAGGTCGAGTAGTCAATGGTTCTTTCGTAGCAGATAATCTACCAGAAAAAGATGGTGTTTATACAGTTAAAGTACAAGTAACTGATGATAAAGGTCAAGTTTCTGAGAAAACCATTACTTATGCAGTAAACAAAAACGGTTCAACTTACGATTGGTTGAACAAAGATGTAAATGGTGCGTATTACCAACGTTTGAGTGAGGATTTGAAACTCTCAGAACACTCAACTACACGACTAGATACAAGCAAGACTAAGTTTACCTTTACCTTAGACGGTAAAGTAGTGACTGTAGACTCAAGCTTGGTTAAAGTAGATGAGAAGAAAGAAGATGATGGTTCTTACACTTATACTTATACCTTTAACAAAGATGGCTTCAAAGAAAATGGGGTATGGTCAATTTCCGTTGCAACCGTAGACGTTGATGGTCACGCTTCTTCTTCAAATGCTTCGGTTCAGTTCCAATTTGTATTGGATAATATTGTACCTGAGTTGAAGATTGAAGGTGTCACAAACAATGGTAAGTATAACGCTGCAAAACACCAATTCAAAGTCTTGGTAAAAGACAATATTGGTTTGGCACGTGTTCGAGTTTTGGTAAACGGTAAAGTCTATGAGTTCACAAGAGAAGAGTTATTAAAAGGTGAGAAACTGATTGACCTTGAACACTCAGATAAACCTTATTCGATTGAAGTTGAGGTAGTGGACTTAGCAGGAAACACAACAACCCAAAAGGTTGAGGGTATCACTATTACTGCCACAACTGCCCAAGCACTTCTTGGTTCTGAGAACTTCAAATATGCAGTCGGAGCGTTAGGTTTAGGTCTCTTTGGTGGACTTCTAGCTTGGTGGCTTGCTGCGGTTCGTAAGCGTAAACGTAAAGAACGTGAATTGGAAGAGCTTCGTATTGGTGCGCATATTGTCACTGAAGCAGAAGGGTTGGTATCGTCAGGTAGCGGTTCAGCTTCAACTGGTCAACCAGAGGAAACTGGTGTAACGGAAACAAGTGAACTTGAGGATAGTGGTTCTGTAGCTTCTGAGTTGTTAGACTCAATCAAAGAAGAAGCGCCAGTAGTAGCAACTCCAACTATGGGTGGGGTTACAACCGATGATAGTTCTACATCAACTCTTCCACTAGATGAAACAGGTGTGGTTGCTGAAACTTCTGTATTAACAGATGAGTTCACAGATGTTCTTGGAGAAGAGACTTCTGAGCAAACTTCTATTTTGGAAGAAGAGACTTCTGAGCAAACTTCTGTATTGGATGAGGAGACTGCTGAACAAACTTCAATTCTTGACGAGGAGACTGCTGAACAAACTTCTGTATTAGCAGAAGAAACTGCAGAACAAACTTCTATTTTAGAAGATGAAGAACATACTTCTGTTTTAGAAGATGAAGAAAAAACTTCTGTACTTGCAGAAGACACTGAGGTTTTAGCGGAGGAAAAACCAAAAGCTAAGAAAAGAAAACCTCGCAAAAGAAAAGTGACTAAAGAAAAATAAGCTTTAGCATGTACGTTCGAGGACTGTTAAACGCAGTCCTCTTTTTATTTAGAAGGGATTTTTATTTATGATTAGAGATTTTGTGTTACCTTTGGTTTTAAAACGTTTGGTAAAGAAAACTGAAGGTTATAGTACCGATAAAATGTTGAGTTACTATGGTTCTATCAGAGAGCGAGTTTACGCAAACTTAATGCTGATTATCATTGCTCTGTTTTCAACTGTCAACTATGGTTTTACAGTTGGTTTTACTAAGTGGTCATTGTTTGTAGTGCTAGGTGTGATTATTCTAGGTCTTGCGGTATCTGTCTTTTACCACGCAGTTTTGTACTTACAAATCCGCAACTATTTAAACTTTATGTTTAAACCAATTACAGATGACTTAGAACGCCCAGAGAACTATTTTAAGCGTTTGTTACCTAATAATGAAGTTTCTATCAACCCATCTACTACAAGCGGTACAGAAGACAAATCTGAACCTTCTGAGGGTACTTCTGTGGCAGTTAAAACTGAAACTCAATCTGAGACAGAAGGAGATTGATTTGCTTTATGTCCAAAGATAAAACAAGCGTTTTAGGAGAGTTAACGGTTGAAGAGTTTGAGTTAGAGTCTAAACCTTTAAAAGAACCGACTTATACTCGCAGTCAGAAACCGAAGAAAAAAGAAGAGAGTGTTGTCTTTAAGTTTTTAAGAGGTTTCACGGTATCCTTTATTTTCGTCTTTGCTATTTTAATGATCTTGAAGTTGACCTTTAGTCCAATTAAGATTTCAGGTTCGTCAATGGACCCAGCTATGAAAGATGGTCAAGTTTGGTTTAGTACGATTAAAGAGTTCAAACACCCAAACAGAGGAGATATTGTCACTGCCTATAATGTTTTGGATCGTGTTCGCATTGTGAAGAGAGTTGTAGCAGTAGAAGGAGACCAAATAAAGGTCTTAGATAATGGAATTTATGTTAACGGTGCCTTAGAAGATAACTCAACTGAGACCAAGAAAATGGTGGAAGACACAACTACTTGGTTAGGTGCGCACAGAGGTTTAACAACCACCGTAGGAGAGGGTGAGTATTTCCTATTGGGAGACAATAGAGAAAACTCAGAGGATTCTCGTAAGAGCGGTATCTTCCCTTCGTCCACAATTCGGACGGTTGTAACTCTTCAAGCACCTGATTTGGTTAAAAATTTGCTAGATAAGAGCTTAAAGCAGTCGAATTAAGGAAAATTTTCGAATTTTCAAAGTCTCAGAAACGCTGATATATCAACGTTTTCAGCACAAACCTTTATAAATCAACACATTTTTAAAGAAATTTGAGTAAAACTGTTGACAGAACTGGGTTTGTGTGATATAATGTTTATTGTAAGTTAGCAAAAGAGCTAACGAATAAAGAAAGGAGCCACACATGGCTAACAAACAAGATTTGATTGCAAAAGTAGCAGAAGCTACTGAGTTTACTAAGAAAGACGCTGGACGTGCAGTTGAAGCTGTATTTGCAGCAGTTTCAGATTTCCTTGCTGAAGGTGAAAAAGTTCAACTTATCGGTTTTGGTAACTTTGAAGTTCGCGAACGTGCAGAACGTAAAGGTCGCAACCCACAAACTGGTAAAGAAATCACAATCGCTGCTACTAAAGTTCCAGCATTCAAAGCTGGTAAAGCTCTTAAAGAAGCGGTTAAATAATAAACTAATAGAAAGTAACTTTCGCTATTAGTGATTATCAGTTTAGGTTTTATCCCTTGAACCTTGGGTATCGTGTGAACACAGAGTTTTCACCTCTTAGCGGTTTGATTCCGTTAGATACTCATTGCAGTTTTTCGACTGCAAGCCTTTTTCCTAGAATTGAAAAACTTCGTTTAAGACGTGGTTGTCATGAGCTAGGCATAACGTAAAGGTAACGTAAAGCCGAATAGTTGCCTTTACGCTCTTGGTTCGATACTCAGACCAAGAGTCTCCGCACTGCCGGGTTCGGTATTTCCATTTACAAACATACACAGACATAAGGTGTGCATCGAATACTTGAATGGTTTTTGGAAACTTTAGTCATTGGTTTGGGTATTCAAGGGTGCGACGGGTCCCGGTGACGAAGGACGAACGCTCTTTTGGGGTTAATAGTTCTGCACCTAGTCGCAAACGGTCAAGTTGCTGACTTTATGAGGTTGGAGTCCTCACGTTTGTTTAGAGTTGAAACTTCGGCTCGAATCTTTGTTTGAACAAAGGTTTTTAGGATAGGAAAACTCCAAAAACCAATGAAAAATTTGGTTTCCCTTTCTTTAGGGTATCCTTCAAAGCGCGGATGGCGGAATTGGCAGACGCACACGATTTAAGCTCGTGCGAACTTTGGTTCATGGGGGTTCAAGTCCCCCTCTGTGCATTAAATATAGGTTCCATAGCTCAACTGGATAGAGCATTCGCCTTCTAAGCGAAAGGTTTTTGTAGGTTCGAACCCTACTGGAATCATTATAGTTTTGGGTGTAAATCCACATCATTATCTTTCTGAGACACATAAGGGAAGTGTAGTTTCTTAAACAATGACAAAGCGTTTAAGGAGCCAAAAATGATGAACTTGTAGTTATTTTCTCGCCTGAATTGAAATAAATACGGTTAGGGTATCGTTGATAGAGGTTAGCTTCCTTTTGAGATAGTCTAAAGAGATGGTAGTAAAACGGATGTTGTGTGGAAAACGGTTCTGAGTTAGGTTCGAAACTAACGTAAGAATTAAGGACACGTTTTAGATAATTACAAACTTACTATAGTTAGAACCGATAACTCAGTTGGTAGAGTTGCGGACTTTTAATCCGTTGGTCGCAGGTTCGAGTCCTGCTCGGTTCATGGCAAAAGGATTGCATTGACTTAGTTCATCGCAACTTAGGTTTAACGGCTGTGAAAGGTCGTTAAATCATTATGGTGCAAACATACTGTGCAACCGTTATGTGAGTGCTTGAGTTTCTTATATATCTAAGTAAGAACACCTTAGTGGAAGGTTTGAAATCCACTAACGCTCCTCAGCGATATGAGGTGACGCCAACGGTTCGATTAGTAGGCTTAAAGCTAGTCAGATAAGGTTGGTGAGGTTTACTGCATTCAAGCAGAGTATGTGCAGCAGGTTCAGAGTAGGTACAAATCCTGTCAGTAAACCCAGAACAAAACTCAGTTGCAAAACGGTGGAGACATCTCCTCTTATGGGCATCAAATTTGTCGTAGAAGCTGTTTTTAAATCCGATTGCTTTAGATGTCTAGGATATAAAGCAATAAAACGCACGGCAACGCCTATCTGACTAGACCGGGTAGGCAGTCAAAAACTTGTTGGTTCAACGGTTCTCCAACATAAGATACCAGGGCTGTTAAGGGTATCATTTTAGGCTTGGTAGCTCAGTTGGTAGTAGCGACAGATTGAAGCTCTGTGCGTCGCAGGTTCGAGTCCTGCTCAAGCCATAACCATTTAGATGGTTTCTCCTTTAGACTCGGTAGCTCAGTTGGGAGAGCATCTGTCTTACAAGCAGAAGGTCATTGGTTCGAACCCAGTTCGAGTCATAACTAACTATTCTCTAAGCGCGCAGATTATAGTTAGCGGAACCTGTTTTGGTTTTTTGAATCGTTTAGATTTAGTTTCAAGGAACAGAAAGTCCATAAAAGACAAAAACTTTATGAAACAAACGATACGCGTTCGTTTACAAACTTTGGTTTATTTTGAACTTGCTTTAACTTGATACCTCTTTTGTCAATGGGTATCGAATGAGAAATCAAGTTTCGCTTCTATTCAAACCAAACTCTTCCTTATGTTACTTTCGTTTAATTAGTAATTGTCAGCTTCTTACCAAACGGGTACATTAGGGAGTTCAATCCACCATAGCTCAGTTGGTAGAGCGCATGACTGTTAATCATGATGTCACTGGTTCGAGACCAGTTGGTGGAGTTCTATCGTGAGATGGAAACTTAAACTATTTGAATTAGAGAGTTATTGTACACTTAATCTAACTCCCATCAAGAACCACGATGGGATTTGTATAGACTATTTAGTACCCTCTAATTAAAATTTTAGAATCGTAGGGGCTACGAGGATAGCTTGGTTTATTTGCATAACCTCTGGGGACTAATCAGTTAGTTTTCTAAGTCAGTGTATTACCCAAGAAACTTTTACTTGTATTTTACTTGTAATAGATAACATGAGTAGGAGTAGTTCACATTCTGATTACCACCGATAGCATGGTGCTTATTGATGAGTCATGACTTCAATAGACGAGCCGGTAGATCAGCGGAGTTTTCTTTGAAAATTGTTCGAATCCTTGCGGTGGTATTATATTTATAAGAGGTAGCCAGACACAGGACTTGGCGAGTGTGTCCTCCGTCCGTACAACGGAGTTCAAGGTGCGCAACTTGAATACGGTGGTTCGATTCCACTATACCTCATTACACGGAAGATTACCTAAGTCTGGCTATAAGGGAACGGTCTTGAAAATCGTCAGGTCGGAAACGGCGCGGGGGTTCGAATCCCTCATCTTCCTTTGGGTTAAAGTTTAACCCAAGATGAACTTTTGAGATTTCAAAGTTTTCAAGAAGTTCGTCAGAGATTTCTTTGTTGGGGTATCGATTGTCAGAGGTCTTTACCTCATAGTCTGGTGGGTTTTGATTGGTTCCTCGCTAGGTTGGTTCTAACAGTTAGTTAGACCTTCTTTTTCTAATTTATTTGGTGTAAGAACTGTCAAAGGTTCTTGCATCATTCCTCTCTTTGCATACTAGAGGGGTTAGCTTTCATTAAATACCTCCTTTCGGGTAGGTTGCTAATTTTAATAGGTTAGCAACTTATAGAACCTATATGGTTCCTAAACATCGTCATTTAGAGACTGACAAAACCTACGAAAAATAAAGTTTAGGTGATAAAAAGAACTCTCGTTACACTCTAGTTCGCGACGTGAAGTGTAGAGGTGTGGTTTACCTCGGAAAACAAACTTAGGGGTATCCTCTTTTTAAAGAGGTTCCCTTTATTTTGGAGAATTACTCAAGAGGTTGAAGAGGACGGTTTGCTAAATCGTTAGGTCGTTCGCGGCGCGAGGGTTCGAACCCCTCATTCTCCGTTGATTTTTTAGTTTGACTTACTTATTTAGTAAGTCTCTTTTCATGTAAGAAAGGGTATCCGCAAAATGCTAACCTACAACAAAATGATGAAACTACATAACGAATTAGAGTTTAGTTTACGTGAGTTACAAAGACACTTAGAAGTAGTTTTAGAAGATTTCGATAGTGAGTTCGGGGTGTCTGCTCAGATAAGAGTAGATGAAGGTAATTGTTTGACTATAAGTTATTATGTTCCAACTCAAAACATGGAGTTTGAGTCCGTAATTGCAGATGGTTTGGAGTTTAAGAGGTTGCTGAGATGCCAAACCCCAGAAGAACTTCTTTCGTTCTTGTCTCAACGAACGATAGCTTAATAGATAGAGGTCTTGAATGAAAATAAGGTTTTTGAAACTTTACATAGGTTTATGTTTTCTCTTTGCATTTACTTTGTTTATTGCTATTGAGTATAGTTTTCCGATTGATATGATCTCTCATGTTTCAACTTTATTTAATCAGTCTGAAGTTAATAGTAAACTATGGTTACAAGCGGTATCCTTGTTTTTTCTATGGTTCGCGGGTTTGTTCGGTTTAATTTTATTTTCTGAAACACTTACAAAACCTAAGAATCGCACAAATAACTCTTGACAAGTCTTACTCTTTCTGATATAATAAGGTTATCTTAATAAGGAGGGTACTTATGGACATTCGTGTAACTGTAAAAGGTTGTGACGATAGTACAGAGTTTGAATTAGTTTGTACTGAAGAACAATACACATTTCTAAAAGAGCTTGCAGGCGCAACTCAAACGGTATCTACTTTTTCTTGCATGCCTATTATCAAATTGCATAATAGTTCAGGACAAGAAGAAGATGTTCAAAATAACTCAGACAATCTTAAATGGGTTGAAGAGGTAGAAGAGAACGGAGACGATAATTCTCACTATGTACTAGATACAACCAAACTATAATATTAAGGGGTCGTCTGGATTCGACAGGCGATTGTACCTTTTAATCTCGCACCGAGTGGTGACGTAATCACCAACCTAAACATAACTGCAAATAACAATGCACCAGTTCGCATGGCTGCCTAAGCTTCGGCTTCGGTAGTTGATACGAACACAAGTAAAAAGTCAAATAGACGAGCGACTAAAATAAGTACCGGTATCTTTTAGTTGCTATAAACCTCGGTACTCGCAATTAAGGTTTCTCAACTTAGTTGTTAAATAGAGATATAACTTTTATCTTTGTGCGTTTACTAAAAGTCGAATGTTGAAACGTAGCAGTGCGCAGTAAGGTTAACTGGAAAGGTCGTTTGGACGTGGGTTCGACTCCCACCGGCTCCATAAAGTAAAACAAATAGAGAGGATTTTGGATATGTTAGCTATTGGAACTAAAGTGAAAGTTAAACGTTTGACTGAAAGTCAACGTAAACAAGGTGTTAATATTTGGAGCGATGATATGAGACCTTTTGAGGGTCGTGTAGGTAAAGTGATTAACACTGACACCTATTATGGTGATGTTTTGTACGAAGTTGAATTTCGTAAAGGATTTACTTGGTGGTGGTTAGAAGGTTGGTTGGAAGTTCGTTAATAGGTAAAGCTTGATGATAAACTTAAATTGTAAAGAATTGTAGGATTTATTATGAATAAGTCTTTTAGAAGAATAGCATTTAAGCATTTGGTATTGCCTTTAATAGCTGATTTGTTACTGTTTGCAGGATTTTGTTATTTAACGAACACTATGCAAAACAATTATGTAACAATGGTAGATAATGGTCTTTTGTGGCTTTATATTTTGTTATATCTTTTAATCTTTATAGGATTTTTCAGTAGCGGTTATTTGTTGGTAAGTTTAATTTTGTTTATTTTAAGTGGGTTCCCTATTACAACTAAGAAACATAAGCAGATGTTAAGGCAAGATTTTTCAACTTATATTTCTGTTGAGTTGTTTTGTGTATTCTTTTTCCCGACTAAGATAGATAAGATTTCAGAAGCGTTTTACAAAAAAAAAAGTCAGTAAGCAAGACTGAGTTTGATATATGTGATATAGGTTAATGAAGGTTGAGGTATAGAAAGTGTCTATTGATTATAGAAATTTAGCAAAAGAAGTCCTATCTGAATACCCTTGTAGTGTTCATATTTGCATTAATCCTTATTATTGGCTTAATAAAGGTATTATCTGTGACCTTGGGGATTTTAAACCTACTGATGTAGATAGGTTAGCTAAGCTTTTAGATGAAGTTTCTGAACAAATCTACAAGGAAACTGGGTTTTATATTTCAAGTATTGATTGGCTTGATATTTTCCCTGAAGATAAGTCTTTATTAGATGCTCGCAATAAAGAAGCTACTAAGTGTCTTGAAGCTCTTCTTAGTTCTTTGTAGTTTGGTTTAATTGAGGAATATGAGAGGTGATTTTTAGTTGGTTAAAGAATATTATCGATGCAGTTTAGGAACTAAAAAGGTTACTAAATGGGGAAACAGTAAGGGTATCCTTTTACCTTCTTTGGTTTTAGAAAACTTGAACTTATCTGAAGGGGATGAAGTAGAGTTTATTTTTGAAAATGGCAAGGTGATTTTGAAGAATAAATCTGAGCAGTTAGATATTCCTAACTATGATTTAGAAGAATTGTTAGATGGTTACGAACCTTCATTAGAACAAGACTAAGCACTCTATATTGGGTTGCTTTTTTCTATTGCAAAATTTTCAATTAAATGTTATACTAAATAAACTAAGTACAAGTGAGGTCTTAACATGAGATTATTGAGAATGACAGAAGGTTATGAAAATCGTAATAAAGTGGTTCGCTACTTTTCTGTACCTAGAACTTATGAGCGTTTGTTCAAGATTTTGGACAGTTATCGCTTTAAAACAGGTGAGATTATTTTAGGTGGATTTAACAACAGACCTGAATTAAAGATTAGAGATTATGTGCCAATTAAATACAAAGATGTTCCAGTTGTGGACTTAACTCGTAGTGAGTTAGTTAAAATTCCTTTAAAATCGGTTTTAGAGCTAGGTTTTTGTACACGTGTGAAACTAAGACCGTATCATAATTACGCAAGTTTGTATTTGGATTTTGACATTGTAGACTCTGATGAAGAATATGAGCGCCTAACTCAAGAATACGCAACTAAGCTTTGTGACGTTCCTATAACTGATACTGCCTACAACTTAGTCATTCATGGTTATACAGTAGGGTATGGTGATTTACCTGTCGGTTCTATTTACAATTTAGAAAAATACTTTTATAAATCAGGTGAGGAGAAACCAGAGCACATTTACTCAAATGATGGTAATGAGGTTGTAAGCTACGCACGTCCAGCAGTAGTATGGTTTATTGAACACTACGGTATCCACCAAAATGCAGAGTTTGACTTTAAGTTGGTAGATAATACACCACATCTATATGGTCGTGCTGAATATAGTAGATATGCTGAACGGAAGTTAATTAAGGTTTTACAATCTCAAGAACCTTTGGAGATTCGCTCTGTGGAGTCAAGTTGGGATTTGAATAACAAAGACCCACGTTTTCAACCAACAAGTCCTTGTGTGCTTTATATAGACACTGAGAAGTCTTATCGTCTAAAACTTCAACGTGAGTACGAAAAGGAAATCAAGTTACTGCAAGGGTATCGAAAAGCTCTCTAAATTTTTCTAAGTTTCACTCTTTTCTAGTAAAAACGAAACTTTTCAAGAAAACTTGTTGACAAATACACCTAAGTGTGTTATAATATAAAACATAGAAGTTAAGTTTTTGCAGTAGACAGATTTAACTGAGCAGTAACGACTATAAACATCTGCACATATTTGTCTACAAGGAGTTAGGGTCGCCTTTAAAGAACACGGTCGCGAAAGCCAAATTTGTCTGCGAAAAAGCAGAGACTTATCCTAAGCTGAGACTTGATTGCTGATGATGGATGAGCATTTAGAACGTAGGTTCGATTCCTACTCAAGTCGTTGTTGAAAATAGCACGCGGTTTCTCAGAGCTGAAGTGGATGTTCAAGTCTTCCCTAGACCTAGTTGTCTAGTAGTGTCAAGCAACAAATGTTTAATAAAGGGGTATCTGACTGAGATAGGGTACTCTTGAACATGCACCGTTGGTCAAGTGGTTAAGACACTGCCTTTTCACGGCAGTAACATGGGTTCGATTCCCATACGGTGTATTAACCGAGCTTTAACTCGGTCTGAGCTACAGCCAGCTCTCCAAAGGTACGTAACTTTGGAAATTGCCTTAGAGTTTATCTTTAAGGGGTTTACGGTGATTTTGTACGTTATTTTATATAAGTAATCCTTGATACATTAGTAGATGGGGTAGAGGGTGAGTGTTACACCCAGTTAGGGTAGGTATTGTTTAATGATACTGACTAACGAACTTTTATTAAACTTGCTAAATGAAGTTTTATTTTGATGTGGTAAAGGATAACATAAAGGTCTAGTATTATTATATTTGAAGTGTTGGTTCAGTTTAATTTTGAGGTTGGAGCTTAGTTTAACTTAGTAGTAGAAGCATTTGCAGGTTGATGCAGTAAGGAGAGTTAACGTTACTTCTAGGGAAGTCGGTTCAAGACCGTCCTATTACATATTATAAAGGGCATCTAACAGCCCTAAGTCCTCAAGTGTTAGGTTAACCGAAAGGGTAGAAATAGAGTCAGCGTATTGAGGTAGTATGCTTAAGGGTTCTATTCTATGGTATTCTCCTACCGTAAAGAAAGGTGTGGTGTAGGTCAATCAAGCGTAACAAATAAACAAAAGGCTTGCAACCTATATCGGTAACCGAGAACAATCCGTATAATGGCGGTGACTTGTTCGTAGAAATAGAAACGGAATTATATTTAGGAAAGATAGCGAAGAGGCTAAACGCGGCGGACTGTAAATCCGTTCCTTTTGGTTCGGGGGTTCGAATCCCTCTCTTTCCATTGCTTAGGTTTTAAGAGTGGTCTAAGCAAACTCCTTTCTTTAGAGGGGTACTATTATTGTTCTAAGTTAGATATTGGCGTATCTAACTTAGTTTGCAGCGGAATGGTAGCAGTGGTAGCTCGCTTGACTCATAACCAAGAGGTCGTAGGTTCGAGTCCTACTTCCGCAATTAACTTGTTCTAAATAAGACAACTAAACGGTTTCGTAATTAGAAAGACTTGATATTGATTTTAATGGATAACTATTTAAGTGACAATAACAATAGCTATATTCAAAGAATGAACCAAACTGCTGAGTCGAAGTTTAAGGTAGTTGAGCCTTTTCTTGGAGTTGGGATTAAACTTTTGGATTTCGGTTCTGGTATTTCTTCTGAGTTTATAGCTGATGTAGTTTCTACAGGTGCTGATTACTATTCTTATGATATTTCTCCTACTGTACAAACTACTTTATCTCGTATGGGAGTAAGTGTAGTAACTAAAGATGAGTTGCTTAAACAAGAACTTCAATTTGATGTTATTTATCTGTCTAGTGTTTTCCACGAGATTATGAGTTATCTTAACCGTCAAGAGCGCACAGAAACTATATCAATGATTGTAAATAGTTTAAAAACAGGTGGTTCTTTAGTTATTCGAGATTGGGCTAACCCTGATGCGGTATCTGAGTCATTCACACTCAAACCTGTTTCAAAACAAAGTGAGATAGAAATACATACTTGGATTCAAGAACTTCAGAAAAACTCGATTATTGATAATGTTGAGACAAAAGAAGACGGTTCTATTGTAACTAGTGTGAAAGATGCTTATGAGATTATTTTTCACGCTGTTTGGGGTTTGAAGTCTTTGAGTCGTGAGTCAAAGGAGCAATATAATGTTACAAATGCACTTATGAAGTGGATTTTGTATCCTTGGAAAGACTGTTTACAGTTACAAGGTATTTATAGGTATAAAGATCAGAGTTATTTAACCTATTTACAGAACTACTTTGAGTTAGACTCAGTTCCTTTTGATACGAAAATGGTTTGTGTTTTTCAGAAGAACTAACTTTGTTACTTAGTAATTATTGTCCTAAATAAGACACCTAAACTGTTTCGTCTCTAGGACGTTAAACGAGCGTTGACCTTAAGTAGCTACCTCACGGTTGCTTAGATGAGCTTCCGACTTGCGTTTTCGGTATCAACGGCGGGTGGGGATTTAAAACCGAATTTTACTTATGTTTCACTTGCAAATTTGATATAAAATAGCTCCCTGTTTAGCAAAGTTATTTATGGAGAATGTGTTGAAATATTTCTAAATGCTTGTTCCCTGATTTATCAAAATAACATTTAGGAGTAAACATATTTACAAAATTGAAATTATAAGTAAATAATTTTACGGTGTAGTCTGGTTGCGGTTGCGATTGGGGTAAGTGAGATTTAGTGCGCACTACTTCTCAGCTACATTTAGCCGATTTAGCTCAGTTGGTAGAGCATCTGATTTGTAATCAGGTGGTCAGCGGTTCAAATCCGTTAATCGGCATGGAGCATAGCTCTCAAGTATACTTGGTAGGTCTGTACATCCCCGCTGTTGGGAAGATACAGACCTACTTATTTAGACTGTTACCTAGAGTATGGTCAAGCGCTATAAAGTTTTTAGACTACCCACAGGTCTAATTACAAGCTTTGTTTAGGGTTTTCAGTGAAGACCTCGTTGGGGAAAACTGAATTTTGTCGGATAAGAGACTTTAAACCTTATCGAGCGTTGTGCGAAAGGATATACTTTCGCATTTTTGATAGAAAGAAAGTGGTTGCAATGTACAAAGAGGTTGTTTTAGATGAGTCTATTTTAGATTTAGAGTCTTGGTTGCCCCAATCTGCGATAGATGAGGTTGTTGCTTTAATTTTATCTTTAGAAGAAACCACCCAGTCGGTATCCTCAGTAAAACCTTGATTTTTCAAGGTTTTTATGTTATAATGTAGTATATAAATTAAAGAAGTTGGTTTTAGTTATGCAATTAAAAGGTATAAAATCAAAAGACTCAGAAGAACTTTCCGATTCTATGTACGAACATCTATCAAAGCTATTTGTCTTTCTGTCTAGTTTATTAGCTTCAGTTACAGTAGGTTGGTTTGCATTTTTAATGCTATATAAGTGCTGGCTCTATTTCGGTATCCTTAAACCTCATGCGGAAGGTTTAAGCTTAGGAGTTCTTCTAGTTTTTCCTATCTTTTACTCTATTTACAAGTCTAAATTAAATGAAAGTGAAATTCCGCCTAAGACCCAGTTTAAAAAGATTTCTATTCAGTTATTTTGCGTTTTCTTAGTTTTAACCTTTGTACTGAATTTAGACTTGTTAGTTCCTATATTTCAGGGTTTTCATGATTTCTTGCGTTTACTAATTTCTCCAACTATCTAGTTATATTCTCGATAAAACCTTGATTTTTCAAGGTTTTTGTGTTATACTTAACTAAATTAAACGAAAGAGGTTCTTGAGATATGGAACAGTTATTTGAAAAACGTTATACAAAGAAAGGCGTGCGAGCTTTTGTGAAAGAAACGGAGCAAGGAGAATTAGATGTACACTTCCAGTTTAAATGGGGTGGTTCAGATTCTAATCCTATGCTTGGTGGTGGTTTATTTGAAGATCGTTTAGATGATTTGTATAAGGAAACTGAGGTTTTACCTTCTTGGAATGCCATTGGTTCATCTGAGTTAAACGTGGATGATAGTGAGAGTTGGTTAGCCAAAGGGTATCGAGAGGTTATTTTATGATTGCGTCTCGAAATAAGAAAACTCCTTTATATGAAGAGTATATAAGTCTTGCAGAACTTGAGCGTATGTACAGTAATATTTTAATTATGAAAGATGTAGATTACAGAATATTTGCTACGGTCATTCACTTAATTGCTGAAGTTGCATTTAAGAAAATGTGTGTTTATCATGGTTTGAAGGTTTCTCCTACTTCACATAACGTAAGTGCCCCTATTATTCACCTTCAAGAAGTTCGTCCAAATGTAGGTAAATTGTATCGTTATTTGGTAGATAGGGATATATTTGTTTACATTCAAAAGTTTCCTTATGATGCTTTGCGTTTCAATAATCGTATACGGGTTACACTACCAAATGTAGACTTTTTAGATGATTTAACGAAGTTTGCCTTACAAGAACTTAGATTGGTTGAAACTGAGTATTACCAAAAGTTTGGCTCTTGACAACCTGTACTAATTAGGTTACACTTAAATAACTAATTAAGATTGACTTACTTTCAGACGAGAAGTAAGTTTCATCTTTCCGTCAAGTCTTATGGACATTCAACATAATATGGTTGAAAAGACCTAGCGGTATCCTCGATAAGATAGAAAACTGTTGTGGTTCACTGTGTGCCAATAAACATAGTTTATTTTGGACTCAATACAATTTGAAGAGAATCTTTAACTAACTTAGGTTCTCTTTTCTTTCCCTTGATTTTTCAAGGTTTTTGTGATATAATAAAGAAAAATAGAAATGGAAGAAGGTTATACATTTGGAATTTGATGCTATGTTAGAACATGATTATCAAAACTATTTAGAAAAGTTTGGTTTGCAAGTCACTAAAGAAGAATACAGAGTTTTGCTAAGAAAAGCTAATCCTCATGCTATGAAAAATAGCTTAGAGACTTATTTAAAGCAGTTTTTCTTCGATACAGAGGTTTCGGTATCCGAATCTGACTTGAAAGTTCAAGTCAAAGATAGAGGTGAAGTAGAATTAGGAGTAATCACAAGTCACTACTCAGATTTTCCTATGTTATATTCTGTGTCCACGCATGATGCAGTCAAATTACTTTCTCACATTTGGTACAGTTATGAAGGTGGCTTTGAATTAGCTCGTATGTCAGGGTATTGGGAGTTTCCGGAAAAGTTTGAAGGTAGTGATGTTCTTCAGTTTGAGCAACCTATTCCTCAAATTACCTCGGTTCAATTCAGAACTTCGATTGAACATGTTTTTATTACAAACAAAGGTGCAGGAAAACGAGTTTACCTAGAAAAGTTAGAGCATTTGCATGAGTTAAGTAAAGTTCTTGATTGGTTGTCTTGTTCTAACTATGTAGAACTCCCCCACACCACTTGGGTATCTTCACTTGAGGTCAAACCTTACACATCTGAGTCTACGATTAATACTCAAGTTTGTGTTCGCCTTTTTATTGAAGTGGAGGTGGTTTGATTTGCCTAGATTAGTGAATACTCAAACAATCGGGGTAAGGTATTTTTCAGAATCGATTGTTGAAATCAATGAAATTACTCTCGAAGACCCCAACTCTAACTGCAAAGTTGTAAAGATAAAAGCAGACCGAACTTGTAAAGATTGTGGTTGTAGGTTAGAAAAAGGTACACGTGGTTATACCTTTAACCCAAAACGGAAACCTCGCTATTGGGTATGTTTCAACTGTCTCCCAGAGCCGAATACTTCGGTTGAGCGTGTAGTTGGTAAGGTAACTACAAATGATAGAGCGTTAATGTTTTCTAATAGAGTTGGTCGCATGGGTCAACATAAAACAGAAGAACAGGTAACACAAGAAGAGTGGGACTATTATAAACATGTTAAAGAAGAAATAGAAGAGGACTATTTGTTAGGTTTGCAATACGATAGCGATTTTTAACTAAATGAAGTACCTATCTAGGTACTTTTTAATTTGACTTTTCACAATATTTTTGATATAATAGAGAAAATGAGAACGAAAAGATAACTAAATTATGTACGTTTTAACGATTAGATTAAACCCAAATGGTTACGAAAAGCAGTTAGAGAAGCGCTTTTGGTTGTTGTATAAACTAAAAAGAGCTACTATCCAGTGGTTCAACACTCAAGAGTATAGAAGGGTATCCTCAGAAGAATACAAGTCTCTAGCAACAGAGTTCAAAGAGTATTTGGAGGTCAAAAACACTTTATCTAAAGCAGAACAAAAGGTGAAGGATAAGGAGTTTATGAAGAAATGGGGAGAATTAAACTCTTCCTTCAAATTGAACTCAAGTAAATTTGTAAAATATACGGACTTAGGGCAAGCAACCAATATGTTCAGACGTTACTCTGAAGAAGGTTACGTGAATTGGTCTACCTTTGAAGACTTAGCCTTAGCAGTTAAGAAAGGGTATTTAAAACGCAGAAAACAACCCAATTCAGAGAACATTATGAAAATTCCTCGTTATGTTGATTTTAATGGGTTTATTGTCCGTAAACGTAATCAGAATGTAACCGAAAATGGGTTGTATTTAGGGGGTACTAGAGGTGCTGAGAAAGAAAAAGGTATTTATTTACCGTTTGACTTCGAAGTAAACAAAGGAAAAGATATTGAATTAGCTTACGCATTGTCTGAACAGAAGATGTCCCATTGGGGTATTTACCGTAAGCAAAACAAGTTTGGAAATTGGGTGTATTACGCTCAGTTGGTGTTTGCAGGAGAGCCTTATAATTACTGTCATGTTCAAGGTAAGGAGAAAGTTCTTATTTCAGTTGATGTAGACACTCTGGAATTAACTGCAAGTAATAGCAAACAAACTGTCCGTTATGATTTAACCAGAGATCACGGTATCTCCGATAAGCTTTCTGACTTGGATCGTTTGATTGAAAACTCTCGTAGAGTAAACAACCCTCAAAACTATAACGAGGATGGTACTATTAAACAAGGTCGCCTAAAATGGAACAATACCAAAACCTATTACAAGTTGTTAGGTAAGAGACGATATATTTGGCATAAGTTAACTCAAACTCGAAAGAATTTCTATGGTCAAGTGATTAACAATTTGTTAGAATTTGGTTCTGAATTTGAGGTTCACATGCAAGACTTTAAAGCTCTGCAGGAGCGTATTCAATACAATAAGGAAACGATGTCTTGGTTTGACTCTCGTAAGTCAAGAGGTGCAGAGATTATGTTCAATGCTCCTTCTGAATTTATCCGAATGTTAGATACCAAATTAGCGTATAATGGTTTATCGGCAGTAAAACAAATAAAAACTAAAGAAAAACAATAAACCTCTTGACAACCAAGAGGTTTTGTGCTATACTTATAGATGTTAAGGGCAGTTCACGGTCCTGTGAAGGTGCTTCGGTATCCTCGCGAACAACTTCGCATAGAGGGAAACTACGGTAAGAACTCGTTTGTGAGGTTTTGGTATCATTTGATTTGTACACTTAGTGAAATCCTCGTCATTTTCTGCGAGAACAATATCATGTTTTGGTATCATTTGATTTGTACACTTAGTGAAGTTAGGACGACAAATTTGATTTGTTTTGGTACCTGTTTGTACACTTAGTGAAGTCTCTAGCTCTTTTAGCTTTTAAAGATTTTGTTTTGGTGTCAGTTGTTCTGTACAACTAGTGAAACTCGTTTTTGTCAACTACTTTAGTATTTGAAGTTTTGGTACCTGTTAGTTTGTACAGTAAGTGAAACGAATTATAATCCTTTCTGATTTTTGGTATCCGTTTATTTGTACACTTAGTGAAATGAGAAGTAGTTTTCTAAAGGTAAGTGTTTAGTTTGGTATTACTTCACATTAGATTTTGGTACCAGTCAGTAGGTGTACTTGGTGAAGTTTCATCGAAAATCAGGTAAATTTTGATTTAATCTGTGTACCTTATTACTGTTTGTACATAGTGAAACACAATAAATCCAAAATTTAGTTATTTGTGCAGTTAGTGGACTAAGTTATGTTTGTGAATACAGTAATTAAAATTTTTCATATTTACCACCATCAAAAGTGCTAAATATATAGCACGGAACTGATTCCTCCGTGTGAACAAAAATACATAACAGAAAGGTTTCTTACAGACTTCTATTATTTGTCTTTAAGCAGCAACTTTCTCGGGTGTAGTTTGTGATGTTTCATATATTCCTCTTTCTAGCAGCACTAGAAAGAAGGTAGATACTAGTAGAACTGTTGCTCCAATCACAGTTTGGTCTACTTTTGAGGTTCGAGTCCTCAAGTCTCTGTTTCCAAAAGATCAGTTTGGACAAAAGAAGAAAGCAGATGGAAGTCTGCTCTTTTTCGTAGGAAGAGAAATTTATCTCAGATAGCACTCAAAAGCCCCAGATTGCCCCAGATTAAATTTTAAATATGAGGTCGATACTTTATCCCTCAGAAAAGTAAAACTCGTTAGAAAGCAAATTAGAGTGATTTAAACTTATGAATGAAAAAGATAAGAAAGTAGTAGAGTTTTTAAAGGCTCAAAGATTTTTCATGGCAGATAAGACTCGGTATCGAGAGCTAACTGAATTGATTTCAGCTTTTGAAAACGATACGTATTCTTCTGATATGTCTGAGGAAGAACTGCCACATAAGGTTTATTTGAATATCCAAATGGCACTTGGTGGTTGGTCTTTATTTTTATCAAAATCAGATATATTAGAAAGACTAACTAAGTTAGATAAAGACTCCAAAGGGGTATCCCCAAAACCCGAAATCCTCATAGTAGGCGGTTCAGCACTTGCTTTGTTAGGAGAACCAAGATTGACCTCAGATATTGATTATCTAGGTTCTCTTGATTATTTACCTAAAGAATATTTGGCAAGTCTCGGTTTCTCAAACAACGTAAAGACATTCTTTTCTTTGTACGAAACGAACGAGTACACCTCTTTGGAGTTAACTGGGTTTCGTAATTTAACTGTTAGAGTTTTATCTTACGAAGACTTAGCAGTTATGAAACTCTTCTCAACACGCACTAAGGATTTGGAGGACTTGATTCAGTATATTTTTCCTAAGCTAGACAGTTATTCTTCTCTAAAACAGAAGATTGAAACTTACAAAAGTTATTCTTTCTTCAATTCGGGCTTACCTGAGTTGAACTTGAACCAAATGGATTTAATTAAACAAAGATTAAGAGAAGAGAAGAAAGTGCTGATTGTAGAAGATTTCTCTATTTCCCTAGTAGATTTTCTAAAGTCTATACGTTTGTTGACTTATACTCAACAGACTTTCGGTGCAGACTCTCTTTCTCCTTGGTTAGATAAACCTTTAGTAGAAGTAACCACGCGCACAAGTTTGTTAGGGTATCTGTGCGTTTACAAAGGTTTAAAAATTCTTATATAGGAGTTATTTATGACACTAAAAGCATTACAAAAGCTAGACAAAGACCTTACTTATTTGATGAGAGAAGCTACGCTCGAAGAGGTTCTAACTTTCCTCGGTATCCAATATTTCGACAGTAACCACAAGTTAGGTGATGAGCTTAAGTTCGTTTACGAATTTGAAGACACCTCTATGTTGGCGATTGAAGTTTCTATTACGAATAAGGAAATTAGGTTTTGGGGAAATATACGAGATTCTAAACACCGTTTAATTGAGCGCTCCTTTTGGGTCTGGTTAGACCAACATTATGGTTTGTTGTTTCTTCGTTTAATTTATCTATTAAACAAACGATATAGGTCTCACAGTTCGTATACTTATAAAGTGAATATTCAAGGTGAATGTTTCGACCTTGAAGTAAATACCAGCTTATTGGACACTTTAGATAGTGTTCAGTTAAGCTTGCTCTCTAATTCCGACTTAGAAAAACTACACTCATGAACTATACACAAATTTGGAACACTCTCAAACACTACGCACACACTTTTTTAAGTTTCATGGATCAACACCTTTATGTCTTTATTGGACTGTTGATATTTCTCTTTTTGAATTGGTTTCGTATTTGCTGGAAGTTGTTTAAACACGCTCCAACTAAGGCGGAAAAGAAGAAAATTGTGCAGTGGTTAAACGGTCTGATTTTCTTACTTTCGGTATCCTTTATTCTGCTTTTACTTATGATGGGGGTAGGTCAAGTCATTTAGTGCTTGACTTATTCTTTTATTTGTGTTATAATAAGATATAGTTAAAATAAAAGATATACAGGAGAACAAAATAATGGCAAAAACATATACACTGGGTCTATGTGATAATCGACATGAAATTGAAGATGTAACAACATACATCTTTTCTGAGGGAGCTATTCAATTCCCTATCAACCCTAAAACTTTGAGAAATCAAGTAGCAGATAGATTCACTGAGTTAGGGATTACAGACGGTGATGATTTAATTATCTATGTGACAGGTTTAACACCAGCTTTAATTGCAGTAATTCGAATTGCATTTAAACATTCTATGACTTTGACTTTGATGCACTATGACAAGGACTCTAAGTCATATATTGAAGATGTACTCTTCTCCCCAAACGATGTGGGGTATGATTTAGAGTACCCAACTTGGGTGGTGTGTCCATAGGATTTTAATTGAATTAAGAGTGAAGGAGAACTACCATGTCTATTGTAAAATTTAAGGATTTCACGATTGAAAATATTACTGACGAAGTTCATGAAGTTAATGAATTTCAAGGAACTTGGGCAGATAATCGCACGAATATTTGTGAGATTATGATTGATATTTCGACTACTGTTGATGGAAAAGATGTTGACCTAAAGATGACAATCAAACCTCAAGAGATTGGCGCTTACCATTCTTATGGAGATGCTAGGGATAAAGGTTTTGGTATCTCCACTGAAATTTTCAAAGATTTGATTTCTCATGCTATTGAAGGTGTAGAGAGTTTGACTTTGAATGAGTTTGTTCGACATTATTTCGAGAAGTTTGGGTATACGCACAGCGTTGAATTGAGTTGGGGTAGATATAAGTATTTGGGTCAGACAATCTTGTACTTACCAACTGAGGATTCTAAGTCTATGGATGCAGTTTCTTTAACTCAAGTTTTGTCTGAGGGTGTTGATTTAACAGAGTCTTCTGTTGAGGTAGTTCAGTTTACGTTAGATGATTTAACTATTGACTTGATTGAAAAGCTTGTAGAAGGTCTTAAACTTACTGAGTCTCAACAACGAGATTATGAAGTAGCTTTAGATCATTTACAATATGCAAAAGAGATGGTAGAAAAACAAAATAACTATGTTTATTACAAATCTTTGTTAGATTTATTGATAAACCTTAAGTTTAAACACCCTTGGGGTATCCTTCCTTTGGAGCTTGTCTGCGAAAACAATTTAGTGCGGGGTGAATTGAAACGCTTATTCCCAACTGCTATTAAGAAAATGGCAAATGACAATATAGTTTATAGTTTGCAAGCTTTGTTAAGCGAGGTAAAATAAATGACCTTACCAAAAATGAGAGCTTGGGATTCAGAACTTCAGTTAATGGTTCCAGACCATTGTTTAACTAAGCATTTTAATGGCGCAATTTATGAGATTTTTTCTCCCTTAACAGGAGATAGATTACCTATTGCAAAAGCTTTATTCCCTAACAATGTGATGCAGTCTTTCCACGTTTTCGATAACTCAGAAGAGCCTATAGAGATTTATGAGGGAGATATTGTTCAATTTGAAGATTACACCTCTGAAACTGAAGACACCTATTATTCTCTCGGTATCGTCGAGCGCTCGGATTTAGGTTTAAACATTACAAACCGTTATACTGTAGAACTTGAGGATTTGCTATTGGGTGACCATCAACTTGATGTGAAGGTTGTTGGAAATATTTATCAAAATAAGGAGTTGTTACAAGAATATGGAATCAACTAAATTAGGTTACAAAGTTTGGGATACGAAAACTGAGCAAATGTTTGAAGTAGCTGGAATTGATTATATCCAACAAGAGATTTACCCAGTAACAGAAGATGAATTTAACCGCGTCATCCCAATGTCTGAGGGTATCCTCTTACTTCAAACTCCTTTCGTAGATAGCGAAGGTCAACCTTTGTTTGCAGGAGCTATTATTAAGGTTGCTGATACAGTTTACTTTAGTGATGGTGGGTTTTATGAAAACATAGATGAAGCCTATGGTGAAACTCAACTTGATAATTATTTTGCGCTAGAGTTTGATGGTTTTGAGTTTACTTTGACTAAGAGCAAATATGGTCTTTTGGAAGAGTCTGCTTTGTGGTCTTCGATTTATGAGGATAACATGAGAGTATTAAGTGATTTTCTACGATTGTCTGATGACTTCAAGATTGTAGGGAACATTTATGAGGACGCAGATTTGCTTAAAGGTGAGCAAGACTAGGTGAGGTAATTTAAAATGATGAATGAATTAGTAAATGAACTAAATCAAATAATGGATACTGGTTTTGAGCGTATTGTAGGTACAGGTAAATGGATTTTATACTTTGAGCGCTTGAAAGCCAACAATGTACAAGAGATTTTCCGAGTGAGTGTTAAATCTAAGAATATTCGATATTACTGTGTGAGTCATGATACCTCTGTAAGAGGTGTGTCATTGCAACGACCTACAGATAAGGTTACATTCAATACAGTGGTTGAGGTTATAGATTACATTTATGCTGGTTAAAC